CGCTTACTTCCGCAATGCGAATCGTGGCGACGACCTTGGTTATGATGAACCGCAAGGCTATGATGACTACGGATATGATGAAGGTCATATTCGCGAATCAGATGCGCATGAACAGTCTGTTGATCTAGAAGATGAATTGGCGGCGCTGGATCATCAGCCCATCACACGCTCACGACGCCATGCACGACTTGGGCGCTCCGGCGCAAATATTGGGACACGTGGTATTGATGAAGCAGATCTAGATGAGGCCGATGAAGATCGAGGGCCCGTTGGCAGAATGCTAAATCGACGTCTCACGCGTCACGGCACGAACAAAGTTAAACCGCGTGCAGATTACGTTGATGATGAGGATACAAGCCTCTCCGATTTCTTTGATCTGGATGATGAATACGGCGATTGTAAGAATCAGCACCGACGTAATCCTGATCCCAACGAATACTAAGACGTCGTTTTATTATGAAACGCAAGCTTTTTGACGGATTATGGACATGCGTTGGCATTCCGCTGATTGTCGCAGGATTGGGTTTAAGCCTCGCTTTTTTGGACATTCGTGATCATATCCGCGAAAAGTGTAATCCAGGATACAGAAAATAAAAGTTACTTTTTTGCATCCTTGAGTGTAAAAGCGCTTCTTATAGGATATAATAAGAGTATCAGGCAACAAGCCGGACCCCATGCGGGGTATGCAAAAGGCTAAGCACCCGGGCTCATAATCCGGTGGGAACACTTCCCTTGCAGGTTCAACTCCTCGCCCCCGCTACCATTTCACACACACAACACACACTCTTTATTCCCATGAAACTCTGGAACACATATAGCGATACAAAGCGTGCAAATCGTACGCCCGCCGCAATGTGCCCAAAATTTGTGGTTGCAGTCAAGAATATCCCAGCCACACTAGAATCCTAGCCCGAGACGATCCGCCACCGTCTTCGGGCGGCAACAAGAAGGCGGTTCGATCGGGCTTCGTAGTCTCTGCGGCTCAAAATAAAAGATTTCATTCCGGGTTACGCAAAGTAGGCAAGCGGCTTGGCTGTTAACCAAGTGATTGAAGGTTCGAGGCCTTCACCTGGAGCCTTTTTAAGACTCGAACTCGATTGTGTATAATCGAATTAGAGCATGCAACACTACGTTTATCAAATCACCAATATTCTCAACGGAAAGATCTATATCGGAAAACACTCGACAAATGACTTAAATGACGGCTATATGGGTAGCGGAACATATCTCAATAAGGCCATCAAAAAGCATGGAATTGAGCATTTCCGAAAACAAATACTCGAGTCATTTGATACAGAAAAAGAAGCATTGAATTACGAAAAAAGTCTTGTTACTGAACAATTTGTCGCTAATCACAACACATATAACATCGCGCTTGGCGGTGGTGGGGGCGGAATTCATGGCAGGCTACTTCTTAAAAGACTCTGGAAAGATCCAATCTGGCGCACTAAACAAATAAAGATTATCAGCGAACGAAATAAACTACTTAATCCAGAACGAAATCGTCGTTTAAAGGCCGAAAGCAGAGGAATCTTTTCAGAAGTAGCATACCAAAAGGTCGCAAAAAATAATCGAGAGAATCCACCATTTTTGGGACATAAACATACAGAAGAAACAAAAAGAAAAGTCGGACTGGCTAGCTCAAAACATCAACGCGGCAAAGGAAATTCACAATATGGAACATGTTGGATCTTCAATGAAACACTTCAACAAAACAAAAGGATTAAAAAAACTGATTTAAACACCTGGACAGTTCAAGGATGGTCTTTGGGCCGAAAAATGAGTTGGTAACAGCTTTTTAAAATATCTCCACGTAGCGTAATCTGGTTATCGCGCTGCATTTGGGATGCAGAGACTCCTCGTTCGAATCGAGGCGTGGAGACCGACAAGAAACAACACAACAAAACATGCCCTCGTAGCTCAACGGATAGAGCGCATCGCTACGGACGATGATATCAAGGTTCGACTCCTTGCGTGGGTACCAGATGCAAAACCGGTGGTGGCGTGCCGGGTGTTTGATTAATCAAATACTAGTGTAAAGTAACACAGCATCGCTGGAAAGCCGGAGCTTATCGACCCGGGTCACTGCGAAAAGGGGTGTCTAGTGTATAGATTGATAAACACGCCAGCAACTTTTAAGGTTCAAAAACCAATTTTTCCAAAATAGTTCGTATCAACAGCTTTGTTCAAGATCGTGTGGCGCAAAGTACAGCGCTGCATCGCGACGAGAAGAATTACAAAAATTACAAGTAATACGCGGAAAAACACTTCGCGAATATCGACGAGAATGTGCGTTTAAGTTCGGACTAGCTGATTATCCAGATGAATTTAATTTCAATCTTATAAAAGAACATGGATGGTATACACCGTCAAATGGAGGCAATAACCTATCAGGCGTATCAAGGGATCATATTATGTCCGTCAGATACGGATACGATAACAACATTGCGCCAGAGATATTATCGCACCCTGCGAATTGTCAACTAATGCAACACGGAAAAAATATAAGTAAAGGAATCAGTAGTGAAATAACGCTTAAAGCATTAAATGAAAAAATTGTTAAATGGAATGAAAAATATGGGGGATTAGGCTAATCAGGAAACCCACACACTTGCAATGTGTCATCGACGGAGCATAACCGTCATCCTCCACCACGTAAATGAGGAAAAGATAAGGAGATTTAGTACACCAATTTATACAGAACTCATGAAGTGAGTCTTATTGCACAACACTGTTACCATTAGCTTAGTGGTTAAAGCGACGCTGGTTTGGGCGGAGATCGTTGGTTCGAGTCCAACATGGATAAATGCAGAATGTGAGTACTCTTTAAGACTAGTTTGGGCAGGTAGTACAGTCAGGCCGTTACAGGAGTCTCTTAAACTCCACCAGGTGGGTTCAAATCCCGCCCTGCTCACCCTAGGTCGTCAGATGGTTCTGCAATTGCTCTCCAAAAGCGATTTAGAGGGTTCGATCCCCTCACGACCTGCCAACTGGCTCCATGGTCTAACGGATTATGGCACTTGATTGCAAACCAAGCGATCCCCGTTCGATTCGGGGTGGAGCCTCCATGCGGCCCTATAGTTCAACGGCAAGAATACAACATTCTCAGTGTTAAGATCGGGGTTCGATTCCCCGTAGGGCCACCAACTTCAAGAAAGATACTCATCATGAACAAACGAAAACATAAACAAGGAAACAAGATTTAGCGGGTCACTCAACAGGCCCGTATTTGGGCAGATGACAGAGCCTGGTCGATTGTAACCGCCTTTTAAGCGGATGGTTAACACCCACGAGGGTTCGAATCCCTCTCTGCTCACCATTTTAACCACAGTTCGAATTGCGTATAATACAGTATACAATGTGAAAACTGCGAACATCATCATGAAGGCGCATACGGATCAGTTACCGAAAGCGAATTTATTGAAGCTTTGAAAACTACGCCCAATATTAGACAAGCTCTTATCAAATTGCAGATTAGTCCTCGTGGCGGAAACTACAAGCGCGCTAATCGAATTCTTACAGAAAACAACATTTCACAACAACAATCGGATTCATTATGAAAATCAAAACATCAATCAAAAAGCCAAGTAAGCCTCGCGAGCCGGACATGCCGCTAAAGATTATTAGCAATGAGCAACGCACGCTTTTGGATAGTGGCTATGGCGATCTAGAAATAGAAATTTCGCGTGAGACTATTTTAGAGCTTGCTGAAACAAGCGAGGCTTATCTCAAGATTGAAGTCGACGTTGATGAGTATGATTATGGGGCGACGAGCGTTGAAATCTGGAAGGTGCTTCCTATTCCGCAAGAGAACGCGCATTACGCCAAGGATATGGCCGCCTATCTTAAAAAGCTTAAGACATGGGAATCCAAAAATAAAAAATATGAAGCAGAAATGAAGCTTTGGAATGCCGCCAGGAAAGAGAAAGCTCTAGAGAAAGACAAGAAATTAAAAAAGCTTGCAGAAGACGCCGAACGAGAACAACTGCGTATTCTCAAGGAGAAATACGAGTAAAGACACAATAAGATTCCTTAGCTCAGTTGGTTAGAGCGATAGCTTGTTAAGCTGTGGGTCCTCGGTTCAAGTCCGAGAGGAATCTCCAAATCGTCAAATGGCCCAATCATCTAACGGTTAAGATACACGACTTTCAATCGTATAATCGGAGTTCAATTCTCCGTTGGGTCACCATCAACGCAATCGAGTTTTCTAATAAAGAAATGAGACTCGCCATCAATTAACTCAAACAGGAGAAGTTCAACACCCACACACCACTCAATAAAATTAAGCGTATTTTCATCTGTGAAGCTACAGCAATCGGCGGGACTAATTCTAGGGTCTTGGGTGGTTCGTAAGACAACAATTCCACCCGGCTTAAGGATGCGAAGCCATTCGTAAAACGTAGCCGTAGCGTCTGTTGCATGATCAAGTGCATTTGAATAAATCACATCGCATGTTTCAGCCCAGTCTTCTGGGAACTGATTAAAGCTCATAGTAAAATCAGCCTTGGCATCAGACGCAATATCAACTGATTTCACACTTGCATCGGCGGGTAAATGCTTTTTAAATGTGTCGCACTCAAAGCTATTTCGCGTTCCCATACAAAGCATATACGCTTTGACGGGTATCCATCTCTTGAGGCGGACGGCGATTGGCACCAATAATGTAACTGGACTATGCTGCTTCTTTTTTACGCCATGGCGTTTAATTTGTGCAATTGAATATTCATCTTCATTTTCTTCATTCAACTCATCATCCCAAAATTTTTCAACATGAATCTTCATACTTCTAAATAGGGAATAACAATATACAATATCGACAAAATAACCCGGAACGTCGCGGGGACAATTTAGACGTGACAGGAGCGAGAGCGTTTCCGGTGATTAAGGTACCTCGAAACAAACAGTAGAGAGAAAACCGAATCCCGTTATCGGGTGGAACAGCCAAGGTGGCGACGAAGTCTGTAAAACTTCAGCGTTTACGCAGGTGAGTTCGATTCTCACCCACCCGACCACATCCTTTGGTAGCTGAAATAGATTAGCGCTGCGTTGAAGCCGCAGAGATACAGGTGCGTTACCTGTCCAAAGGACCAACCACATTTGGTACATTAGTGTAGTGGCCAGCACCGAACCCTGTCACGGTTTTAGCACGGATTCGAATTCCGTATGTACCGCCAAATTATTCAAAACACAAACTAAGAGGTAATTTACTATTATGAACAAAAGAATCCTTCTTCTCAATCAAGGATATATGCCGCTCGAGACAATTGATTGGCAGCGCGCGATGTGCTTGCTCTTTCTAGAGAAGGCGGAGTCCGTTGCTGACTATGAGGATGCCTTTATTCATACGGTGTCCGACAAATTTGCGGTGCCTGCAGTTCTTCGTCTTAAGGATTACTCGAAGCCTACGCCATCGCACACAAAGTTCTGTCGCGAGAACGTATTCCTTCGTGATAATCACAGCTGTCAATACTGTGGTAAGCAGGCAGCGCCTCGTAACCTAACGTTCGATCACATTCAGCCTCGTTCAAAGGGCGGACAAACTTCATGGCTTAACATTACAACCTGTTGCAGACCGTGCAATCACGCTAAGGCAGATCGCACTATTCGTGAATCGGGTATGAAACTGCTTAATCAACCTGTTGTTCCTACCCGTCACAAGGTGCTGCGAACATTGTTAGCGAAAAATGGTGAGCTTCCTCCTGAATGGGAGATGTGGATCCAGTAACTTTCATGGCCTACGGGAGGCTAGACTTGGTCAAATGTCCCGCATTACGCCCGTATAGCTCAGATGGTAGAGCGCTTCATTCGTAACGAAGAGGTCATCAGTTCGATTCTGATTATGGGCTCCACGCCCTGATGGTGACAACAGGAACACGCTACTGTGGTATGGTAGAAATCCCGGGGCAGAACCGGGTCAGGGCTCCAATTTCAGCTTTCTTGTAAACCCTTTCAATTTGTGGTAAAATAAATTTATGAGCTATATTATGATGGATATTGAGGCCGACGGCCCAATCCCATACAACTATTCAATGGTCTGCTTTGGAGCTGTTGTCGTGCGCCCCGGTCTTAAAGACACGTTCTACGGAACAACGAAGCCTATTTCAAACTCGTGGATTCCTGAGGCACTTGCTATTTCAGGCTTTTCTCGTGAGGAACACCTTGAGTTTGACAATCCATATGAAACGATGATGAAGTTTGCAGCGTGGATTGAGAGTGTTAGCGTCGGTCGGCCTATTTTCATCGCCGATAATAACGGATTTGATTGGCAGTGGATTAACTGGTATTTTCACCATTATCTCGGAAAGAACCCATTCGGCTTTAGTTCGCGCAATCAAAACGATCTTTGGAAGGGAATGCAAAACGACATGTTTAAGTCGTTCAAGCACCTACGCAAAACCAAACATGATCACAACCCAGTCAATGATGCGATGGGCAATGCAGAGGCGCTTATGTCAATGAAGGAGCAAGGGCTCAAGATTAAGTTGGTTTAAAACATTTAAAGTATGTTTCTTTCGTCTAGTGGATAAGACACTGCGCTTCGAACGCAGAGATCGAAGGTTCAACTCCTGCTGCGGGCTCCAAACAACACTTTACTCAAACAACTATGTGTCCCGCGCCGGAGGCTGTCGGCAACCGTGTTCAGTGATCCGTTCTCTTGAAAAAGAGACGGGGAGTCTCGGGAGGAGTGGGTTCGATTCCCACAGGACACACCATGCCTGGTTAGTTCAGTGGTAGAACAACTCTTTTACACGGAGAAGGTCAGCGGTTCAAATCCGTTACTGGGCACCACTCAAGCCTCTATAGTATAGTAGCTATTACAAAGGATTTGTAACCCTTAGACCCCCGTGCGATTCGGGGTGGAGGCTCCAATTAAATTACAGAGAATATAAGAGGAGAGAGCATGTATAAATTCACGCACGTAGAAGCACTTCACCAGATTGTTCGATATGTCAAAACCGCAAATAAGGGTTTTGAAAACGAGCAATATCGTGTGCCATCGCCTGTAACGTTCAGAGGAACGATCAAGCTTCATGGCACAAACGCCAGTGTGGTATGTTCAAACGATAGCCTTGTTGCGCAGTCTCGTAATCGTGAGCTTTCATTGACCTCGGATAATAGTGGCTTTGCTAAGTTTGTTAGCGGCGAATCACAATCATCTGCAATTCGTGAAATCGAGTCAAAGATTCGTACTAAACATAAGATTCAAGCGACAGAAAAAGTTGTCATTTATGGCGAATGGTGCGGCCCAGGTATTCAAAACGGTGTTGCTGTTAATAAGCTTCCTGAAAAACAATGGGTCATCTTCGGCGTAAAGGTCATCGATGACAACGATGCTTCTCGTTATGTCGACGCCGTACCTCGCCTTGCGAACAAGTATGAAGCAGCAAGTATCCACTCTGTTCTTGATGTAGGTAAATGGCGTCTACAAATTGATTTCAATGACACGCGAGCCGTTGAGCTTGCAGCGAGCGAAGCGGAGAAGTACACACAAATGGTCGAAGATAAATGTCCGTGGGGCGCGCGCTTTGGCGTCGATGGTCTAGGCGAAGGCATCGTTTGGATTCCTATCGGTAAGCATTGGGGTAATAGTGACCTCTTCTTTAAAACAAAAGGTGATAAACACAAGGAAGTCAAAAAGGCCAAGTGTAATAGGCCTTCAATCGATCCTGAAGTTATCGCGTCTGTTTCTGCTTTCGTCGAATTCGCTGTAACAGATAACCGTCTGCAAAAAGGTCTAGACTATCTTGCAGAAATGGGTCACGCAATTGACATGAAATCAACCAGCGAATTCCTAAAATGGGTGGGTGGTGATGTTAAGCGTGAGTGTGAACTTGAACTAAGCGATAATGAGCTTGAATGGCAACAAGTCTCTAAGGCTGTTAATAGTCGAGCCTTGACGTTTTACAAAGAACGTGCAATTTCATTAACCGTTTAACGCAGATTTTTCGTGAAGCCGGCATCCGCTAAATGGATGCCGGCTTCATTATTTCACATCGAACAAACGAAAGAGAAAACAATGGAAAACACAGTCCTAATCGAAATACGCGCAGCCGAAGGCGGCGCAGATTCTAAGCTATTGATCGTTGATCAATACGAAATCTACAGAAAGTACGCGACCCAGGAGTGTCTTTAACCTCACAATTCTAGAAAGACGGGTTGGGTTTATACTTTTACGTGCATCAGGAAAGGGCGCATATAAAAAGTTTGAGCAAGAGGCAGGTGGTCATCGTTGGCAGCGTGTGCCTCCCACAGAAAAGCGTGGGCGGACCCACACAAGCACAGTTACTGTAGCAATTCTTCAGGAGCCTTCAGAGGCTCGTGTGAAGATTCGAGATGAAGATGTGGATATACAGGCCACCAGAGGTTCCGGCCCAGGAGGGCAACACAGGAACATGACAGACACATGTATCAGATTAACGCATAAACCTTCTGGCATCCAAATCCGTCACGACGGCGGGCGCTCACAATCAATGAATAAAGACGAGGCTATGCGGATCTTGCGGGCTCGACTGTTGCAAATGGAGCAAGACCGCCTGCACAAGGAGCGAATAGGCACGCGTAGACGACAGGTGGGATCTGGCATGCGTGGTGATAAAATCCGAACTATTCAAACCCAAAATGATCGTGTGACAAATCATCGAAACGGCAAAACTATGCGTTTCAAGGATTATTCGAGGGGCAAATTTAAAGAGATTTTAAGCTGATCACCAATATCCTCGCTCATGTAAATTGAGCGAGGATGTGTTATAATAGACATATGACTCTTTGGGATCGAATGCGCGCAAGGCTTTCCATGCGCTTTGAACACTATGACGGCGACGAAGAAGTCGTCATGGGTCCCCCTGCATGGACAGGTGAAGCTTGGGATGCAGACCAGGACAACATAAGCGATATTGAGTTTATGGATAATTGTCTTGCGGCACCAAACAGAGAAATTTGTAGCGATGAAGAAGAAATCCAAAAAATTTCAACTTGAAGAAGAAATCTTAGGGTTACGCAATAGTCCCGCCACAAATGCAACACAGCTAAAAAAAATCGATGACGCGTATCGAGAATTGGTCGGGCTAATAGAACACACTAAAATTTCTAATGAAAAGCTTGATGACAAGCGAAGCAAGATTCTACACCCGGGTCAGGCTGTTATTGTTCGTCCATACGCGCTAACACGAATGCGTGCAATCGAATGGAAGGGCGGCTTCAAAAAGCCAATGCTTAAGCTTTTACACCCGCAAAAAAATACTGGATGGCGAGGTAGAGTTTCTGTTTCGTGGATCGTTAAATTTAATCCGCAAACAAATGAAGTACTAGGTTTTCCTCCCGGGAGCATTGGATACATTGTTTCAAATGAATCACCATTTGCTCGCAAAAAATCAAAAATGCTGCGAATTCGCATTAATGGGTGGGATGGATGGACGCATATCGATAATCTCGACCTTTACACCACGCCAGAAGATTCTCCTAATGACTAGCCCAGACGATTATCAGCTTGGCGATCTTGCAACGGTCAAACAAACTTACGCTGGGGTTAGTGTAGGTCCAACTTCATGGATGTCCGCGATGGCGACTGTTGCACTAGTTGGGAATTCAAAAACGCGGTTGAAAACGCGAATGCGATTTTGGGAAAAGCGAAATGTAGGAATGTATTGGATAGATGGATTCGGGATTGAGGCTTGGCACGCGGTCATCGAGGGTGCCAAGCTCAAATACAGGTATCCTAATATGTGGATGCCCATAGCACTACCGCAATCTCCAATAGGCTACGAACGCCAGGGTCATGCACCGTACGCAGTTGGAGATTGTGGTATTGTTACGAACATTGAGCGTAATTTTCTATTCATTCAGTTTGGGAATAATCGTGGATGGGTCCCGAAGTCCTACCTTGAACTGGTAGATACAAATGAAGAGGAATAGTTACTGATATGGAAAAATTTACCCAGATACGCTAAGAGGTGCTATTCAGGCGCTTGATGACATGTCAACGCTCGATATGACTGGGGCCACGGGACGCCCAGATCCTCAGGTTGCTGGCGTTTGGAAAATTGAGCATCCCGGTCAAACAAATGAGCCAGAAGCTGTTGCTTCAATTGTTTATCTCGCTGGGTACAAAGATCCGTGGGGTAACAAACGTCAGGTTAACGATTTCGAAACAGAGATCGATGACAATCTTTATGGTGGTCCACAACCTAACTACGACGAGAGCGAGCCCGACAATTACGAGGAAGATTGGGGCGAAGGTCCCGATGATGAGGAAGAGGGAGATTATCCCTATGGCGAAGAGCTTTGGTCAGACTTTAGACTCGACGCTGCGCCAGAGCTTTATCAGAGTGTCAGATCTGCAGCCGAACGAGGCGACGATCCTAAAAAGCTCGCCTTGAAGGTTCTCGACGCGCTTGTTGATCTTAGGTTTCTAAAAAGTGCGGATAGCATTGACGAGGAAGAAATGCAGAGTCTTGTCGACTACATTGCCGCCTTCAATGGGACTGGTTCGTAAATAACACCGATTCTTAACTCAACTTAAACAACCTCGCTTGGGTAAACATCATGATGTGGTGTTATAATAGAAACATGAAAATGTATCTCATCACGAACCTTCGCGATCATCATAGCTACACGCTCGGTCTTAAAAATATGCGGATTTTTAAATCTGTTGATGCAGCGAAAGAGTACTTCAAGAATAGCGATATGTTTTCTGCGCGAATTTGGGAAGTTGGTGAAGATACTAAGCCCAAGCTCGTTGCTACAGGGCGGCAATGGCAAAAACGAAATGGATACGGCAGGTGGACAGACAAATAATGACTACGTGCGAAAAAGCGGAAGACGAGGTATAAGATATGTACGCAATCGGAAACATCATTTACGGAACACCCCTCACTGAAGGCGTTTATGTCTTGGCTAAGGAAGTCCAGGACGCGGGCGAAAGCCATCCTCTTTTTGATAAACTTTGCGACGAAGAACAATTTGATGGCTTCGAAACATGGTATCACGGCTCATCGCCCTGGCCACCCGGCTTTTGTGGGGTTAAGCTTGGCCAATTCGATGAGCGCAACGATTTCGCTGGTATCGACATCTTTTCATTGCAACCAACACCCGAGCAACGTGTCGCCGCCGAAGCAGCATACAATTCGCTGCCTGAGGCAGTTCAGGAGTGTTGCCTGCCCCTCGACACCTATATCGTCTGGAGTACCTCGTGATTCTTGCCGTCGCATTTCTAAGCAATTCTTCTCCTGATTCTCACATTGGCGTTATCGATACATCGAAATTGCCAGAAGCTCTCGGGCTCAAAGTTGAAGCCGGTGCGGAAGATGGTGGTCTTGATGTTTCCCTTGAGGAAGATGAACAAATGGACGGGGCAAACTGCTGGGTTGAAACGCCGTGCGCAATCGACGGTTGCATGCGCATTTGGACAGAGTAATAAGAATGAGTAAGCCGCACATTTTAGATCAAATTCTTGAGTTTATCACAGAACAAGGTCCCAATGGCGTGCTTGTAGAGGATATTCAGCAATTTCAATCCAGCACAACAATCCGAACCAAAAACTGGGCGCGTCAGAAACTACAAACGTTAGTAAGCGAAGGATGGCTTCGCCAAGAACATGACATGACAGATTCCAGACGCATGCGCTATGTGTCACAATCGGTGGCAAGATGAAACTCGGATTCACAGGTACCCGTAGTGGGATGTCGCCACAACAAAAGACTGCTTTCGTGGATATTTTAATCAAGTTGCAGCCTGCTTTGTTTACTCACGGCGATTGTCTCGGTGCAGATGCTGATGCTCACGAACTAGCATATGCCGCGAGGATTCCCATTCACATTCGTCCTTGCAACTATCCCAATATGCGGGCAAACTGTAAGGATGCAATTGAAACAGCCGAAGTAAAAACGCCCTTCGAGCGTAATCGTGATATCGTGGATACATCAGAAGCGATGGTTGCAACACCCTGGTCAGCGGAAGAACAGGATCACGGTGGGACGTGGTACACGATTCGCTATGCACGAAAGACCAAAACAAAACTTTACCTAATACTCCCAGGTGGGGAAGTGAAAGAAGAGAACTAATGCCAAAATCAAAACTAACAAAGCGTAATGATGGGCGATATGACGCGGTATCGGGCTGTGAATACTGCAATAAGCCTATCGTCAAAACCAACAAATACGGAATGTTTTGTGAAGATGATTGCGGATTGGCGTGCTGTAAAGCTTTTCATGATATGTTCTTTAAGACCGTACATCACACGCCTATCGACAAGGGCATAAAAGAAGAGAACTAATGAAAACACGAGTTAACCAAGCGTGGCTTAAGCGTAGTTTAACCTTGAAGGTTGGTGATTATATTGCATTCCGATCCAACGGCAAAAAGATGGGTGTCAATGGTGAAGATTATCGTGGTATCATCCGCGAAATTCGATCGCAGCCTAATGCGCAGTTACTAAGTGAAACACAAATTTCGACTGCTGGAACTGACAACATTTACGGCACATTTGTAATCGATTGGCATGATGAAGCAATTGGACATTTTAAATCAGTCATTTGTGTTGTCGGACAACATCTTCGAAAGATAAAAAGTAATGTCGAACCAAAACTATAGCGTCCTCGCAGGAACGAAGAATGTCCCAATCAAAATGTGGACCAAGGGTGTTCCAGTTGAATCACAGGCAGAACAGCAACTACGAAACATCGCAGAAATGCCGTTCATTCATAAGCATATCGCTGTAATGCCAGACGTACATCTTGGACGGGGTGCAACGGTTGGGTCAGTTATCCCAACCAAGGGTGCTATTATTCCGGCTGCGGTCGGCGTAGATATCGCCTGTGGAATGATGGCGATCCAGCTAGACGTGAAGGCTTCACAACTGCCAGATAACCTGCGAGTAGTGCGCGATGCAATTGAACAAGCCGTGCCACATGGTTTCTCCTCAGCAAATAAGGGGCACTTCAAGGGTGGTTTCGCAGAAGTATCGAATAAAGTTGCTCGTACATGGCAAAACAACGATATGGACGCCGATTATGGATATCTTGCGCACAAGTACAAAGGCGTTCTAAGGGATACAACCATGAAGCAGGTTGGAACGCTTGGGGGCGGCAACCACTTCATTGAGATTTGTCTAGATTTGGACGACAACGTTTGGATCATGCTACATTCCGGGTCACGCGGGGTGGGTAATCGTATTGGAACCCACTTCATCGGACTCGCGAAGCGTGAGATGGAACGACACTTTATTCACCTTCCTGATAAGGATCTTGCATACATTGCTGAAGGTTCTGAGCTATTCGACGATTATTGGAAGGCGCTCGCGTGGGCACAAGATTACGCATGGATTAATCGAGAGGTTATGATGGACAATGTTATCGAGGCAATCAAGCGACATATTCCTGTCTTTGGAAGGGCCCGTAAGCTTCGTAAGGCGATTAACTGTCACCACAACTACGTGTCGCTTGAGAACCACTTTGGCGATAACGTGTATGTTACCCGTAAGGGAGCAGTTCGCGCACGTGAGGGCGATCTGGGGATCATCCCGGGCTCGATGGGAGCGAAATCTTTCATCGTTCGTGGGCTTGGCAACCCCGACTCGTTCCACTCATGCTCGCACGGCGCAGGTCGTGTGATGTCGCGCACCGCAGCAAAGCGCGAGTTTACGCTTGCGGATCATGTCGAGGCAACTCGCGGCGTAGAGTGCCGTAAAGACGAAGAAGTAATCGACGAGACACCAGGTGCGTACAAGAATATCGATGCTGTCATGAACGCACAATCAGATCTTGTTGAGATCGTCGCGACCTTGAAGCAGGTCGTTTGCGTGAAGGGATAATCAATGTTAAAAGACAATACTTGCATCGACGCGATTAAAAGCGCAAATGATGTGCAACGTGAGGCATTGCTTAAAATGCCAATGTAATTGGGCGTCTATAAATCTATAAAATTATGGGCTCGTAGTGTATGATGTTTCACATGAAGCATCTCGTGCTTACTTCAATTCTTTTACTTTCTGTCGCATGTGGCGACACAACATCAGATGAAGGCGAAACAACATCTTCTACGATTTCAAGCGATGAATCACAAGATAATGGTGATGAAGTCGGCGATGAGGGCGTTGAGGACGATAGTGGCGGTGTAAATTCTTTTACACCTGATCCTACAGATTCCGAATCTTCAGGTGGTACATCTGTCGGTGAGACCGGCGATGGAGATGGAGATGGCGATGGTGATGGTGATACTACTACAGACTCAGGCGACGTGACCACCGGCGATGATTCTGGGTGGAGTGAATCTGACTGGTCGTCGGGAGATGGGTGGACGGGTTGTGACGATGATAGCTGCGAAGGCGGGGATGATGGCGAAGGCGAGGATGATGGTTGTAATGACGACTAATCATTAGGCATCCCGATTTTCATGAATCTACTTGTTAATGTAGACCTGCATGAAGCTGCCGGTCGTGAATTTATCTGATGCACCCTCCATTCGTAGGGTGATTCTATTTAATGCGATCCTAGGCACTGGATAATATGCACCTGTGCCAGTTGTTACTGTTGGTGCAGTTGCTGGACCCGCGCTAAGCGCCTGCATTGTCTGGTGTCTTGTAAAGACTAATCCATCGTCATCTTGGATAACGTCAATCGTTCCCACAACCATTCGTGTATTGGTCATTAGACCTGCACCTGAAGCTGCTCCGGTTAACGAAATGAGTCCCACACTTGTAGCTGATGTCGATGCGCCGTCCCTTCTTACTTTCCAGGCATATTTTGTCGTTGCGTCGCTATTAAAATTTGCATAAATTCTAGAGTTTGCAGATCCCGACGGGAGCAACTTAACCTTGAGCACGACGTTCTTTTTTCCGGTAAGATCTGATCCGGAGTAGATGAGATGGCCACTAGCGTCTGGACGTACTGTCGCAACAAGTCTTTGTCCGATAAGTCGAGTATCTGCATCAGTAACAAGCCGATTTGATGTGCTGGGCGTTCCTGTGGTTCCAAGCAGCGCATTTTTTTTCATCTTGTGTGGGAATCCTGTTTCGCTCTGCAACTTCTATGATTTGACCTGAGCCTGAACTCACCAACGCGTCTAGAATTGCCGCATTTGAATGTGAATGTCTAACAGCACTATTTGCGGCCACATTCGAGTTTTCATCAACACGAGCTTCTGTATAATAAAAATTGGCTGCGCCCTCGTTAACGTCGTCGGTATCTAAACTTACGGCGCCAACAAAGCCATTAACAGAACTAACTGAATCAGGATCCGCGACCTGTGTCCAGCTCGAGCCATCAAAAATAACCGAATCACCGATCTGCCAGCTTGCGTTTCCGTCTAGATTTGTGGACCCAGTAACGGATACAAAATATAAATGTCCGCTTGTTCCAACACTTGACGTAAGCGCAGGTTCATTCAAAAATGCATCCCACACGCCCTGAAAACTTAGTGGACTTGAGAATGGCATTTGCGAGATTGGAACTAATCCTGCTGCATCTAATGTGGCAACGCCATTTGCTGATCCAGTATATGTGAGGGGAATCGCTCCGACCTGGAGCGCCGTAGTAGCATGTGGGTTCCCTGTCTCTAAGGTGTGTGCAGATGCTGATAGTACATCATCATTGCTTGAAACTCTTACTTGCGTAAAGAAAAGTTTGGCCCCTTCTTGTATATCATCTGTGAGTAATATAACATCGCCGGTCAATCCGTTTACAGAATCGACGCCTGCACCAACAGATGACGTAATTCCTGTAGTTGTAACCGCTACATGAAAACTGCTTTGACCATTTGTCTTTACCTGGTACAAGCCCTTTTCATCGACGATAACCTTAATTCCCATATAATTTCGCTCGACCAAATAATGCAACGTAGCAATATCCCGTCAACGAATAGGTATGAAACAGTCCAGTATACTACTTAAATTAGAATCTCATTGATTATGCAAATTATTTAAACTAGTGATAAAATTGATACATGCTTAACCTTGGCTATGCATGTATCAATACGGTTTTACGTGCCCATAAACCCCCTGCGTTTATGGGCCGTTCTTGTATTAAGCGTACGTTTCAAGAAAAAGGCTTATCACACGTCTCTGCATTAATCGAGGCCAACACAAGAGATCTTTTTCAAATACTCCAATGGAACATTGAAAACGATATTAAGCTGTTTCGTATGTCATCGTCGATGTGTAGTTGGGCAACAGAGTATCAGCTTTCTGATTTGCCAGATTACGAACAAATTTGCGCCAATCTTGAAAAATCAGGTCAATATGCACGCGATAATGCCATTCGCTTAAGTTTTCATCCTGGTCAATTCAACGTGCTAACGTCACCTCGTGAGTCAGTATTCAATAATACATGTCGTGAGCTCGAATTGCATGGCGAGCTTATGGACTTACTAGGTATGCCGCGTTCACAACGGGCAAAAATCAATATTCATGCTGGTGGTGTATACGGTGATAAAAAAACTGCGCTTGACAATTTTTGTCGCAATTTTGAACGTGTTAATGAATCTGCAAAATCGCGCATCACAATTGAAAATGACGATAAAGCAAACTGCTATTCAGTTCAAGATTTGATGTTGGTTCATGACAGGCTTGGTATTCCCATCGTATTTGATTTTCATCATCACAAATTCTGCCCGGGTGATCTAAGTGAAAAGCAGGCGCTCGAGCTAGCTATTAGTACGTGGCCTGAGGGTATTAAGCCAACAACACACTATGCAGAATCCCGCGATCCTAAAATCCTAAAGCCTGCGCACAGTGATTGGCTTACAGGACCCATCAATGATTATGGGTATGATTTGGATTGCATGCTTGAATGCAAAATGAAAGAACAAGCACTCCTCAGGCTAAGAAATTTGCCCGCAACAGGTCAATAATGGAATTAAAAGTAGGATCTTTTGTTAAAGCGGGGTGGGATTGCTCACCCACTTGGCGGCCACGGTCGAGAAATATTTCTGCCTGGCATATTCAGAATGAGACAATGGCTCACCTTTTTATTCCGTTTGGCGAACGCGGTATCGTCACTGATATTGCTAATGATAATGATAATGATAATGAAATTATCTATGTGCAGTGGCCAAAATATATTGCGTGGTGTGATTCGAAATCCGTTCAAGTAATTCAGGAGTAAACAATGAGTCTATCCATGAAAATTGGCACGTTAGTTAAGGCAGGCTGGAACGCAAAATCGTCAAATGCCTTGGCCTCAGATGAATACCAGCACATTCGCATTTGGGACGAAGTTCAAGCGGGTACGGCTTCGACATCAAGCGTGACATACGACACACGTGGTATCGTTGTTGACATTAAAAGACACATGATTTGCGTGCAGTGGCCAAAATGTATGGGCTGGTCATATGATGATGCAGTGAAGATCATTCAAGAGTGACTTGTAAATCACCTCACTTACGTTGTATAATATAATGTGAAGCGCGAATTGAAACTTTTTACCTGGCTTGACGTACCAGTTTTTGCTAATTTGACTGCGATAATTCTTCTTATTCTCGCTATCAAGGGATTAGGATGGTTCGTTGGTCCCGCTGCGATATTTTCAATTTTGTTGCATGAGTATGGTCACATACTAGTTGCCAGACATTACGGATACAAAACTGATCGCATAAGCATCTTTATGTTTGGAATGGCCGCGCACATCCGCGCTATCCCGCAAAAAGGTCAAGAAGCAATCATGGCGTTGGCTGGTCCTGTCGTTAATTTTGCCATCGCAGGACTAATTTTTGGTGCAATTTACGGTCTCGCTGCGATTAACCCGATGTGGGTTTTAGGTCCAGACGCGGAATATCAAGTTCGGCTTTTGGCAATAGCGAATATTGTTTTAGGCTGTTTTAATCTATTCCCTGTATATCCGCTTGACGGTGGTCGTGTTATGCGAGGCACGCTGGGCGCGCTTGGTGTTGGGCGGCTTAAGGCAACAAAAATTGTCGCCGTAACAAGTACGTTGCTTGCTGCAGGAATTATGCCGTTTGCAATAATAAGCTATGATTTCATTTTGGCCTTTATTCTTGTAGTTGCCCCTGTCTATTCCTGGCTAGAGGTTAAAAATATCAAAGCAGGAATAGACGACGGCACATTTTCTTGATTGTTTGATCAATTATGATCAATTGTTGTACATTCTTTGCATGGATAGTACCAAGGCTAATGAATATTATCGCGCAGGACATCTAGAGACACCTTTCGACGTTGAGCCCTTAAGTGATCTTGTTTCTTTTGCAGAAGCCTTTGAAAGGCCAGATTTTTCGTGGGATGAAAAATACGCATACACGAAAGACTTGAGACCGTCGGCGATTCAATTTGACGCGGGATTTGTTGATGCGCTTGTCGATAATGAAATTCCCCAGTTAATACGCGATACAACAATGCAATCTGATCTTGTATTGGTACATTGTCAGGTTAGACGCGTGATGCCTCGTCCAGAAGGAATTTGTCCGAGTTATATGGATTGGCATAGAGACACGTATCTAGATCCCGACACATATGAATGGGTTGGTAATACACCTGCTGTGCACAAGCTTATTGTTTATCCCACTGTGGACGACCGCGTTGAGGAACGCTTGGCATTTTTACCTGGGTCGCATAGGATGTCAGTTGAGGGCTTAAGCACTCAAGCCCAGATTCAATTTCATATGCTCGCCGGTCGTTTAATGGCGCAAGAAAAGGGCGTGCAAAACGGCGTTGCCGTGGCCACATCATCAAACGCAACAGCGATTCTGCTTAATACTTCAATTATGCATTCTGTAATTCCCGAATCACATGAAGATGGCTCGGTTCGAATTATCTATTCATTCGCAACGCGCGAACAATATCAACGAAAATATGCTGATCAAGAAATCCATCGTTTAGCATATGAAGCTTATGAGTTAAGGCGAGATGATGTCTAAAATACGAATCGGTTTTTACGGCGCCGGGCGCAGAATGCAGGACTTTTATTTGCCTGTCATTAATTTGCATCCTAATGGCGCATTTGAGGCAATTGGGTTTGTGACGCGGTCTAATTCAACTGCGACACAAGCAACAGAAGCCACTGGATTAAAACGTTTTAAAAGCATAGAAGCTATGGAAGCCGAAGTCGATCTTATTATCGTCTGCGTAGCTGCTCAAGGCATGACATTTTGTTCGAAACAAGCCTTAAAAACAAATAAAGCTGTATTGCTGGAAACGCCGATGATTTCTGATACCATCGTCGATATTGCACGTCGGCGAAGCGCACCGACAGGCGTCGCCGAGCAGTGGCCTTTTCGACCAATGGAACAATTTCGGCGACAGATTATTGAATCTGGAACGTTAGGCAGACTAAATGTCGTCGAAAATAGCTTTAGAGGATATGAATATCACGCAATGGCTATGATGCGTGCATATACTCGAAACAATTCAGGTATCGCTTCATTACCGAATACGTTACAAGGCATATCTTGGTCGAATGGGCCGGTTGATTTGATCGACGGCAACAACAATCATAAAACGCTTATCGAAAATTGGGATATTGGTTCTGTTTTATTACGAAATGATGTAAGGCTTATTCATAATTTTAACAGCGTGCATTCACGTTCACAAGCACGTGGGCCTCGATCTTTGAACCTACATTGTCAACGTGGCTCGTTGTGTGCCGATGATTGCAGCAATATCCACTTCGTGGAATCAATTGATGGACGTGCGGTCACAATCGATGTAAGCGTGCTACGTGATGATGGCGCAAATGCGCCACATACACTTCGATGTTGCATTTCTGGTGAAATTCATGAATGGATTAACCCATATAGAAGTGCAAAATCGTTAGATGAGCAAGGCGTCGCGATAATGACTGTATTAGACGGAATGGCCGACTCAATCAATAACGGAAAGCCTGTACCGTATTCGCCATACGATGCGTTTGTAGATTGGTTGCTGGTCACGGGGTTGCGACAATCATCCGCACAGGGAAAAACGTTAACGTTTCCAAACTTGAATCGTTTACAATAAATTTGTAAACGTCATCATAATATGATAGAATTATGACATGTGCAATCAATATGCAGGCACATTTAACGCGGTTAAGCCTCATCCCGATTGCTTATGAGAGCATACAGGATTCATTCTGAGACGCTTAAGTTTTGTCCAATGGTTACCTATGCAAGATGATCGTGAACGCCCAGAGACGCTCGTATGACTTGTGACGCAGGTTGGGTTGGTCACTAAAGAAACACGTATCAAGACATGCAAATTTCAGAAATTTTTGAACAGACTTCGACTATTAGCGGTAGCAATGCCAAACGAGATATCCTCAAAAAGAATGCAGGGAATGACCTTCTTCGTGATGTTTTAAAGGCGACATACGAACCTCAATGGGTATACTACGTTAGAAATCTTAGCGAAAGCGATTTTGTATCTGCAGGATCCGGCGAAACAGAAAGCGACACCTGGCGAAAATATCTTGATGTTTTATATCAATGTCGCGACCGCCAGCTTACAGGCAATGATGCAAGAGATGCTATTCATACGGTCATCGCCAGTGCCGACCCACATGTCAGAGCGTGGATGCTTAGAGTTCTAGACCGTCATCTTAATGCCGGTTTTTCTACAAAATCAGTCAACACGGTATGGAAGGGGCTCATCAGCACATTTACTTGTCAGCTGGCCGCTCCATTTGATCCAAAGCATTGCGCTGGCCATGACTTAGTCGCAGTTGAGCCTAAATTGGACGGTACTCGCCTTATTGCTTTCGTTGCTGATGGCGCTATTTCAATGTATACGCGCGGGGGCAAACAGGTAACAAACTTCAATGTTACAATCGGTAGCGAGCTAGTCTGGCTTGCCAATAAATCAGGCTTTCCTGATTGTGTATTTGACGGAGAATTGATGAGTAATGATTTTTCGGCTACGATGAGTCAGCTTTTCAGAAAATCGAACGTTGATACGTCAGATTCTTTTTTCAATGTATTTGATTGGATGCCTCTTGACGAATGGAATCGTCGCGAAGCTACTCGTAACTGTCACGAAACCCGAGAAATTCTTGAAGATATGGGAATGAATGCGGGATGTGAATATGTGCGACTTATTGAGCGCCGCCTAGTTACGCCAACAGAAATTGCTGACGTCCATCGATTCTTTACAGCACAAGACATTGAAGGAACGATGATCAAGCTTCTTAATACAAAGTACACGTGGAAGCGTAAGCCAAATGTTATGAAACTAAAGGATTGGCTTGATTTTGATTTGCTGATTCTTGGCTTCAATGAAGGCACAGGACGTTATAAAGGACATCTCGGAACCTTTGTGGTAGAATATAAAGGCGTCAGGGTTAAAGTTGAGCGAGGGTTTCTCACGCAACCTGAAGCAAAGGCCGTATGGGCGAATCGCGCCTCGCTTCGCGGTAAGACAATCGAATTACAGGCACAGGAAATTACAAAAGATGGCTCGTTACGGTTCCCAAAGTTCGTTCGTTTCCGCAAAGACAAAGATTGTTAGTGTACTATCTGGAAATGAGCTGACCAGTTCATTTGTCACAACGTTAGCACTTGTTGAAAAACTAATTGACACGTGGAGTAATTCGAATATTATTTCCGGAGGTGACGTAGTACCTACTGTCGAAGGGATGCTAGGATCATCTGTACCGGAAACAGGCGTACAACGTCTGCTTGTTGATCTTATACGTGAATCAGTGGATAATGCAGATGCGGAAGCGGGTGCAGATCCAGCAAGTACTGCGTTGTTGATTTCAGGCTTAGCAGGTCTTGTTATTCGGAAAATGCAAGCTGGAGAAACTGCGCAGCGTGCAGCGACAAAAATGATAATGGCGTTGCGACAGTTACGCCAGGATATTCATAGCAGCGTAAAAAGACCAACACAAGAGAATATTGATTCAATTATTCATCGTTCACTTAATTCCCAACAGATGACAAACATTGTCAACACAGCAATAAATCTAGCTGGAGCTGATGGGCGGATTTTCTTTGAGCCCGCAGGCATAACCACGCCTATCGTCGAATTAAGGACTGGTTATTGTTTTGATCTTGTCGCACCGTGTATGACGGTTATCGGAAACGAAACATGGATGGGTGAAGCGTGCCGGGTTGCAATTATTGATGGATACATTGAATCTGTCGCGGAAGTCGACCACTTGTTTACTGCCGCATATGAGGAAAAATCACCGTTAATTTTATTTGCTCGAAAATTTGATAATGACGTCCTATCCACTGCTGCAGCGAACGTCAGACGTGGTACGGTCACAATCATTCCTATCGTCGTACCGTTTGACGCTGATTCTGCTAATATATTGAAGGACCTTGCAGTTGTATGCGGTGGTGATGTCGTAACATCGTTACAGGGACAATTAATTTCCAGTGTCCAATATAAAAAATTGCCAGTTGTAGAAAGCGTGCGTGTGCAAACAGGAACGGTCGTTATTCAAAATGAATCGGCGAATGGCACCGTCGCATTGCACACAATGCATTTGCAAAAACAAGCCGATGATTTAAAAAATGAAATCTCAGCGCCATTTATCGCAAGACGTCTAAGATGCCTTACGTCACGAATGGTATCTATTCGTATGCCTAGTGGTAATAGCAGAGATGTTCTTAGGGTTGATCGTGCGTTGCGACGCGTAAAATCTGCCATTACGACAGGTATAATACATCACGACAAAATATCCACAGTGATTGAAAATCTTAATGCAGATCAAATGCTTAAGGATGTTCTTTTACGGTGGAATAAAAATGATGAAGGGAACGTTAGCCCCCTTCTTTCAATCGATAGTGCTATTGTTAATGCAAGTGCAAATGCACGATTGTTAGCGACTACCGGCGCTATTCTAAGCTAGAATTTCATACCATTGTTCTTAAGCGCAGCAACGATTTTATCAAGCGAGATGGGCGGAATTGAAATTCCTGCATCCTCAAGTTCTTTACGTGCTGCATCAATTCCAGCCTCTTCTTTCGGGGCTGGGCGTTGACTCGAGGCATCAGAAGAATCATCAGAAGGAACATCGGCGTCATCTTGGACCGTATCTGCTATCTGTTTTGCAGTTTCATCATCGGTTACAATTTCGATGCCGTTTGCTTTTTTTGAAAGATTAGAAAAATCCTTAATTGACAAGCTTAATAGTTCGTTTGCGATCGCAAGAGGGTCATCAATAAAAGGTATTGTGTTCGACCCAAAAAATTTAAGGGGACCCTTAAGCGCCTTGATGATCATATCCTCGGCGGCTTCTGCTTCTTCTTGTTCTAGAACATCAAGTAGTTTCATGTTCGGGTCATTTTTCTTAAGTGATGAATTAGCAGCAGTTACAACTTCAAGTATATCAGATAGTTGACTTAAGGCTGTTGTCATTGTCTTTTCAAATGCCATGATTTCAGCAATAGGCTTTGCATTATCGCTGCTTATCATTTGCTTAATCCTGGCGATGACACCACCCCCATCATTGCTCATTATTTTGGCGGCCTTGAACGCAGCCTGTTGCAACCCGGATTTAATTACGGGCAGATCAAATCCCGAAACAATATTTGCAACTTTCTTGATTGACCCTTGCAATTTTCGAAGCTCATTGACATCAAGTTTCTCAAGTATGATTCGCTGATTTGCCTCGCGAATAACAACTTTTTTAATTCTTTCTATACGTGCGATTCTATCATTCTTGACGAACGACTTTCGTTGTGTATGGATTTTGTCCAGACGTTGTGTCACATAAAGCTCGTAGAGATAATCTCTTTTCTGAGGCCGCGTCATAGGCATACATATTGATCATGGCAAGAGAGAAGAATCGCATAAGTGCAAAAGTCGCAGAGATCGAAGTTGAAAAAGATGTTGCGCCTGAATCGACACTAAACGGTGGCCCATCACAGGCTGGTCTACATTCTGGCAAAATGGGTGTGCAACACCTTGTTGAATGCACATGTATACTTCCACAGTATTTGAAAAGCGATAATCCCGTTTTCCATAAATTCATTGTTTTTTCTGTTATACTGGAAGACGATTCTGTTCAGCAAAAATATACACAATGCAATTTCTGTGGAGTTGTTCATAACGTGATTGGCATTTGTGAATCTGAGGTTGTTTACGGTAGCGAGGACACACACAGCGTTATTACTAAGGAGGATATTGCAATTAGCCTTCCTCAGCGCTTGGCTGGTCTACTTGAAGACTATAAATGCGAACTTCCGATCTGGGAACATGTGAAATTTATTATCGATGAACAACAATGGAACCAGCACGTTATCATTACCCGTGAACTCATCGATGGTCGCCAGACGGGCAAATTCCTCTCTATTTCCGGCCCTGAACGCTTTGGAATCTCACCATACAGTGAGGCAGTTCAATACGAAACATCCGATTAAATCATTTGTACAATAAACATAGAGGTCAGTATGTCCGATGAAATTAGACTTTACGGTGAAACCGACGAAGAAAAACTTATTCGTGAAAAAAAGCAATGCAGATTAATTGTCAAGGAAATACTTGACTTCGGTATTACTGACCGTCAGAAGTACCAAATAATCAAGCTTATGGCCGAAAATCTTGAAAGCTTTGAGCATATGAAACGTCTAGTCGACGTTATTGATGAACTAACTGTCACCGATGTAGGCGATCTATTAGGTGGTAAAGAGAAGGTTTTTGCGGACCTTGCAAAGGCGCAAGACGAAACAGGAGAATCAAATGGGTAGACCCTTAAGCGACTCAACAGCATCCTTCGACCGAGACTCAGATGACGAAATGTCGTTAACATCCGTCTCATCAGACGATGATCGTATCATCTATTTCACAGGTGATGTCTCAGAAATGTCAGTTTCGCAGGCTATTGCAGCAATGTTTGCAATGTCAAAAAGAAATCATATACAACCGATTTATCTGGTAATCGAGACGTATGGTGGATCTGTTGATTCCATGTTTAGTCTATACGATGCGATTAAATTCGTACCGTGTCCTATTATTACTATTGCGATGGGAAAAGTAATGTCAGCAGGCGTCCTGATTCTGGCTTCGGGTGAAAAAGGTAGACGACTAATAGCCCCTCATGCTCGTGTCATGACTCATCCTGCGTGGGGAAATATGTCTGGAAACGTGTTTGAAATTAAACATGAGCTTAAGGAAATGGAACGTCAGGAAGAACAATGGCTTGACGCTATGGAATTTGAATCTGGAACCTCTATTGAACGTCTAAGAGAAATCAATGAGCGTCGCGGTGACCAATATCTGACACCACAAGAATGCATTGAGTTGGGCATCGCAGATAGCCTTTTGTATGAGCGTCCAGAAGCATTACAGGCAAAAGAAATTGCTACAACAAAGTCTAAGAAGGCAAAGAAGACTTCTTCACAAAAAAAGTCCTCGAAGAAGTCTTCTTAAAATTCCTGCCATTCTTCATGGTATCTGATTGCCAGATACTGTATAGTTAGTGTTGTAGGATGGATTTGAATATGACCGATGCGCATGATAACACCGAGAGCCGTGAGCTACTTGATAGATGGGAAGAAATTCGCATGTTAATCGAGACCATGGACATCGACGTTCGAAAGAACGCTATCAAGGGTAACGCCTCTGCAGGCCTTAGATCACGTCGCGGCTTGCGACTTTTGAAAAAGTACTCACATGATTTGCTAATGTCCTCAGTCGCGATAGATAAGCGAAGAGGCGGCGAACGGAAAAGTGACCAAGATGTCTAGAAATCGACGAGCAATAATTGTAGCAGAGGCTAAACGCCTTGGGTTGGACCCAAATAAGGGTACTGTGAATGATGCAGCACTGTATGCAGCAGGACAACGCCTTAGAGCCAGGCGTGTCGATGGAGTTGTTGATGAAGTCCCAGCAGTCAACGATGATGAGTCATTAGATATTGATCTAGATGAACATGATGATCTTGGTGATGATGTAGACGAAGACGAGACATTAGATGATCTAGATGTCGAACAGTTATACACCGCGCCTAAATCAGAGAATAAAAATGATATGCTTGAGCCAAAGGCAGACGCTATTAGCGAAAAACCTAAAGCCAAAAAGCAAATCAAAAAAGGCAGCAAAAAGAAGGCTTAACTCGCTTTTTGGTCATCAACAGAAATAGCGCTTTTCACTTTTGTGATCGCACGTTTCTCAATTTGACAAACGCGCATCCTCGTCAGACCATGTATATCTCCAATTTGCTGGAGTGTCATGCTACTGCCACGATGATTCGCGACCGCTAGAAGAGTACAATTTTGATGGCACTCACTATTAACCCACATGCGACAGCTGGATTTTTGACAGGCAACTCCATGCTTTGCATGTGCTGCAAAGCAAGTGCTACCTCGTTTAAGGCGTTCAATGGGTACATCGGGTGGGCTGTTTGACATGCTCATTATGATCGTACTATCCTATTCAAAGGTTGTTCAACGGAATGGTGAAAACCCAATCAGAAAAAAATAAGCGGACTGCAAAGAGCGGTTCAGTTGCCAACAATAAAACGTTTGTTATTGATACGAACGTCTTTCTTCAAGACGCGCAAGCGTTATTTGCGTTTGGCGATAATGATATCGTCATTCCGATGATTGTGCTTGAAGAAATTGATACCAAGAAAGATCGCTTTGATGCTGTCGGGGCCAATGCTAGGCAGATATGTCGCAGTCTAGATGAATTACGAATCCAGGGATCACTTAAGCTAGGCGTTAAGTTACCCGGCGGGGGTACAGTACGAGTAATGTCTACTGAGGAGTTCGTTGGTGTGTTGCCAGATGAACTAAATGATCGTCATCCTGATAACATGATTATCGCCGTTGGTGTTGGTCTGAGGGATAAAGAAGATCTAGACGTCAGAATTGTCACAAAGGACATTAACATGCGCATAAAGTGCAATGTTATCGGTATGGAGTGTGAGGATTACCTTCGTTTTAGGGTGGCTGCCGATACGTCAGATGTTTATACAGGTGTTAAGGAGATCGAGCTTCCAAAAAATGTGAAGGATGATCTTCTTGAGGAACGCTCAGTTGATATTCGCGATTATGATTTAGTTCTAGAATCTAAACCCAACGAATTTCTTATTGATGGGGAATGCGCATATCGTCTAGATCCAGAAGACAGTAATATGCTTTGGCGCGTTAATGATACGCACAAAAAGGCTTGGGGTGTTGCGCCTAGGAATCTTGAGCAGCGTTTGGCGCTTAAGTTGCTGACCGATGATCGAGTAAAATTGGTGTCGCTAGTTGGTGCAGCTGGCACAGGCAAAACTCTATTGGCTGTGGCAGCTGCCTTGGACATGATTTTTGAATCAAAAACTTATAGAAAGCTAATCATAACGAGACCAATCCAGCCCGTCGGACGCGATATCGGATACCTGCCAGGAACCAAACAGGAAAAGATGGATCCTTGGGTTCAACCGATTTATGATAATATTGAATTCTTACTTGGCAACCAAAACAAAGACAAGAATATTTTTGATATGTGGATTGAAAAGGGCCTCATCGAGGTTGAAGCAATCACATATATTCGTGGACGGTCGTTGGCAAATGCATTCATCATCATCGATGAGGCACAAAATCTTTCAGTTCATGAATTAAAAACAATCATCACTCGTGCCGGCGAAGGCGCTAAGATTATTTTGACGGGTGATATTGAACAGGTTGATAATAATCTTGTTGATCCACTATCCAATGGGTTAACATACGCCGTCGAGAAATTTAAAGATGAGTCAATCGCCGGCCACATCACCCTTATGAAGGGTGAACGTAGTGAATTGGCGACGCTTGCAGCCAAAATTCTTTAATATGGCTTAGGACCCGAACCTCATGCGGACGCTGGTGAAATATCGGCGTCCTCATTTGCTTAGCTCCGTCTTGCCCCGCAGTGCTCTTCGCCTAGCTTCCCATCTTCTCCCTGCCCCGCAGTGCTCTTCGCCTAGCTTCCCATCTTCTCCCTGCCCCGCAGTGCTCTTCGCCTAGCTTCCCGCCCGGTTTGGAAGACCTTTTTAGCACCCTGTCTCGCCCTGGTTGGCCCCCTCTTCCGCCAAGCCCCCTTTCTAATAGTATACGTTCCAGAATAAATGTATAGAATTATTTTTATCATGGTAAGACGCCAGACTTAATTTTACAGTGTACCCTGAGGGAAACTTACTGTATGATGCTGTTGGGGACATATGCAATATAACCTAGCAACACCTTCGCCTTTCGGATTTAAGGCACCGATTAGCATTCCTCAGGATGCAGATGTAATCTTCGTAGCTGACATGTTTGTTGAAGATTATCCGTATGGAGGTGCTGAATTGACAACTGAGGCATTAATTGGGTCAAGCCCATTCAAGATCTTTAAGCTTCATTCAAAGGATGTAACGATGAAGCTTCTAGAGCAAGGTCACGAGAAATTCTGGATATTTGGCAATTTTGCCAGTCTGGATATGCAATTGATCCCTGCTATTTCTGCAAATCTCAGCTATTCTATTTTAGAATACGATTACAAATATTGTCGTTATCGCTCGCCTGAAAAACATGCATCAATTGAAGGCAAGCCTTGTGATTGTCACCAAGAAAACCATGGAAAGTGGGTATCAGCCTTCTTTGCTGGCGCGAAATCATTGTGGTGGATGTCAGAAAGTCAACAGGCACATTACACATCGTTATTTCCGTTTCTTCAACAAAAAGCATCGACTGTATTATCTTCGGTTTTTGATGAAGCAACGCTAGCGGCGGTAAAGATCTTACGTGAAAAGTATAAAGACCAGCAACGTCAGGGATGGCTTGTATTAGGTTCTACTTCATGGGTTAAAGGGACCGAGGCCGCCGAGGCTTGGTGTGCCGCGAATGGTAAAACATTCGAGACTCTGTGGCAAGTACCTTATTCAGAAGTTTTAGAAAAAATGGCGCAAGCAGAAGGATTCGTATATCTGCCTCAAGGCGGTGATACCTGTCCTAGAATGACAATTGAAGCCAAGTTACTTGGATGTGATCTTGCGCTGAACGATAATGTTCAACATGCTAAGGAAGAATGGTTTGAAACGCGCGATATGTTAACACTAGAATCGTATCTCTATATGGCTAGAGATAGATTTTGGAACGGCATTTATTCCGACATGGGTGAAGATAATGTTACGTTATCGGGATATACGACGACGTACAATTGTTTAACAAACGATTATCCATTCGTTGAATCAATTATGAGCCTTGCAGGATTTTGTGAGGAAGTTGTGGTTGTTGATGCAGGCTCTGATGATGGAACATGGGAAGAGTTGCAGCAACTTGCATCTGCACATGATAATCTCAAAATTTATCAATGTCGACGCGATCGTAATGAAAAGCGTTGGGCAATAAATTTTGACGGCCGCCAGAAAGCACTTGCAAGATCATTATGTACACAAGCCTTTTGCTGGCAACAAGATTCAGATGAAATCGTTCATGAAGAGGATTATGAAAAGATTGCTCGTCTGATTAAGCACTTTCCTAAAAATGTTGATTTGCTTTGCTTGCCAGTTATTGAATATTGGGGGTCGGCCGGTAAGGTCCGCTGTGACGTGCACAATTGGAAATGGCGACTCAGCAGAAATAAGCCTGGTCTAACACATGGTGTGCCTCGTGAATTGCGCAAATATGATGAAGATGGCAAACTCTTTGCAGCACAAGGCACAGACAGCTGCGATCCGATTTGGTTGCATGATTACAGCCGCGTTAAATACATGAATTTTTATACGCAAGAAGTTGAAAATGTAAGACAACGCGCTATCCAAGAAGAAGATGAATCGGCATTAGCAGATTATGAAGGATGGTTCAATGAAGTTGCGAGTAATCTTCCTGGCGTTCACCATTATTCGTGGTTCAATATTGGACGCAAGATAAAAAGCTATCAGAATTACTGGGGCCGTTTTTGGGAAAGCATGTATAATGTTGAACAAGCCGATACCCCGGAGAATAATATGTTTTTTGATAAAGCATGGACTGATGTAAGCGACGATGATATCGAAGCGATGGCCGCACGGCTCGAGGACGAAATGGGGGGATGGATCTTTCATAAAAAGGTTCAATTTGAAGCAAAAACTCCGCACATTGCGTGTAAACAATCGCATCCCACGCTAATGGTGGAATGGATTGAAAGAAACTCATTTGACATTGTTGAGGATGATACCGATGACGAATAAACAAATCAAAACAGTTGACATTAAGTCAAAATTAATTGATCTAAACTGCCCTATCGAAGATTTAGTTCTTGGTGATTATGATGCGATTGGCGAGCATACTGCAAAAAAGGCTCGTACACGCGATAATTCGATGTATAAATCAATTGGATGCTATTTTCGTCCGAACTACGAGCGGGGAATGCTTGCTACTGCAATGATCAAGCGTTATAGGCCTAAGCGAATTCTTGAAATTGGTTTTGGGCGCGGGTATTGGTCAACTGTTGCGGCAAAAACAATGCATGAACTAGACATTGATGGAGAAATCACAACCGTCGACGTGCAGTTTGACCAGGAACAAATCAAAAGAATGTCATCTATTTTTCCTGGTGAATGGCTATCTAAAATCAAGATGCATCAAGGAAGGTCTGTAGATGTTATTCCTACACTAGAGGGTGATTTTGATCTGGTGTACATCGACGGTGATCACACTTACCAGGGTGTTTTAAACGATTGGGAACTAGTCAAGGATCGTTTTACACAATTTGTTGTATTTGATGATTATCATTTACCAGACGTTAAAAAGGATAAGAATATAGATGTTGCGAGAATGGTGGATGAAATCCAAGGCTTTGAAAAAGAGTTAGTTATTATGGATCGTCTTGTTTTTCATGATGACCGTGCGCAAGAAGCTCGGGAATATGGACAGGTTATGTTACGTCATCCTGATTTTGCAGATCCTGGTCCCGAGTACACTTATGATTGGTAGGTCGTTATGGAATTAGTAATCATTACACCTTCACGCAATGCCAACGAAAATATGAAGGATCTATGCGCTTCAGTAGATCTTCAGGATGACGCACATTGGCGTCATATTATCGTTGATGATTGTTCTGATCCAGAAAAACGAGTAGATCAGGACGTGGTTCTGCGTCCGGATGGTTTGCGTGAGGTTCGTTTCCAGACAGAAAGGCGCTGGGCGCTCAGGAACATCATAGAGGTCGCCAGAGAGTTTCAAGATCGTGATGATGTCATCATTGGTACAGTAGATGGGGACGACCAGCTGACCACCAGTGAGGTCGTGAGATGGGTTCTGGCTGGCTATGAAGAGAATCCAGAGGTTGACGTATTATGGACGGCACATCAATGGGATATTAAAGAAGATATGAACGTTTCAAGGCCAATGCCTCAAAAAGTTGATCCATATGAATTTCCGTGGTGCTCATCTCATTTTCGCACGTTTAGGGCATCATTACTGAAGGAAGTATCTGATGAAAATTTTAAAGATGTCAATGGCGAATGGTTCCATCGTGCTTATGATCAGGCCTTAATGCTGCCTTTACTACACGTTGGTCGTCAACGCGGTTTCATAAACAAACCATGTTACCTCTATAAGATGGATAGTGTTTCTATTCCGTTAAATCAACGGGCTGGATCTGAAGTTGAACAAGTTAATAACGTCGCATTCATTCGCGCAAGAGGGTTCGTTGCACAATCATGAATGCGTATATACTTTCATGACCAATATTAAAATTCAAAATAGGGATCAGATACTTGGTGAAATATCGATGTTCACGACAGCAACGCGAGGCGGAGCTATCCAATATATCCCAAGGGTCATGATTGTTGGAAAAGATTGTTTGCTAAATGATTTGCATCCAAAATCATCTTCAGGCGCGTTTAGATACTGGACGATAGATGCCCACGCATTTAGTAGCAGAAGGATTCCTGAGTGAAAATCTACCTAAATCGTGAATCTAAGGCTGGTCCATGGGGCGGCGGCGTCAAGTTGGTTAACGCCCTTATCGATCAGCTTGTATCTGCTGACCACAATGTCGTGCACCGTCTTGAACCTGGCATTGACGTACTTGTTTGCTTTGATCCACGCCCCGCACCCTGGGGCGAATCCGGTGAAGATATTATCAAATATCGAGATATGAACAGCGGGTGTCGTTTAATCAACCGCGTTGGCGATGTTGGTTCACACGGCAAACAAAAGCTTACAGAGATGTTATGGGATCAACTTCCTAGATCAGATCGTCTTATTTTCCCGAGTCATTGGGCACTAGCATATCTTTGCACAACAGCTATTCATGCGCAACACAGCGATATCGCGATGCAGCTTGCAAATAAGGAGTTCGATATTATTCCGAATGGTCCAATGTCCGTTTTTTATGATCACCGCAAAAGTGAGCAGGATCTGAGAAGCAATAGAAAGATTAAAGTGGTTACACACCATTGGTCTGATAATCCCAAAAAAGGCTTTGAGCTATACAAAGAACTCGATGATCTTGAAGAATTTGAGTTCACGTATATTGGACGAACACCGACAGGCATAACGTTTAAAAACCACATTAAACCGATGTCGGCGGTCGATCTTGCTAGGGAGTTACCAAAGCACGATATTTATCTCACTGCATCAATGGAAGAGGCAGGTGCAAATCATGTGCTGGAAGCACTAGCCTCAGGCTTACCTGTCGTTTACTCTAATACAGGCGGCAGCATAGCGGAATACTGTTCGTCATACGGAATTAATTTCGAAGGATGGGATGTGACATCCGCAACGTCATGTATTAAAAGAGTTGTTACCGAGTATGACGTGTTTAAACAGGCAGCGTTGATGTATGATAATCGAGTTGAAGATGTTGCTTCAAAATACGCGGAGCTTATTATCAAATGAGACTATTACTTGATAACGTAAATTTGGGTTCAACAAGCGGCCCAAATAGTTTTGGTAGACAACTCACTGAGCAATTAATTCGTGATCAACACGATGTCATGAATACGATTGAGTTGTCAAGGGGGGGTAATAAGGTAAACTTTGCGCCTCCTGATATACAGCTAACATTCATTGAGGCGATGGTGAGAATTGAAAGTGTGCCGATGGTTCAACGTCTTGATGGCATTTACTATAATAGTGACTCACAATATGGCGATTGGTGGCTCCAGAATCAACGCATTAAAGAAACGTACGATAATGCGAAAGGCGTGATATTTCAATCACCATTCAGTAAAAAACTGGTTGAATCATTCTTTGATGCAAAACCCGAAACCCAAGTTACAATCATTGGTAACGGCGTTAATCTAGATGCAGTCGCCAGCATTCCTAAATTAGAAGATCCGATCCTCGACCCATTTGATGATGTATGGATGTGTGCAAGCTCATGGCGCCCACACAAGCGTCTTACTTCAAATATTCGCTATTTTTTACAGTTCGCCAACGATAATGATGTTATGATTGTTGCCGGTGCAGCCAGTGGACCATATTCTGATCATGAACGTGTAATCTACGTCGGTGAGCTGAACTGGTCAACATTAATCGCCTGTTATAAGCGCGCATCAACGTTCGTCCACCTTGCGTATCATGATAATTGTCCAAACGTTATCGTGGATGCGAGAGCTGCAGGATGTAAAATTGTCTGTGCATCGTGTTCCGGCTCTCCTTCAATTGCAGGTCCAGAAGCTATTGTTATTGAAGAAGATGAATGGACCCCAGAGCCAATTGAACTTTATAAGCCTCCGACCTTGAATTTTAAACGAGCTCGTCGAAATGGCATAGAATCCAATATCGATATTAGAAATGTAACAGAAAGATATCTGGCGTTTCTTGCTCATATAAAGGATTTATCATGAAGATTTTTGTATTACGCCCAAATGAAGATTGGGTCGTCGACCGATTCGTTAAAGAATGGTACGAGGCTAATCGCGAAATTTCAACACCTGATCCGCGCGAAGCTGATATCATTTGGCTAGCTGCGGGCTGGTGCTGGAACCATTTGCCCCAGCAGCTCCTGCTGGAAAAAAAGGTTGTTTGCACAGTTCATCATATTGATCCAGATAAATTTGGTCCAGATGCACAACGCGAATTTATTGCAAGAGATCAGTTCGTAGATTGGTATCATGTGCCATGTGGACAAACTGGTGCTGCTGTATCTGAAATTACAAAAAAGCCTGTGTTTATTCAACCGTTTTGGGTAAACCAACGCCTTTGGTCACCACTACCAAAATCTGATTGTCGAAAAAAGCATGAACTTCCAGACAATGGGTATTTGGTCGGTAGTTTCCAACGAGACACAGAGGGACACGATTTAATCACGCCTAAGCTTGCAAAGGGTCCAGATGTATTCTGCGATGTTGTAGAAGAATTAGCAAAAAAGAAAAAACGTCTGCTAGTTGTGTTAGCTGGATGGCGTCGCCAGTATGTTATTAAGCGCCTGGATGCTGCGGGTATTTCATACAAATATTTCGAGCGCCCAGATTTTGAAACAATTAATGAGCTATATAACACGTTAGATTTATACGTTGTCGGATCCAGACACGAAGGCGGTCCACAAGCAATCTTCGAATGCGCAGCAAATCAGACACCTATAATTTCTACGCCCGTTGGATATGCGCAAGGTATACTTGGCGTTTATGATAAGGGTGGCGCAATCTATAAAATCGAAGAGAAAGACGAACCGCTAGCGGGTCTTAGAGCTGCGATTAGGAATGCAGATACGGGATCAAATTTCGATAGAGTAATTTCGCTTTTCGGTGCACAAGGAATGGCACCTTATATTCGTTTTTTTGAAAGATTGTTGTCGACATAGTGTCTAGAAAAATCAATATTTCGATCGACGACGTATCGCCGCATCCACTTTCATCAATAGCCGTTGTTGATCAATGCTTTAAGATTATCGACAGCTTTCCGCAGGCGAAATTTACGCTATTCGTACCAACGGCGTACTGGCGCACGATGCCCGGCGGAAAAATAGATACGCGCAATAAAAGGCCCCTGTATCTCAAGGAACATCCAGAATTTTGTCGGCGTCTTAAGACATTACCAGCTTCAAATTTTGAAGTGGGATTTCATGGGCGCCATCATGGTGTTGCGGGGCTTTCAAACAATGATGAATTAAGACATCTCGACGGTCCTCAGTTACTCGCGTTATACTCAGATATGTGCCAAGACGTTGTAGATGCGGGATTACAGGACATTTTTAAACCAATCCTTAGACCTCCTGCAATGTATATGACCTCTGACGCCATACTGCATCCGCCCGTGACGCAAGCATTCGACGTTCTTGCTCTTTCAACTATGCCACATCACACCGCATGTTACGAGGGCGCAGACCGAACAGTAAACAATGTTGTTTATGCAAACGTGTGGCCCCCAAACACACATCTTAATGATGCTGGCCCAGACGAACATATTGAGGCGTTATATCACGCATGTACGTGGGATGGCGGTTATTTGTCGCCTAAGGCTGCAGATGAGATTATTTTGTGGCTTACTAACAATCCAGTTGAGTTTGCATTCATAGGCGATCTTTTAAAAAAAAGTAGCTCTACAGTGCACGACGTCAAGAAATTAGTATAAGATATGGATGTGGACGTCTGGCGCATTGGTGTTATTGGACAGGGCTTCGTAGGAAGCTCCGTTAGTCGTGCATTTAGAAAGCTCGTTCCGGGACTCGAGGTAGAAACGTACGATAAATTTAATGTTGATCGTACAACACAATCATTAGAGTGGATATCAAAAAACTGTAACGTCATTTTCGTTTGTGTGCCAACGCCCATGAATGAGGATGATACGTGCGACACAAGCATTGTCGAAAGCGTTTTAGATGAGATCAATCAATTTGCATCATCACAACGCTATGCTGACAAACCTGCGATTGTCGTAAAATCAACCATTTTACCTGGAACGACCGAGAAGCTCGACGCGGCAAACGCGAACATTGAGGTCGTCTTTAATCCAGAATTTTTAAATGCAAGATCGGCGTATCAAGACTTTATTACACAAAGTCATGTTGTTCTCGGCGGCAAATCTGATAGTGCAAAGGATCGAGTAGGGGAACTTTTTTCCCGCTTGCTTCCTGGCGCAAAAATTGTCAAATGTACTGCCCAAGAAGCCGAAATTGTAAAGTATGTCAAAAATTGCTTTTTCGCTACGAAAGTTTCATTCGCAAATGAAATGTATCAAATTTGTCAAGCACTAAACGTTGAGTATAGTGATATGATCGAAATTGCAACACTTGATGACAGGATGGGATGGGAACACTGGCGTGTGCCAGGACCATCGCCATCGCCAGAAGGCGCTATGATGAATGGATTTGGCGGCATGTGTTTGCCAAAAGATTTAAGCGCATTTATTCAGCTTGCAAAAACAAATGGTGTAACACCATCAGTTATGGAAGCTGCTTGGAATAAAAATCTCGAGGTTCGCCCGGGTCGGGATTGGGAAAGAGTTTCGGGCGTCAAACGAAAGAAATAATATCATGGCTATGCTAGATAAAGAAACCGCAAACGAAGCCTATGCAAATGGGCGATGTATTAAACTTTTTGCCCACGGCACCGACATTGCAAAGTCTGGATTTCTTCCAGGCGAATGGTTGCAAAAACATCTTGCTGCGGCCAACAATATCGAAAAGGTTTTTTTGGTTTTTGATAAAGACAACGTCGGTCTTTACGAAATTAACGAATAATCAAAAGTGCTAGTCAAATGGGTAAATCAAATGCGCATGTGATACCCTGGTATCATCGCCAGCTGACTACCCATTTGACTGATGCGCAAAATGTGATATTTTTAGGTTTGTCGGGCCCGGATGCGTTTGCATCACTTTTTAAGGCGTCGAATAAACAATATTATGATTTATCACTAGATAATTGGCAAATAAATGATGACAATTGGCAGATCCCAAGGGGGCTTGCGGATTTAGTTGTTTGCACAAGATGTCCATATTTTGCTGAAAATCCCGCCCGGTTTATAGCCCAATGTTTAGAATTGGTTAGGCCGGGCGGAACTGTTTTTGTCGATTGGGGTCTAGGCGACCATTGGCGGCAAGAGCCGTACAAGGTTGGGTGGCAACGTCATGGACATCACGAGGTTGTTGAGTATGGTTCACACACGTCCAAGTTATGGTCTACGTTTTGGGATCCATCATTCGAATTTGCGCCAGAAAGCGTACAATTTCGCGAGCATATTTCGAAATTCGGCTACGACGATGAGCAGACATTGACGAGTATTATCGGCGCAGAAGTGCCACAAATACTAACCCCACAACAATTGAAGCCAACTGCCGTATCATTGCTATTCTTATGGCCAGAAGCGCCTCAGTTATACATCTCAACAACTTATGTGAAGAATTAGCACATGGCATATCTCGGTCACAGCTCACTAACTAATTGTAAAATTTATGAATTATGCATGTCCTCCATTGAGGACAACGTAGATAAGCGTGTGCCAAAGAAAATAGTTGACCTTGGCGCAAGGCTCGGCGAGGGATATGGCGCATTTGGAAAAAACTTCCCAGATGCACATTATATTTTTGTTGAGCCACATACGGCATGTTTTCCAGAAATTGAAAAGATAATTCAAGCATATCCTGAACGTACAATTCAACATGTTCCGGGCATATTAGGCACCGTATCAGGTAAATGCCAAATGATTACGCTATCTAATGACGATAATCAATCAACGAACATGTTTTCCGATCGCAATGGTCGCTATGGCGACCCGTCCGCGATAATCGTCGACGTTTTTCCGTTTGATGATATTCTTAAGGACGTTGATTTTGCAAAGATCAATATCGAAGGCGCCGAGTATGAATTAATCGACGCTCCAGCATTCGATAATATAGAATCGTTTGTAATGGAAGTGCATAACGGCCTTTGTCCCAACAAGAAATTTGATGATGTTATTAGCACGTTAGAAAACAGATACGACCTGGTGTCATATGGAAATACAAAATACAAGCACTGCTTTGTCTCTGGGCGCCGTTGCGTTTGACATCGCAGGAATGACACACCTTCGGTACCTTATACCTGTAGTAGATGTTATTAAACGCGTGTATCCCGATGCTGATATACATTTTTTCCACAATGAAAACTGCACAAAGTATAACGCTGTTTCGAAAAATAGGACGCGTTATGATGAGATACTTGCGCTTCGCCCCTACATTAGATCAGTTGCTTCTAACAAAGCGATAATATTATCAAATGCATTCGACGCATTATTTTCTGTAGAAACTTCAAATGTCGATGTCTGGCGAGCGAAGCATTACGCCATTGCACATGGTTTTGACAGCGCCGCCGGCTTGGGACCTAAGTTAAAAAATACAAACTTTGATGGATATATCTGTAATGAACCATTGGCGAAAACTTGTAGGGAATATGGACAAGTTTATGTGCCGCCTGTACCTGTCCCCTTTTGGTCCCTTTCTGAGTCGCTTAATTTTGGTTCTGAGTTAACTAATACTGAAAAAAATCCTGTTGTATTTGTTCTATATCCAGATCAAGGTCACACGACCCTGGCGAATAATACGATTGATGAGCTAATCAATAGAGGGTATAGCGTTATTGTTAAACAGCGCAGAAAATGGCAAAGCGTCACACACAAAAACTGCAGAACAATTTACGACGAGTCGTGGTATCCAGCTGAACCCATAGCAATTCCATTATCGGCCGTTGCAACAGTCGGATTTGGCTCCTCGGCATATACAGATATAGTTCCGATGGGATTATACTATGTCAACGCTGACGTGCTATACAACGATAGGCGTTTCACCTGCTTCAAGCATCCTGATACAATGAATTATGTGCACTTGTCAGAACCAACGCCGAGCAATATCGCAGACGCTGTTGACAACGCAACCATCACAGACCTGCAACAACGTTCATCAGAGATTGATGATTTTGTAAGGAGCTTATTTGTCTGAACAAATTTATGCAATGATTACAGTTAGAACTGGCTCAAGCAGATTACCGAATAAGTGCTTACTTTCATTTTATGAGAAAACTGTTCTAGAACACGTCATTAATCGGGTAAAAACATTTGGAATGACGCCAGTTATTTCAACAACGCATCTTGACGCTGATGCCGCAATTAGACAAATAGCAAAAAAGCATGACATTATGTGTCATGCAGGACACGTGGAAGACAAATTATTACGATGGCGCGACACATGTAACGAATTTAATATCGATAAATTTGTCACTGTTGATTGTGATGATCCATTTTTCGATAACGAGTTAAGCAAGCTTGCATATTTCTCCTTACGCGACGTCGAGGTAGTCAAGCCTGATATGAACGCATATCTTGGTTCACATGGGTGGGCGCTACGCCGCTCTGCAATTGATAAATCATGCAAAACGAAACAATCTTCGAACACAGAAATGATATGGCATTTTTTTGATTCGTCAATTATTACGTCGCAATTTATTGCCCCCCGTCTACGTGCATCTGAACATCTGCTAAGATTAACATTAGATTATGAAGAGGATTATTGGCTACTAAGAACGGTAGCGAAGAATTTAAAATTTGATTGTGCCCGCGACGATGTAGTAAATTTTTTTGAACGCGCGCCAGGCCTAAGAAAAATCAATGACTTTCGTAATGAGGAATGGAAAAGAGGTCAGGAAAAGCAATGAGCGATCGATACACATATAAAAATGGAAAATGGTTGCCCGAGGCGCAGGCAAGCATCCACATTTATGATAGTCACGTGATGTTTGGCGACGCTGTATTCGAGATGCATCGCACGTTCAATCATAAGCACTTCCTTCTTGACGAGCACATCGATCGATTGTGGACAAGCATGAAGTACATGCAAATTCCAATCACTAAGACTAAACAAGAAGTCAGGGGTTTATGTGATGAAGCCATCAAGCGTAATCCGTTACCATCATGGGAAGAATACCGCTTTATGATTAACGTGTCACGTGGACCTCTTGGCATCTATAAAGAGGTGTTCGAGCTTGAGGACGGCGACAATTGGAATCAGCCCACATGGATTATCAACATTTGGCCACTTAGTAAGACCACCAAGACATTGGCCCATTTCTACGATGAACCAGCAGACGCACGCATTACCACGCAACGCCAAATCCCATCTCAGTATCTTGAAGCAAAGGTCAAGAATAGAAGCCGTATGCACTACATGCTGGCCAATCTCGAGATGAAGTCACATGGCCCCAAGGCTATTCCATTGATGCTTGATGATCAGGGATTCGTATGTGGAAGCGCTGGCGCCGATTGCCTCATGGTGAAGGATTTTAATCTCATCGTGCCCGCACGTCGCAACATGCTTCGCGGATGCAGCATGCAGTTCATCATCGATGAGCTTTGTCCTGCAAACGAAGATATTGAAGGGTGGGACGAGATTGAGGTTATCGAAAAGAACTTAGATCCATACGATATTCTTGAAATGGATGAGGCTATGTTTACTGGCACGTTCAATAATCTTTTGCCATGTAATAAGCTAAACGGCCAAGAATTCGGATCAGGCAAACTAAATAAACAAGGTCTCGGCTGGACAACTGGCGAAATTGTTAAGCGATGGAATACGCATATTACTCGTGAATACTGTGATCGATTTGAAGAGTTCGACTTCATTAGCCAGATCAGAGATTGGAAGAGAAACCATTGAGTAATGAACGTAAAATAGCACTGCTAGGCAGCGAAGGCCTTATCGGTAAGGCAATTTATAGACACTTCAATGGCCTGGAGCTAGATGGATATTCTTGGGATTGTCCCTACTTCGCTATTAGTCGTTTTGATTTGTCTCGTGGACATGATTTGACTGATGAATCGACGGTCAAAAAAATATTTGCAGACAATGACTTTGAAGCTATCATCAACTGCTTTGCATGGAATGATCATGTTAAGTCAGGAGAAAAGCGTGGTAGCATTTTGGATCAGTCCTATGAAGACTTTAAATCGTGTATGGATGTAAATGTGTCCGCAATGTTCATGGTTTGCAAGGAATACGCCAGATCACGCTTAGGTCAAGGCGGCAACATTATCAACTTCGGCGCATCCACAGGCATCGTAACCGCCCGCACTGACATGTATGATGGTAACCACAAAAATTGTGGCTATTCAACGTCCAAGGCCGCTGTTATTCATATGTCTCGTATTTTGGCAACACACCTGATCCACCTTGATCCCGATATGCGTGTTAACTGCATTTCCCCCGGTGGTGTTAAGGCCGATCAGTCAGAGGCATTTCATAAAATCTATAGTAATCACGCGCCAGCCGGGCGTATGTGTAATACGGAAGATCTTATGCCACCCCTGGAGATGCTTCTTAATGAACGTAACAGGTATATGGTTGGCGCCAACATTGTCGTCGACGGAGGATGGACGCTTCAATGAAATCACATGAGACAGAAACTGGCACCGAGTTTATCACTCCAACACATTTACGCCATGTAATGCGATATGTCACTGCCTCAAAATATCTTGAGCCAGGCGATGATATTCTTGACGCGGCATGTGGCGTTGGATATGGATCAAATATTTTAGTTGAACACTGCAAATCAGTTGTAGGATTGGACATGTCATTAGACGCATTAGAATATGCAAATGCAAATTACGCAAATGATAGAATCCTTTTTCGTCAACAGGATTTATCAAAGAAGTGGGGAGGAGACCTCAAGGACAAAATTGTAAGCGTTGAGACGATTGAGCATATGCCATTATCCGATGACGGCATTTACCCATATCTCGAAAATATGCGCACACATTTGAAGTACAACGGATTGTTCATCGTAACAACGCCATATTGCAAGACTACGGGACCAAGCCCAATTACAAAACAACACTTATGCGAATTTCAACTAGGCGAATTTGTTGAGCTATTACAAGCTCGTGGATTTGGCCAAGTTGACATTATTGCAAAACCCCACCCCGGACAAGCCGGTCGCTTGGGATATGCGACTGCGATTGCTCGAAAGCGATGAACTATGGAATAGTACAGGGACGTCTAGTCCCGCAGGTTGGTGAATTCATTCAGCGTTTTCCTGAAAAGGATTATCTTAATGAATTTGATTTAGCATCACAAGTTCAATGTACCCATATTGAATGGATTCTTACGAATAAAAGTGATCTGATGTATGGCGATTGTAACCCACTTATGAAATTTGGGCTTCATGATGTTGCGTACCTACGTCAACAATTTAATGTTGAAATATCTGGTGTGTGCATGGATACTTTTCTAGGACATCAAGGCGGCTTTCACATTGAAGATCATAGAAATATTATTGAAGAGCTTATACGCAAGTGTCAATTTCTTGGCATTAACCGTATCATACTTCCATTCTTGGAGGAAGCATCGATTCGACTTCCCTTTAAGCGAGATGAAGTATTAAACGGGTTGGAAACGATTCTTAAGTACACTGATCATGCTAACGTAGAATTTTCTATCGAAACAGATTTACGGCCAAAAGAGGTTGCAGAAACCCTCAATAATATGGATAAATTCTGTAAAGCATCAGCTACTTTAGATACAGGAAACTTGACCAGACTTGGTCATGATATCGATGCGCATATATCTGAGTATGGTGAACGCGTTACCAATGTGCATATAAAGGATGCTCTCAGAGGCGGCACAAGCGTCCCTCTTGGCACGGGAGATTTAGACCTTGGGGTAATATCCCGTGTGATAAAAACGTCTGGTGTTGATCGTGTGACCTTTCAAACTGCTCGCATACGCGGCGTAACTGACATTAACGTTTTTAAACAAAACAAAAGAATAGTAGAAGGCATTCTCAATGAAATCAATTTCTGAAATGATGAATCTGGATGGTAAACACGCTGTTGTTACGGGCGGACAGGGGTGGCTTGGACATGCTATGACGGATGCGCTCGTCGAACTCGGTGCTAGCGTTACTGTTGTTTCTCGTGGACAATCTGAATTATTCGCTGGTACAGAAATGGCTGGTCATATTTCAACAATCGAGGCCGACATTACTGATCACGAATCCATTGATGAGCTAGTATTACACCTTGGGCATGTTGACGTTTTAATCAACAATATGTGCGCCTGGCCAAAACAGCATGATTTCATGAAAGCATCATGGGATGATATAGATACATCATTCAGTAACAACGTCGTCGGCCAATTATACCTGACGAAGGAGATCGCAGCGCAGCATATGTCGATCGGCGGCAGCATTATTAATGTAGCGTCGATGTATGGAAAAGTGTCACCAGATCCAAAAATGTATAAGGGTTCTGGTGGCAACGCGCTTGAATATGGCGCAAGCAAGGCCGCTTTGATACAGGCGTCAAAGTGGCTTGCCGCGCATTTGGGACATAAAAACATACGCTGTAATTCAATTAGTCCTGGACCGTTTTCTCGACCTGGGTCACTTGACGGAAAAGGTTGGTTTGAGAAAGAGTTGAATAATCGAACGATGCTAGGTCGTGTCGGCCAACCCGAAGAGATAAAAGGTGTAATTATGCTATTGGCAACAAGTTTGGGGTCTTATATCACAGGTCAGGATATAGCTGTCGATGCCGGCTGGACGTCATGGTGATGCTACATCAACAAGGCGATTTATACAGATATGACTGGGATGGAGCATCTCTACCTTGGCGGCACAATAATGGAAACCTGGGATTTACAACACAATTTCCATCCAAGTATGCATCTGCGCCGTATAATGAGATACCGAGCATCATTGAGCGCTGCCCCCAAATTTGGTTTGTTAGTCGCAAAATTTAGCACGCTCATCAAAAAGAGAATTCAAAATGACATCACTTAAGCGTATGCGAAACACTTACATTATTGCGGAGATTGGCATCAACGCTTCAGGCGATTTCAATATTGCTAAAAAACTGATCGACGCTGCTGCTGACGCAGGCTGCAACGCAGTCAAATTTCAAAAGCGAGATATTGAATCAGTTTATACAAAAGAAGAGCTGGATCGTCCTAGAGAAAGCCCTTGGGGAACAACTAATCGTGAACAAAAGTATGGATTAGAGTTCGGTACAGATGAGTTTCTTGCAATTGACGCCTATTGCAAATCAAAAAACATCGAATGGTTTGTATCATGTTGGGATGAGCGAAGTATCGATTTTATTGAGCAATTCAATACACCTGTGCATAAGGTTGCCAGCGCAATGCTTACAGATAAGTCGTTTTTGACAAAGCTCGCCAAGACTGGTAAGCCTATGATTTTATCGACAGGTATGAGTACCCCAGCTCAAATCACTGATGCGCTAGAGCATATTAAATCCGTAGGAGGTCAGGTTGGATGCGTAATGCATTGTACCAGCACTTATCCCACATTGCCTGAAGAGATGAATCTAACTGGCCTGGCTCATCTTCGTACACTGGTACAGAAATCGTTTCCTACAAACATGCCGAGTATTGGTTTTTCAAATCATTATAGTGGACTCGTGTGGGCACCCATTGTTGTTGGATTAGGCGCCGAAGTTATTGAATTTCATATCACACTGGATCGTACAATGTACGGATCTGATCAGGCTGCCTCTATTGAACCTGATGGAATTAGAAAAATTGTTGAGCATGTTGAAATCGCAGAGCGTATGCTTGGCGATGGTGTTAAGCGTGTTTACGATAGCGAATTGCCGATTATCGATAAGCTAAGAAGTGTGAAATAAGATGAAGTTTGTACAAAAAGGGTGGGGTCACGAACTGTGGATCCACAATGATAAAATGTATTGTGGAAAGCTTCTTTACTTCAATAAGGACAAGAGGTGCAGCTTTCACTATCACAGGGTAAAACATGAAACCTTTTATCTACAGTCAGGCAAAATGACGCTACGAGTAATCCCACTCGACGAGCTCACTGAGACGTCGACAAACATTCAATCAATTGAGCTTAATCCAGGCGACATGTACGAGCTCCCACCGGAAACTGTCCATCAAATGATTGCGCATGAAGACTCTGAGCTGTTTGAATTTTCAACAGAACACTTTGACGAAGATAGCATTAGGCTTATCAAGGGCGATTAATGGTTTATATGTTCGATATCGACGGCACTCTTTGTAATAATACGGATGGCAAATATGACGACGCACTACCGTATGTAGAACGCATCGTCGTCGTAAATAAGCTATATGATGACGGTCACATTATCAAGCTTTATACCTCAAGGGGCAAAACAACAGGTATCGACTGGTCTGAATTAACTGCAAAACAAATGAATGATTGGGACGTTAAACATCATGAGTTAATGATGGGAAAACCTTTTTATGACATTTTCGTAGACGATAAAGCGATCAGCGATACACGCTTTTTTGCGTGAATTAGGAAAATCAACATGTCAGAAAACGACAACTTTAAACAAGATCTTGCGAAATTAATTCCTGAAGTTAACTTAACATCTTGGTCAGAGTATCGAGATGCAAGCGCATATCAAAAACATTTTATGCATTACGCCCCGGTTGGTGAAAGAGTATATTATGAAGCGCCAACTGATAAATTTAGAGTTATGCTGCAAGCGTCACGAGGCAATACATTCACTGGGGCCCCGGTAGAGTCACAAATTAGCGATGCCCAAACCAAATTAATGCAGCCGCTTGAGAGATTTGATAAAATACGCTATGATGAGCTGCTGAAGTTTGATGAAATATTGAGACGCGATGATGAGCTGCCGATTTTTTCGTCTAGCGAAAATTTTGTGGAGATTGGATTTAGGTTTCCGAAGCTATTGCAACATTATGAAGCGTCAGGGCTTGTAAAGAACGCGATCGGATATGACGTTGTGCCCTCAAATGTCGCCCTTGGGCGTGCCTTGGGATTTAACACAGGAATGATTGATCTAATGCATGATGAAAAATTTCCTGATATACATGACGCATCAATCATTGTTGCCTATCATGTTTTTGAGCACATTTCTGATCCGTATGGCGCGCTATGCAAATTGCGTGAAGTAGTATCACCACTCTCTTATCTTCATATTGAAGTCCCAATTGAAAATGATGCCCCATCATTACAGGCAGGTCATCTTTTCGGTTTTCATAGCGGCGATTTAAATTTAATGCTTAAGGAAGCTGGATGGTCTGTACGTCATACGGCTTATGAAAATATAATTGGGCAATCTGAACGCTGTTTTGCTAGCCCAGTAACTTAATCAAACTGATTATCAACATAGTAGAATATACTCATGAGCGATATGAAAGATGACAAGGTTCACTTGTCTTTACTTCCAACTGGCAAGCCGCATATTTCCTTTTCTGAGCTTGCGACATGGCTTGATTGTCCGTGGAAGCATCATCTTTCATACGTCCAAAAACTTAATCCGTTCGATGGAAATGAGCATACGTTTTTCGGAAATCATGTTCACCAAGGATGTGAGGATTTTCTCAACACAGGTGAAATGCCTATCGAGAAAATCTTGACGATGATTGCCGAAACCTGGGATAAAAATCAATATTCCGACAAAGATACGTGGATAATGCAGGCAAAGGAAATTCTTGAGGAATTACCGGCGTGGATGGATACAACGTTTCTAGATTGGGAACCGGTCGGTGCCGAGGCATTGCTTTACGAATCACTTGATCATCTAGGTCATCCTGGCAATATGTGGAAAGGTTTTGTTGACGCGACTATCAAGCATAAAACCAAAAGAGGTAAGCAGGTTATTAGTATTCTAGACTGGAAAACGACAGGATGGGGCTGGCGTGCACAAAAAATGCGTGAGTTCAAGACGAATGCCCAAGCTGCAGCGTATAAAATATTTTGGTCTCGCAAATTTGATATTGACATGAAAGATTTGAAGGCCGGATTTGTATTGCTAAAAAGAACTGCAAAGCCTGGTTCAAAGTGCCAATTAATTCAAGTATCAGTTGGCCCGAAGATGGAAGAGAAAGTTAATTCCTCTATTGATAAGATGCTGCGCGCAGTAAAAGCAGAGCACTCGCCGAAAAACAGGCTTTCATGTCAGTACTGTGACTTCAAGGCAACCTCGCATTGTCCTGGCTCATGAATGACGTAAGATAAACCTTTACTCACGCTGTTCTAGAATGTATTTTTGTCGTAGGGGCTTTCCCCTACGGCATTTTTTTTGCTTTGGGTAAAATTATGAAGAAATACAAAATACTAATGCTCGCGGACAATCCGCTAAATACTAGTGGCGTGGGATGTCAGGCGAAACACTTAATTGAAGGGCTTATTAAGAAAAATCGTTGGACGTTTCGCGTACTTGGCGGTGCAATTAGACATGTTGACTACAGCCTACAAACAGTCAACGCAGACTTCATCGTTAAACCAGTTGACGGATTTGGTACCCCAGATCTATTGCGTGAGATGTTACTGAAAGAAAAGCCCGATGCGATTTTTCTATTCACAGATCCCCGCTTTTTCACCTGGGTTTGGCAAATGGAAGAAGAAATTCACCAGATTTGTCCAATTGTTTATTGGCATGTTTGGGACAACGATCCGTACCCAAAGTTTAACGAGGTGTTATATGAGTCAACTGACCTCATTAACTGTCATTCACATTTGACATATGAACTCGTTAGTGAACACTTTCCTGATAAAACAAATTTTATACCGCACGCATTACCCAAGAGTATCTTTAGAAAATTACCTGTCGCTGAATCACTTACGCATAAGGAGCGCATCCTAGGCAAGGAACGCTTAGATCACTTTACTTGTATTTGGGTCAATAGGAATGCGCGTAGGAAGATGCCTGGCAATGTATTGCTGGCTTGGAGCAAGTTTGTAGATGCGCTAGAAGCGAAAACAGGAAAGCGCGATGCTACGCTGTTGCTACACACTAATCCCGGTGATCAAGAGGGTCAAAATTTACCGGTGATAGCAGATCACTTTGGAGTGAGAGACAATGTTGTATACTCAACTGGGCGCATCAACTTTGATGAAATGGCAATCCTTTATAACATTTCAGATTGTTGTGTTAACATAAGCTGTCATGAAGGCTTTGGCCTATCAACCCTTGAGGCTATGCAGTGCGGTTTGCCTATTATCGCCCAGAAAACAGGTGGGTTGACCCGCCAGGTCATCGATCATAGAGACGGATCGCAAAATGGTATTGCGTTAGATCCTGAAGTTAGGGATCTTGTAGGTGGTCAACCTGTTCCATATATCTATGAAGATCATGTTTCGCCAGATACCGTTGCTGATGCATTTATGAAAATGTATGACATGGGCCATGAAAAACGCAGCGAAATTGGTGAAAAGGCAAGGCAATACGTGCTATCAGAATTTGTCATTCAAGATACAGTAGACGCCTGGGATAAAACGATGCACGAAACAATCAAAAATTGGAAAAGTAATCGTAAGACGTCATTCAAACAGTGGGAAATAAAGGCACTATGAAAAAAAGAGTTATTTTCAAAGCACCAGCGCTAACAAGTTCTGGATACGGTGTTCATTCACGTCAGGTCGCAAAATATCTTATCGGTCTTGCTGAGCAACAAGAGATCGATTTATATATTAGTCTGGTTAGATGGGGTAATACTCCATTTGCCCTTGTTCCGACGATGTACGATGGGCTCGCTGGCGAAATTATGAAATATGCAAGAATGCCCACAGGTCCGGACGGCAAATTTCAAAAGTGTGATGTGTCTATCCAACTTGTGCTACCCAATGAATGGCAACCCGAGCTTGCTAACGTAAATGTAGGAATGACCGCCGCGGTTGAAACCGATCGTTGTAACCCGCTATGGATTGATCATTGCAATAAGATGGATTTGGTTATTGTGCCGTCGAATCACACGGCAAAAACTTTAAAAAATTCGGGTGAATTGACAACTCCTATTCATGTTATTCCTGAATCATTCATTGATGCCATTACTGAAAAGCAAAAAGATGTTGATTTTGGTCTAGACACCTCATTCAACTATCTTATGGTTGGTCAGCTTACTGCAAACGATTCACTTACTGATCGTAAGAACATTTACAATACGCTTAAGCACCTATGTGAAACTCATCAAAATGATGAAGACGTTGGCATCATCATAAAAACAAATTCTGGACGCGGAACGTTAATTGATCGGAGAGACACGAACGCCAAGCTAGTAAGTGTATTAAGTCAAGTCAGAAAGGGACAATTTCCTAAGGTATATTTTCTTCATGGTGAAATGGAAGATGAGGAAATTGCGGCATTATATCGTGAACCGTCTATTAAGGCATACGTCACGCTTACTCGCGGTGAAGGATATGGATTACCAATCCTTGAGGCGGCAGCATCTGACTTACCTGTAATCGCCACCGACTGGTCGGGACATCTTGATTTTATGAACGAAGGAAAATTCATAAAAATTGGGTACACGCTGGACCCAATTCCGCAACAACGCGTTGATAGGCGCCCGCAAGAAGAGTCTGATAGATGTATTTGGATGGAAGGTACACGTTGGGCAAATCCTGTTGATTCAAACGTCAAACAGGCTTTGAAAAAATTCAGAAAATCTCCTGATATTCCTAAGCAATGGGCACAAGAACTTGGTGACACTATTAGAAAAAAGTATTGTTACGCAGCTATTGGTAAAATGTACGATTCACTTCTTTCGCCGATGTTAAGAGGATAAGTTATGGGATGGATTATCACGACATGCTTATTAGGACTAGCGCTTATAGGCGTGACATGGTTTGCTGCTCACGTGATCACTAGATTGATTACGCAGCGAATGGATTTTGAAGTGGAGCTGGAAGATAGAGTTGACATGTCATTACGCGCCCTCGACGCTTGTCACGATCAGATAGCAATGATTGCAAATAAGCCCGTCTTTTTTGATAGTCCTGAGGTAAGAATGGTAGTTAAGGCAGTCCAGGATGCACGTCGCGCTGTCGTTGAGGTTATTGAAATCTTTGAAGAAATTGAAGTTGAAGAAAACGAAGATCGTGCGAATATTAGGGAAATCAAGAATGTTTCAGATGTAGATCCGCATAATCCTAAATCAACTGCGGAATTAGATAAGGAAACAAAGGCTGAACTCATGAGAAAAGCTCGCAATGGCGAAATTGAAATAATGACGCCGCAACGAGAACAACAATCACAGACAAGGGATATGCAGGACCATCACATGCCTAGTCGCAGTCCTAACGCTGCAAAGGCCGCCGCAGCAATTGCGCGCCACCAACAACGTCGCCGAGAACTAGGAAAGACGAATGGCTAAGAGCTCTGAAAAAACGATACCCGTTAAAGTAAAACCAGTTATTAAAAAGCGAGCTAAACGTAAGCGTCGCGTAAAACGTAGCGCGAACGTAAAACGATATTACTTTGATGCCGAAACGCAACGAAATATTGAACTATTTCAAAGCTCAGACGATTCTGCAGAGCGTGAACAGCTATACGTTAAAAACATCTATCCAGCATTCGATCAATTAGTTGAGAATCTAATTTGCATCTACAAATTTAAGGGGTTATACACCACGCATGAAGAACTAAAAAGTGATTGCATTGTATTCCTTTACGAATCGTTGCATAAATTCGATGGATCTAGAGGCACTAAGGCTTTTTCATATTTCAATGTCGTTGCGAAAAGATGGCTTATCGTTCGCTCCAGAAAGAGGGTCATTAACTCACAGCGTATGGTCAGTCTAGATGCAGTCGATCATTTTGGCAGACAGGAATATGATAAAATCGAAAAAAAGTATGGTGTCGCTGCCCATCTAGATCTGACTGTTCCATCACAGGATGATGAAGTAATTGGGCTAGAAAAGCTCGGACAGCTAATGTTGATGCTTAATGAAATTCGTAGTCTACTAACAAACGAAAATGAAATTCGTTGTATTGATTCAATTGTTACGTTATTCGAAAAGCGGGAAGATTTGCCGATGTTAAACAAGCGGGCGGTATTCACGTATATCAGGGAGATGAGTGGACTATCAGCTAAGCAACTCACAATGGCGATATCAGTGATAAAGCGTCATTATAATTCTCTTAAAATGGGCGACGAGTTTGGTATTTTCTAGAATCGCCTACGTACTGCATGAGACGCAATGTCAAAAAAACAATTAGTACAAGATGCAATTCAAGACCAAAAAGAAAAGCTCCCGGATTTCGATGAGCTATTGTTGGTTGCGACGGATATTGACGATCGTACGAAGTCATTATGGATAGAAATTTATACGAATGCAGTTGAAGATCGCGAGCGTGTATCGATTCTTTATACGGATATCTTTCGCGAAATGAAGGGCAATCCGCAGGGTCATATGCTTTATGGTCCGCTTGTAACAAAGTATCTTGAAAAAATGGCCAAAAGCAATGATCAACTTCTTAAATTGACTGAACAGATTATGGCGTATAAAAAGTCAGAAGGCGCTATTAACCCTGATGATCTTCTTGATCATTTTATGGATAATGAAGAATGACAGGTAGAGGCTCAGGTAGGGCAGGTCATAGAGCCGCATCTGCAGGAACGCAATTACCTGTTGAGCAACAGGATGACATTAATGCATTATCTTCATCACCAATGCCATTTATTCGTCGAGCCGTCGTGCTCGACGTATTTTATGATCTCACGTTATTAACCTCAGAAGTCCGTCAGAAAATCTCTGACAAGGTTGAAAATACGCAGATGGTTCCCCATATAAAGAGGAACTGTATAATGGCTCAGCAAATCACTGGAGACGGCTCGCGAACGGGATTGGCCAGGATTTATTATCCACTGTTGGATCCATACATTAGCCTCCCTGTTAAACCGGGCGAGACAGTCTTAACATTATTTGAGGATCCTTCAGCTGGTGGCGCAGATACGCCATTTTGGTTATGCAGGGCTCCAGCCCCGATTACAGTTGATGACGTCAATTATACACATGACGATCGTAAGCATGCGCTTACAAGCAATGAACAAGATGCAGTCGAAAAATTAGCAGGACCCGCGCCCGATGATAAGCCTGGATTTCCTAATGGTGCACCAAGTGATGATAGTTTAACGATTGGTGATTCTGAGGACGCGTACGATAAGATATATGAAGATTCGCTTGCTGCAAAACAGGCGCCAATGGAGGCAGTACCCAGATATGATAAGCGGCCAGGCGATCAATTATTACAGGGGTCAAACAATACATTAATCTCGCTAGGCACAGATCGTGTTTCTTCTGTCACAAGTGAAGATGAAGCAGATGTTGGCCGTGGTGCAATTGATATTGTAGCAGGTCGTGGTCTAGACGAGTTAACAGCTCCCAACAAAATTACAAACACTAGAGATAAGGATGAGGTTGATAAGACACCAGGTCTTAGAAAAACAGACGACGTCGTCGGCGAGGGCAATCCTGATTTCGAGAATGATGCATCACGTATCTATGTTGCAATGAAAACAAGTGTTGATGAAAATTTCGACATTGACATCTCCGACGGCGGCGAAAAATCAGATGGTGACAAGGCCGCTATAGCAATAAAGACCGATCAATTGCGCTTGATTGGTAGGGACGACATAAAAATTCAAGCAGACAATGGCGATGGCAGTGGTGCGGCAATCGTGTTGAAGGCAAACGGTGATATCATTTTAATACCGGGAGCACAGGGCCTTGTCTACCTTGGAGGTAAGTCTGCAAACCTGGCCGCATTATGTAATACAGGCGCTGGCGCAGCAGGTCAAGTACAAGGCCAACCGATTCTCAGCACAATGGGTGGTGTCACAGGTACGCCCGCTGGCGATCCGCACGGTAGTTTTTCATCCAAGGTGTTGTTGAAGGGTAAATAAATGTCCGGCGTCATGACCCACGTAGGCTTGCTGCAAGGCGGCCTCGTCAGTAATGACGCCCGACAATCGTTTGTTGATTTAACAAATGTATTGCTTGCAAATGGTACAGCCGATTTTTTATTCGGCGGCTTACCTGAGCCCGTAGTAGTACCTGGCAATGCGTTTCTGGCGCAAAGCTTCAACATTAAGCCAATTGAGAAACATGCCCAAACATTTCCTGTATGGCACCAGATTTTCATTGATACGATGTTTGAAAAAACTGCAGTTGCGATGGACGTTAACTGTGGTGGAGGTCAACTGGCACCTTTTGGCGACCCAACAATTGCTTTTCCAAACTTGAAGCTACGTGCAGGAATTGGTATTCCTGATTTCTTAATTAAGCTTCCATTACTACCTGCAAGCCTTCCTGATTTATTCGATATTTCGCCAGAATTTTTGCTTGAATTTACTGCAAATTTTCCCGCAGGATTATTACCGCCGAACATTCCTATTCCGTCTATTCCATTTTTACCACCACCAACGTTACCTGCCATAGGATTACCTGCGATATCAGGTATTGATTTGCCGTTTGATTTGCCGTCAATGCCGTCATTTCTGTTTTCGCCGGCTATACCTCCATTATCATTTAATATTACACTGCCACTTCCCATTTTGGGTTTTTTGCTTTGCGCCGTTATTAAGTCCGTGCCTATCATAATTGCAAAATTGTTGCTAGATATTGGTGGCTTCATCGGCGCGTTAGACAAGGGTCCTGCAGGTATCATCTTATTTGTTGCCATGATCGCGCTCGAGGTTATCGGTGCTTGTTTGGGCATCGAATTAAAAAATGTGTTAACATTTTTGGCAGGATTTCTTGTCTATGTTGAAAAACTTGTCTTGATGCTTATCGTCCTATTGGTCGGCATGATTTTCGGACAAGGGTTGCTAGTGAAGTTAGTTGCCACAACTATTGGACTAGTTTGATCAGGCTTGCAAAGGCAAGATATTTAGCGTTGTCCAATGGCTTCTATTTCATTCAAAAGTGTCGGCGAAAAAACCGAAACGCATAATCAACGGATCAAAAATGATGCTGTTGTTGTACCAATTGGTATTATGACTCCGCTACGCGCAGGGAACGACGCTGACGGCATTTTTAAAATGCATAAAAATATCACCGACCAGATCAAAGATAATTTTAGAAATCTTTTGCTGACAAATAGGGGTGACCGTGTAATACAGGTTGATATTGGCGCCGATCTACAACGTCTGGCGCTTGAGCGTGCCTCGCCTGACGATTTTGATTCTGAGGCGATGCTTCGTGTAAAAAGAACTACCGACAAGTATATGCCTTTTATCATCTTGGACAGTTTCGAATCTAAAATTATTCAACATGATGAAGACAGCGTAGGTCGCGTCAACATTTTGATCAAATATAATGTTCCATCACGAAATATTATTGGTCAATCTCTGGAATTGAATTTCTTCTTAGGAGGCTAAATGGCAGATACAAAAAACCAAATACGCTATAACAGGCCTCGTCGCTTTTTAGTGAAGGATTTTGAGGGGTTTAGAATTGCGTTAACGCAGTATGCTCACACATTTTTCTCGCCAGAGCGTATCAATGACTTGTCAGAAACTGGTCTGGGCGGCATGTTCATCGAGATTGCATCATATGTCGGCGATAACATGTCGTATTATCTCGATCACCAATTCGGTGAACTTGATGCAGACTCTGCAGTTGAAACAGCGAATATTGAGCGCCATCTTAAAGCTGCTGGCGTCGAAATTACAGGCGCCTCACCGGCAGCTGTTGACATTTTATTCGCATTTGAAGTGGATGCACAGCGAAATGGGTCGATATATGAACCAAAAGCTGCGCAGTTGCCTATAGTTTTGGCCGGCACGATTATTGAAGCCAACAATGGTGTACGTTTTGAATTAACTGAAGACGTTGATTTCACTAAGCGCAATGCGATCGGTGAATTAAACGCAAAAATCGTTGTCTCATCTGCATCCGCTGACGGTATTCCTACACGCTTTATTATATCGCTTGAGGGACCAGCCGTATCAGGATTTAGAGCTACCGAGACAGTCACAATACCGTCAACGTTTAAGGCGTTTAGGACGATTACTCTAGGCAATGAAAACGTGACTGGGATTATTTCGTGCAAAGACGCTGAAGGCAACAGTTATTATGAAGTCACATCATTAACACAGGACACAGTATTTCGACGGGTCACCAATTTGGCCTCAGACCGAGACGAAGTACCAGATAATCTTGAGTTGATAGCTGCGCCATTTCGCTTTACAACAGAGACAACATTAGACGGTCGAATAACGTCATTGCGATTCGGCGCAGGCGAAGCGAATTCGTACGACACCGATAATATTCCCGATCCAAGTGAGTTAGCGTTACCCTTATTTGGTAAACGTACGTTTCCTAGGTTTTCGCTTGATCCATCAAGCCTACTACGAACGCAAACGCTAGGTGTGGCGCCTGTCAACACGACATTATCAATATATTATAGATACGGTGGCGGACTTTCACATAATGCACCTGCCGGCACGTTAAGAACCCCCACAGATCTCAGGATGCGGTTCCCAAGTGGACCAACTGCCGCGGAGGCAGCCCGTGTAAGATCATCAATCGGTACTACTAACAACAAGGGCGCACTTGGTGGTGACTCTGCCCCAACCATCAATGAGCTTCGGTCAAGAATACCCGCGTTTAGAAACGCACAATCAAGAATCGTTACAGCACCTGACTTATTAGCACGTGTATACACCCTGCCATCTAGTTTCGGTCGTGTATTTAGAGCCGGCGTAAGATCAAACCCAAACAACCCACTTGCAACACAGCTACATGTTATTAGCCGGGATGCGCAGGGTCGCTTGACGCATGCACCAGACAGTCTCAAGTTAAATCTACGACAGTACTTAAATCCATTTCGTATGATCTCTGATGCTGTCGATGTGCTTGATTCACCTGTTATCAATATTCGTGTAGAATATCAAGTCGCCGTTTCACCGACGGCAAATAGGCCGCTTGTCATTCAAACGATAAATCAACGCATAAGAAAATTTTTGGATATTCGTGAAAGACAAATTGATCAGCCAATTTCGCTATCAGACGTTCGCAACCTTGTTTACAATAATGCGGGTGTAATTTCTGTAACTGGACTAAAGATTAGAAATCTAACCGGTACAGTAAACGGAAATGTTTATAGCGGTGTTCAGTATGACGTCCAAAGTAATACACTGAAAGACCATATTTTTCCTGCCCCTGGCGGAATTTTTGAAGTACGCTTTCCAAACATCGACATAATCGGAAGTGCAGTCTAATGTATCGTTTATTAAAATGCACAAAAGATGCATATGTGACAAATAGGATTATCAACAATTCCTATCGTGCGACAGATGCGAATACAGGTTATGCTGCTACGCTTGACTTATTTAAACTGTGGGATGAAAGCAAAATTTCTAGTGAAACCCAACCATTTGAATACTCAAGAATTTTAGTTCACTTTGATTTAAATCAGCTTAGGGCATTAACAGGCTCAATTCTTGATATAAGCGATCCATCATTCACGGCACATATTCGCCTTCGTGATTTAGTCGGCGGTCAACCTGTTCCATCGAATTTTACGACAGCGATATACCCACTGTCGATGAGCTTTGACGAAGGCGTAGGTCGTGATGTGGGAATATATTCCGATCTAGATGCATGTAACTGGATAACCTCTTCAGTCTCTAATGGACAAATTGTCTGGAATCTGCCTGGCGCCAATGCATCTGGCACTTTAGGCGCCAGCAATATTGATATTATCGATACAGGCAATCTTCTTGATGGCGGAGGCGTCGTTAGTTTGCTTAAGACGCAGAATTTTGCGACAGGCGAAGAGGATCTAGAAGTTGACGTAACCAACATTGTATCTGCGACACTTGCAGGAATTATTCCTGATGAGGGGTATCGCATTTCTTTCACAAATACTGTTGAAAACACATCTAGTTCGCTTTTTGTCAAGAGGTTTGCCTCTCGACACGTGTCGAATCCTCGCCTTGCGCCAAAATTGATCGTACGTTACGACGAGTCATACCACGACAATCATTCGAATTTCGTGTTTGATACATCAGGATCGCTGTTCATCTTCAATTCAGTTCGTGGGCAACCTGCGAATTTTGTATCAGGCGCCGCCGCATCACCCCTTATTGGTACATCGGCAATGACGCTAAAGCTTATAAGTGGCGCAATAGCCCCGCCTGCTTCCTCATCCTTTACTTCATCATACAGTGTTGATCAGTTTAGCTACGGCGGGAATTTTGTAACAGGAGTCTACGTTGCCAATTTTGCGCTATCATCATATGATTCAGCATTAATTCGTGAGGTTCAAGCAGCGCAATCCGCATCATTTACAACTGTCTGGGGGTCAAATGACGGCACCATCGCGTTTAAAACAGGAAGCTTAAGTGTACTAACGTCGAACGCCAATTCATACATTGCGGGGGCACGAAGCTATTCAGTAGGCGTAGGTAACATGCAGGTTTCATATACTTCCGCAGAGCAGCCACGCATCAGAGTAACAGTTTTTGATTCTAGCATTGAGGATGGACTATTTTTCTCCAAGCTGCCAGTTAGACGGACGGGTACAATGGTCGAGCAAATGTATTGGCGCGTTATTGATGTTTATTCTGGCGAGGTAGTTATCCCTTGGGACACAACAACAAATTCGACACGCCTTTCAACTGATTCAAGAGGTATGTTCTTTGATTTCTTCCCAAGTGATCTATCGATCGGCCGAGTGTACGGCTTTGAATTTTTAATCCGCGAACACGGTGAAGATATTGTGATTGATCAAAACCTTCCATCATTTAGAGTGATGCCATAACGGAATTTAATGGGCGACAATAGCGACAACGTACTTAAGTTTGATAGACCAGGTGTTTTTGTACCTGCCTTTACTAGGGCGGCATTAGAAAAGGGTGCCTCAATACAAAAGTATAGTTTAAGTGATTTTGAAGACACCAATCTGCTTAGCTCTACGTCGTTTAGATATGACCCACCCGGCACGGGTATGAAATCAACACAGCAATTACGCGTTGATTGGTCACAGTTTCAAAATCATGTTTTCTTTAACTCCGCTGAAGTTGCTGTCAATGTGGCGTTTGAGGCTATTATCAACAAATTTCCATTTGACGGATCAAGAAAAGAACTGGAAGCTTTTTTCGATGGACTGACAGGATTTGAAAAATGGGTTTATGATGAGTTCCCAAAGAATATTGGTTATCTAAATTTTTCCGGTTCGACGGGAGCGTCGTGCGGATCATATATTGAAGTAATAGATCACGCAGGCGTTACATTTCCAGCATTATCTAAAACGCAGACGGGACGTTCTGCATTAGATCCAGGGCTTGGTTCGATGGCATTTGAAATGCAATTGCATGTGCCAACAGGGATAAATGACAACCAAGTCATCTTACAAAAGTTGTCAGGTTCGAACAACGGGTTCACACTAGGACTGGTTGCGACTGGATCAACGAATAAGGCGAATGTAATGCTAGCATTTGCTAGCGCGTCAGCGCTAATATCAGTAACAGGTGCTATTGATAAGGGCGCGTTCACACACCTCGTCGCTGCATATGATCGCGAACCCGGAGAAAACAAGTTATATCTTTATGCCAATGAGCAATTGATCGCAACAAGCTCGACTAGCATAAACATGGGGACCATAGATTTCACCCTATCATCGATGTATATTGGCTCTGGTTCAATCACCGATACAACAACGGGAAGCTTTGTACCTGCCGCGACATTGTCTGGATCGTTAGATGAACTAAGAATTTTCCATGATATTAGAACATTGACTGATCAGGTTGCGTATGCTAAAAAATCGATTTTCGCGCAAGACAATTTACGCCTATATTACAAATTCAACGAACCTTCTGGGTCCCTCGCTTCGACGTCAGGTGATAGCACCAATAGGATCGTCCTAGACAGCTCAGGACAGTCCCTCCACTCTTATATTAATGAGGGTGGATATTCCATAGCCCTACGCGAGACAGGCTCCCTGGTCAATCCTATGACTCATGAGAGGCTGTCAAATAGCCCGGTTCTTTTCCCGTCATATGGTGCTGTCGCCGATCTAAACTCATCACTGCTTTTAACTGCTAGCACATACGATGATGAAAATCCAAATTTAATCACGAAGCTAGTTCCAAAACATTACTTCCTGGAAGGCCAGGCATATGAGGCACTAGAAACCGAAGACGGGAACATCGGCGATGAATACGGCGGTGATGGTATCCCTGGCGAGGGTGAGCTCGGTACTGCACAACTACTATCTGCGTTCTTGTACACAATTGCAAAACACTTCGATGAGGTCAAATTATTTCTTGACGCCTTCGGTAAATCAATCTTTGTCGATTACGAAGACTTCGACGTTGCGCCAGATCAATTGCTACCGTTTGTTGCGTCATACTATGGATTTGAGCTTCCAGGTATGTTTTCAAATGCTACATTTGAACAATTTATCAATGCAGATAATCTAGATCGCACCGCCAGTGTCGGCGAACTTTCTTTACAGCAAGTACAAAACGAAATTTGGCGTCGAATTTTGGCGAATTTAACTGAAATTGTTCGGTCGAAAGGTACAATTCATAGCGTTAAGTCGTTTATTAGAACGCTTGGCATTGAGCCTGATCAGAATTTTAGAATTAGAGAATTCGGGGGCCCAAAGGTAGGTAAGTTAGGAGCCTCTCGTGAAAATAAAACAAACGTATCAACGTTATTAGAAACTTCGGGATCAGAAGATACCTTCTCGCTAGTTTCTCCACCGTTATCAGGTACAAGAGTCGAGCCAGGCTGGCCGCTCGTTTCATCATCACCTGATGATGGTTGCTTCACATCAGGTTCCTGGACTGTTGAGGGGATTTATAGATTTCCCATTACTAGCGCTAATGCAACGACACAAAGCCTAGCGCGCATGACCGTCACTGGATCGGCATTGACGGCATATGGACTGACGTTCAACCTTCTTGCCCTTTCATCATCGATGCCTAATTCTGCGTCGTTAACGCTATACGGTAAGCCGGGTTTCGGTAATGATGCAAACAAGCTACAATTACAATTAACTGGCGTCAACGTATACGATGGCGAACAATGGCATGTATCTTTTGGCAGAAATAGAAACGATGAACCAGCTGCAGAACTTGAATCGAATTTTTCATCATCGTATTTTATTAGGGCAATTCGTCAATCAAATGGTACAATCTACGAAGAACATGTGACATCATCATTGTTTCTTGAGAATGCGTCAAGTAACCAAGATATGAATACGCTGCAACATATAACAGCAACGTATAATGCACAAGGTCCCACGCTTGGATACGGATTGCAAACTTTTGATACTTCTTCTGAATTTCTTACTGGAACAGATGAAACAGTTGTTGCGTTTAACGGTCGTTTAGGGCATTTACGTTTTTGGTCGAAGGGCTTAACACTTAATGAAACTAGAGAACATGCACAGAATTATCGTTCGCTTGGCGTCGAGAATCCACTAAAAAACTTCAATTTCATAACAACTGAATCTGGATCATTTGAACGCATACGAATTGATGCATCAACTGATCAAATAGTTACGCAATCTAACGGCGCCGGCGAGCTTTCGATTTTTGATTTCTCGCAAAATGGGTTGCATCTGACAGGTTCCGGCTTTCAAGCATCAACAGCCATCATTCTACCTGAAACGTTTCGCTACAGCATTATTTCACCAAAGTTTGACGAAGCTGTTACAAATAATAAAGTAAGAATTAGGAGCTTTCAAAGTTTTGAAAATGTTCAACGTTATGGAGGTCAGGTTTCGCCCATTTTTGAATCACCTCCTAGCGAAATTCCTGAAGATGATCCACGATTTGCGATTGATATTTCGATTGTTGATTCGTTAAATGAGGATATGATCAATATTTTTGCAACACTTGATTCTCTAGATAATGCAATTGGTGATCCTGAACTGATTTTTGCAGAAGATTATCCAAGTCTGCAAGAGCTACGTGATATCTATTTCAATCGCCTAACTGATAAAGTTAATCTTAAGGCGTTCTTTGAGTTCTTTAAGTGGTTTGATGCATCTGTTGGAATGTTTATTGAGCAGTTAATTCCAAGGAAAACACGTTTCCTTGGAACGAGTTTCGTGGTAGAATCACATATGCTTGAGCGCCCCAAATTCCAATATCAGTACGAAGACGTGTATATTGGAATTAACAATCGACATGGTCTCAAGGGCACCTTACTTCTTCGATTAATCACAGGACAGATAAAAAGGTATTAATGGCTGCCGTACATCCACCATACGTTGAAAAATCGAATAATAGAACCGACGATGTACCCGCGTCTGGTGGTATTGATACTTCGCTGATTGATTGTGTACGTCAGGGTGTTTCCCTGAGGTCCAACAAGCACCGTTATTGTGGTACACAACCCAAGATTTGGGCAGGCAACCTTAATCATCATCTTATAAGACAAGTATTTGGTGTGCCAGGAATGTATTCCGATGGTGATCCGTTTGCTGATAATAAGAGTCAATTTAACATTGAAGCTGTAATTGATCACTTCGCGAGTGGTGGTATTTCTGTTACAGATGCATTCGTAGGCGCTGGCGACGATGATGGATTAATTGAGTCGTTTGACGGAGCAATTGAAACATTTGAAATTAGAAATAATGTGTTATATCCAGGTCGGGATATCGTAACAAAGCAATTTCGTGGCCAATTTACTGGAGGTAATATCAATCGTCACCGTGCGGGTGACAATGTATTGCAGGAAAAAACTTTCGATGCTCCATCTGTATTGAGCCCGTTTATCGACGTGGGTACCTTGGCAGCATCGTTTCCTAGGATTATTATTAATACAACGGGATCAGATCTTCCTGAAGCAACAGTGCCACGTCCTGAAATAAAAACGTTGATAGTACCATTTGACGAAACTAGGGGTGTTACACCATCACTTGCGAAGAGCACAATTATGTCAGGTTCTGGGCGCGAACATTTTATGACAGCGTTAATGCAGTTGTCGGGATCAACCGTCTCTGAAGCATTATCTAGAAATACATCAACAACCGCCGGTAGCGTTTATCATGATTCGCCATGTGGCACCAATTCAATTGCATTTGGTGGTCTGACGCGCTATAAGGCTATCGGGGACTAATTTATGAGCACACCATTTAGAGGCGTTCCGCCACGTTTGTTACAGCGCATGCGTGATAATAAGGCAGGCACATTTCCCACAATTAAAAGAACGGGAGATAGAACGCGTAATGGAGTGCAAAATGATCCATTCGATGATAGACGAACAATTGTCTATACGACCGCGAGCAACGTAGCATTTCCACAGCGTTTGTCAAGCGATTCGGTACATTATGACTCAGCACTGAACCCAACTGGGAAGTTTATAAACGTATCAGGCAGTGTAACTGCAGGCGTTAGTGATTCGCTAATTACACAATCAACAGTCGTCCAAGCATTAGGCGCATTTGTTGAGTCACAATTACCTGAACAGGGTCGTTTTACTGATTTTTATTTAACGGGAACTGATCCTCTATTGGTTGGTCCCGGGTTTGAATCCCGACTGGCATCCAAAACAACGTTAAGGTTAACACTACCAGTTGCGTCTGCGTATACGATGTTGTCAACGACAGCATCAATGATATATTATAATGAAGTTGATGCTACATTTGAATTAGCGGGAGCTGGTAATAGTGATGCTGTTACTAACCCTGGCGATCTTGGAAAACCACTTAATGTTGGCGCCCTTGGATCGTGGCATAGTGATGTCTCGATTGTGAACTTTGGCGGCACTGATGCACGTTTATTTGGACCGTTCGGAAATAACATTATTTCAGGTACCAATAAATTGGGGGGAACAAATTTCGGCGACACTTCGGCTATTGATGTTGAAAATGGTGTTATGAATACGTTGCTTTCAACTATAGGTCCTGACTCGGCCCTGTTGAACGAAAGGCTAGCGGCGACGAATAATCAACAAGTCACGCTAAACCAAATACAGCATCCATTTTTGTTGGAAAAGGTGCATGTTAAATTACCGATCCAGGCTGGCCCGACATGGTTTCAGGATTACACACAAACGCAATTTTTAGCTTATACATACGGTGAATCAGTTGGTGTCTCAACAGACATCACGGGCGCAATAGCAGATGTAGGCGGCCCTGCTGTTACTTTTGCATTACAACGACAAGACGCGAATAACCGTCGGGAACTAATTCTGAGTGGTGTAATCATTCCAAGCGGCGATAATATTATTACACTGAATACAATGACACATCTTGAGGACGTCGGTATTGTACAAACTACAGACGCACCTGACCCGGGCGCTGCCCATACAACACCTGCAGGATTTCTGTCATTTGGAACTCCGTCTGTCGTCATAACGCCTGATGAAAATTCTCAATTCACAGGTACAGTAGAATTTCATGCTCATGCCGCTGTCTCAAACGGCGTTATTTCATCACATCGTTATACTGGAATTGCTGGCGACACAGAGGTTCCGACAAACGCATATGAACAGGCAACATTTAATACATCGTTAGTTTATGGTATCAATCCATTTGGTAGAGCGATGGATCTTCGACCTTCGGGTCGAAGTTACATGGGAAAGGAATATGTTGCGCCTTCTTATGCTTCATCGCCTGATCCGCTATATGAAGGTACATCGGATCCATCGCTTGATATTTTTGCAATAGAAAAAAGCAGCGCATCACCTTATTTGCTTTTGCCCGGCGACAAAATTATACTTAGCGTGAGCAAGTATAGGCCTGTACGCGATCAACATGCAACAGGCAGCGTACAATTATTACACAGCGCATCAGACCTAATTCTAGGACAATTGTCTGGGTCGCATGATTTTGCAATCGGCGCTGGTAACATTGAATTAACGATGTATGGATCGCTTATCAAGGCGCGAAAGGAATTTCATTATGGCGGTAATCAGCCCCTTACGTCACTGAGTGTCCATGAGACGCTGAGTTTCGATAGCATTGGGCTTGACCAGTTTGACGTTGAAGCTCCAGTTGTATTTTCGGGAAGCTATGTTGATGACATCATCACGGGAACACTCGGCGTTGTAAATGGCACGATTGTTAATACACGAGGCGTCGCCGCCAGCACAGTTACAACACGGCCCATAGGCGTAGCGTCAACAGGCTCACTTTCTAGAAATGTTCGCCTTATAACGTCAAACGAAAGATATTACGATACGCTATTACCGCCGGCAGGAAAAATCACTGTCATCGATGGCGGTGAAGTTTGGAATCAGAATAATAACGACTGGAATTATATTCATCTTGGCCCAGCTAATGGTCCGGGCGATATTGAAACAAATACAAAATGGTACAGATCATTTCCGTTTGAATCAAAATATGCAGATATCATTCGACAACGTAATCCAGGGTCTGATACCAGCGCTACTGTGTATGTTAATACAACATTTGCCCCCGGCGTAACAACTGACGTGAGCATTATTAGTCAGAAATTTACTGTTTCAAAGCATTTCACAGATACACCTGGTCCGGGATTTGTGCTATTTAATAATAGCGCTGGTAATTACATCGGCCAAGAAATAGCCATTAAGGCATTTTATGGATTCGGTAAGGGAAGGAATTACAATCTTGTTAATTCCGGTATTGCTGACGGCTCGCCGCAAATGAGATTGCTTGGTGGAATTCCCGGATCAGACGGCACGAATAGCTATATTAAGGCTCCGAACGTAGAAATCCAAGGATGGAAATACGGAATAAAAAATGGATTGCCACAAAACTCGTCGATGGTATTTCGTCGTGATCACTTTGGACAATTTCGCGACATGCTCGAACAAAGACAGTTTACTCGCTATGCAGGAAATGGCATAGGTCAGGGAGCCGTAAGAGTACGATTTACGTTACCAGATGCTGCAGACACAGATAGTTCAAATTTAAGCGCATTTGCTACTTCATCATTACCGTATTTTGATGGTCATGCTCGTAACAGAGGTATAGAGCCAAGCGTTGATCTAGTTCAGGTCGATATACCTGATGTAATTTCACCTGGTAATTTTAATCTTCCATTAGCCAGTCCATAATGGTGAAACTATATGCCATTAGCTAATGCAACAAGATCAGTAACCCGAATGAAGGACGTTTTGGGCCAGAAATTTCTGGTTCAAACTGATAAAAATACGGGCAAGATTAGGCAAGTTATAACGCCTACTCACTTTCGTGTAGGTATTAGTCCATGTGACGCAGTATTAACGGTGACAGGTCCACTGTTTTCACTATGTGGTGACTCGACATCTGTTATTTCAGGTAATCTTATCGTTTGTGGTTCGATTATTGGCGCCACCACACAGGATTGGGCAGCAGTGTTGGCGGCAGATGAACACTCAGAGGGCTACCATCCTACACTTAATGGCGGTAGTATTATTAGAGGTCTTGGCGTTGAAACAGGTGATCTTAACGCTGCGCATCCTGTAACAATAATAGGCGGATCAACTGCAACTTCGGCAAACGCAGCTGCTGCATCATTTTTAGGCGGGTCTGGTACACTAACTGGTGACGGCGGTGATGCACGGCTAGGCGGCGGTTCAACCGAGGGGGGCTCAACAGCAGGCAACGCATTGATTACGGGTGGTAGAATACACACCTCAGCGTCTACACCAGATGGGTACGGTGGAAACGTATTTATTCAAGCTGGTTTATCGGGACGGTCGTCGACCGGCATGCCAACAAATCTTGTCGGGACTACGTTTCAAGGCGACTTTGGTATGGCACGAACATATGTTTCAAATCTAAAGATTGAAACGCCGTTTGCGGGCGATGGCTCGACCGCACCCGCAACGATTGATACACCTGTTGTAACGTTATTCGACGTTGAATATTCAAGTGGCGCGCCAGCGTGGACAGCATCATCGTCATTGCATGTTCGCAATACTCCGCCCGAACTGGGCGATAGCATTCATGGTCCCTGGGGTGACACGTCTGTCCAGCCTGGTCTAGAAACACAAGCTCATACGGGAAATGTAGGTCATTTGTGGTTAAATCCCGGTGTGGCAGGAAGCAATATTGCAAGCATTGAAGGCGGAGTAACAAACGCCGCTAACACATACGCATTTTTGGCTTATCCAAGCTTTCATATTAAGCGTACAAATTTTGTCGCCGCCGGTGGTACAACGTCAAATGGATTTGGCGTTCTTGCCAGCGATGGAGGTAATGCTAGCAACACGCAAGAGTGGTGGGAATTTCCTCAATGTAGAGTAACGGGATCATTTACAGAAGCGATCTTTCAAGAAACAACCGGTACGGGCAGCTTTATTGCAGCTGGTACGCGGCTGGCGACATTAAGATCTGTATTTCCGAATCATGGGGCGCTTGCATGGATCGATATTAAAATCCAGGGTGTTGCATTCGCGCGAAGTACAGGATCACTTAAGCAAAGACAGGTTGAAGCTATTTATACGCGTAGGATGCGCCTAAGTGGATGGAATAGAGATTTTGCGATGTTTTTGCATGCCGATGATGCGAATGCGGATTATACATACGATTATCTAAGTAAACCAATTATTTCATCATCATATACAGCCGAAATACCTCTACCGACGGCGACCTCTTGGAGCACGAATCTTGTAATTACTGGATCTGAAATTGCACTTGACTGCACAGGTAGCGCAAACCATAATATGCTTTGGGTCGCGTCATGGTCTGCATGCAGCGATGCAATTGCTAGCTCTGCGGGGAACACTTAACCCATGGCATATCCAGAAGGCGTATTTAAGGGCATGGGCCTATGGCGCGCAGCTAACGCTGCGCAACGTGATGCTATTACGTTTGACGATAAACTTGAAGTAGGCGAGCATTGTCTTTTATCTGGTGGCGGGCTTTACGTTTGTTTGACGTCGACCCCGGCCGGTTCGACATGGGCGGCGACAATTGAAGCGGTTGCTGATTCCGATTGGGTCGTATCTGGCAGCTCACTATACACGACGAGTTCACTCGTTATAGGACAAGCAAATAAAATCGAAGACGTCTTACCCGATGCGTCTTTTTACGTATCAGGATCGATTGGCGGTAGAGGCATTTCTGGTATCGCCGCATTTGGTGGCGACACGTTATCATCAGGCTCATTTATCGCTGAATTCGGGTTTTCCGGATCACATACTACGTTAATCGACGGTTCGTCTGCCTTTGTTGCCGGTGACAATATTCGTATTACAAGCGCAAGCAACGGTGCTGTAACATTTCACGCGATAACAGGATCAGGCACCGGCGGTGGGGCCGGTCTCTGGGTTGATGAAGGCGTTGGAGGCGTTAGCCAGACAGGCTCTATTACGGTCGGTGGTAGCGCAGGATTTGGTGGATTTGTTAGTGCGTCATTGGGCTTTTCCGGATCTCTTCATCGTCTCATTGACGGTTCACCTGCATGGTTGCCGGGTGATAATGTACGCATTACTAGTGCAAGTAATGGAGCTGTCACCATTCACGCCGTCACCGGCTCGTCCATATCAGTATTTGACGCAGCTGTATATCACGGATTTGCTTCTGGATCATTACAATGGTCATCAACAACATGGCATGATGTAACAAACGTGGCGAACATTGAGGATGTGATAGTTGATGGCATCACTCGTGTCAATAATCAATTCACGTTTGTTAGCTCTGGATACTATAAGATCGATGCATTGTTCAATGCGCTTGGCATCGACAACTATCTAGGCTTTAGGTTAACATCATCACTTGGCACAACAATACTCCAGCAATCAGATTACATTAATATGATCGGCCAACATCGCGCCAATCTCAGCGGCATCTTTGAAGTAACAGGTGTAGGCGATTGGATGGCACTTGAATATGCCCAGGCAAGCGGCTCTGTATCAACCTGGCTACCTCTTGATCCGCTTGACGGCGAAAATATGCATTCAGTTAACATTAGCATCAATTCTATTAAGTTCACATAATAGACCTTTACCACCTTCATTAATAGCAGCACCATAATTTCTAATAGCATATGGCCGGATTACTAGATAGCAAAAAGCGTATTTTTGACACGATCGTTACAAACGAGGGTCGTCGTCAAATGGCGCGTGGCAAAATGCGTATTAAATTTGCTACATTTACAGACCAGGATGCATTTTATGAATATGATCCAGTAAGTGGATCAACAGATGCATCCGAGCGTCCACACATAGAGGCATTTAGTAGACCGCAGGATCAGATTACTTTTGAAGCCGATAATGTAGGCAACTTGGTTCAATCACCGGGTGGCAATTTCTCTATGAAATCTGGTCATATTCTTGTGCCATCTGGTAGTAATTACCTTAATTTTCCGCCTGTAGATGAACGAAAAATACTTGCCCAAGGTGCTTTAAGCTCATCATTTGACGCATTCAAGCAACTATACGCAATATCAACGACAGAACCATTACTCGATTCAAATGAATTTAATCTCAGTCGCCAGAGCATTAATTTTGATATCACTAACGCGCTGCTAGTAGATCAACAAGGCACAGATAATGCATCGTTAGAGGCCATCGAAAGCTTGTTTCAAGATAAAAGACTTTCGCATTCGCCCAACTTTAAATACTTGCCTCCGATAAATTCACCCACGTTAGAAAATCCAATAGGCACACCTCTAGCAGATTATCCGAGGCTTGATCAAGGCGACACGTTCTCGCTTAAAGAGCTTATGGGTGACTTGGAGGATACACAAAAAACTGTCGTCAATTTTAGCGAAACATCGACAGATAGCAATATATTCGGTCAAATTTTTGATGTTCGAGTTCATCGTGTCATTAAGCTTGACGTGATTGATTTTGGCGATTTTGTCGGTGATGATGGTGACAATCAACACGTATTTTTCGTTGGCAGAATTTTTCAAGATTCTCGCGGATCAGATACGTTTGTTAACATTTTTACAATTATTTTCTCATAATCATGCGTATTACAGCACCAACTAAGAAGAAGGATGATGACATTGTTATCGTCAATTCTGACTTTGCAAGAATCTCCCGAGTATCGCGTGAACGAGGCACATTTTCATATGAATTTTCGTTTACGGTTGACCAACTTAAGGCTATTAAACACGATTTATCAACAGTTCAAGTTTTGATTCGCAGAATTCCAAAATCAAAACCAACAAGTATTTTTACGACCAACGAAAATGAGCAGGCTGTGAAACCTGCGTACGCAATTGCAGGATTACTTTCGGGTGCAGCGATAAAGAAGGATTCAAAATTATCGAATCTGCAATCTGCATTCCAGATGAGTTCAACGGGCGTCAAATCAAAAATTGCAACATCGCTTGCCCGTCTAGTAAAGAGTAGTGAATCTGAGGCGGCGGCAGAACTATTGCTACCTCGTCAAAAATCGATTGTTTCACGACTTGTTTCGACGCTGAATTCGCAAAATAGATCAGCGCCAATAATGAAGATTGCTTCTAGCGTACAGCCAGTAGATCAAAGTGTAGGTAATATTCAGGCAGCTGCATTAACACTAATCCTAAATAAAAAAATAGATCCGTCTGCGACTCTTGGAATTAACACGCATATTGTTTCAACACAGCATGCTTTTGCAGGAACTTCACCTAAAGCAAAAATAACGACGTCGACGCCTAGATCCGTTGCGCTAGGTGCAAAGCTTCTTTCATCAATGGCTTCATTGACTGGAAAACCTACGAATCCGGAATCTGATGCCAATGTTTTAGCTGACGTTGAAATACCTGTTATCGAAGAGACGACGCAACGCTTCGTTGAGGTTACACAACAGATGCTTATTAATCAAGACGAATTAAAAGACGTCGATAAGTTTGTCGTTGAAATGAAACTAATTGGCGAAAACAATAGCGTAATTGCAACTATCACAAAGACAGTACCGCATAGAAACCTGTTAACTATTTTCAATACGCCTCGTGAGGCCCCACTTGTTCAAATTGCGCCTGTGCAATTACCAGGTAGGAACGTAATTGAGCTAACGCAACTCGATGCAAACGCGTCATCAATTAAGATGTATCGAAAGACAATCACACGCGTAACAAATGTAAACGATGCATTGTCTATGGCATATGCATTTAGCGGCGAATTTAGCATATCTAAATCGGACGGGTCAATAAAGATTGTTGATAGGGTCAACAATAGTAGCACGATAATTTACAGATTTATTGCCGTCGGCCCAAACGCTGAAGTTGGTGCTGAATTCACTAATATCATCGTACCCGGCACGGGCCTTGGAATCAATAGGCGAAGAAAAAGCATCGTGCATGCAGCAATCGATGTTATCACTGAGGGTGACTCATCTAGAATACGTCTCACAAACATCGCCAGAGGCCCTGTATCGTTAGCGCTTCAAAGACGTAATCGAACAACACATGAATCTAGTTTTTCATTCGTGGGTCAACCAAGGCCCGTTATTCTTTTGAATAGTGATGACGATATCGAGTTTTTGGACAACGGTGTAAAACCAAACAACATCTATGAATATCGTTGTTTGCTTTATTTCGAATGCGGATCAGAGGAGCTTTCATCTGCATACTTTCTTTATGAACACCCGAATGTTGATCAAGACGGTGTAGATATATCAACAACTGATCCTGTCATACAAAAAATCGCAAACTCCGGTAAATCAACCAAGATTGGTAACAGGGCGGTGCAAGCGGGGTTCAATGTGAAGTTTTCAATTAAATCAGAACTAGATGAAACAAATTTAGATCAAGTAAAGAAAACACTCACCCGCCAAGGTATCGCAGGCCTATTTGCGCAGGAATTATTTGAAGATCGTGAACAACTATCAAAGCTTGTTGCTCACAGCGTAATGAGGTTCAATACAGCTACAGGCGAGTTAGAGAATTTCGGCGTAGTGTCGAATCGCGTATTCTCAGATATAGATGTCGGCAAAACCCACGCCGTTAAACCGCTGCAACCTGGCGTAACATATCGGTATATGATTTCTACGTTATTAAGATCAGCTGAGACAATGTTCAAAAGTAATCTGAAGGTTGCAAAATCGCCGTCGCGCCTAACTGGCACAAGTGCCCATCCATCAAATTTAACGACGCAACAGTATTCATTTAAGCCCGCAAAATTTTTGCACCCGCTTACACTTAGGACGGGCACATTGACAACAACTTCATCGCGAAAAAGCAACCATGGCCGCCAAGAATTTATGTATGGCGCTATCGGAAATACCAAGACCATCGAAATAACAATTCCCTCGGAGGATACAGATATCGTTAGAACACGTGTTCAACGCGCCGATAAATTCACAAATATCGTTACATGGGATATAATCGGTGATACATCTAGGATTGATTATTTCATGATTACGCTCGACCATTTAGGAACAGAACAAATTATTGGTCAAGTACATGCGTTGTCTGATACGTCAACATTCGAATTTATTCATGAACTTGAAGATATTGATGTAGGTACAGCACAATATACAATTACAGCTATGCTAACGACCTTTGAAAAAGGTCCTTCGGCTGACACTGATCGGTTTTGCATCTAATGCCTACAGGATTAAAACTTAAACAGGGCACAATAAACGTTGGTGGCTTAACGGTTCAACCAAAGAAGCCTTCTACTAGCCAAGCGGCTGACCCGTTGATTTTAAAGGCCAAGCCGTTAAGTCTTTCAAAGCCGCGTTTTAATGCAAGTAAACTAATTCGCTTCGGTGACAAACTAAAGCTATCAGCACTTCGTATGCGCAGGGCGAAAATTCTTGCAGAAAAAGGCATTAGCGTTTTTAGGCCCGAAATAATTGCAGCTACACGTTTTTCACCCGCGTATAGCGGCGAGCGCGGTGGGATATTGGCCCCTTCCGGCGAAATGCTTGACTTACAGATGTGCACACGCAATTTGCGTTTAAACAATATCAACGCGTTTATTAAGCAGCTACACGCCGACGAAGAGCTTGCTGGATTATTGGGAACGTTAGAACGCGAATATCTTGATCATCTCGAACAGGCAAACGTTGATACTCAATTCATGGTTGATACATACCGTGCCCTAGATAAGGTTCTTCGTCAATTTAACGTTTACGGTAATCGTAAACAATTACGAATGAAAGCTGACAGGCTACTCGGGTTCCGAACTTCTCATGTCCTTGATATACAAGAACTGTTCGTTGAACATCTAGGTTTTTCATCTGATGGTTATAAGCATTTTTCAAATACGAAAATTTTAGGCCAAATGGTGTTCGATCTAACGAATGCCACACGTCGCTACACGCCGGGTCTTTTTGGATTAGTCGATGCCGACAGGGTTGATGATTTAGATTCGCTTAAATACGATAGAACACCAACACTAACTGACGGCAAATTTACTTTTGATATCGCAGATTTCTCTCGTGAAAATAAAACGCTTAATGCTTTCGATCGTAAGACGTTTTCTAGATTCATGCGTGCATTGCCGTCAAATCGTGAAGATCGAGTAAAGCTCTTGTCAGTTACAACTGCTCGTCTTTTAAGCATTTCTGGCGCGCTATCGAAACGAGATGTACAGGGCAAACTGCGTCGATTGAATATTGATGTAGATGCAGGCGATCCGATCGCAGAGCTTGTTGGCACACCCGGCGAATCAATTTTGGATGAGCCTGATCAAGATAATAGTATTCTGAACGTCTTTAGAATCGAAGATTCAACGTCAACAGGCACTGATATAATACTACCCTTCGAAAAGCGTTATATCATTGATTCGCGTGGTCGAAGGTTTGCGCCAGGAAGCGATTATTTTTTCGATGGCCTAGTAGGCCGTGAAGATTCATTCGATATTTCTAAGCTTATTGATTACAATCGTAATTTTAAGGCAAAGTTATTGCCTGCGCTTGACATACTTGATATAGCGGCAAGAACCTCTTCACCCGCATCTAAAAAGGCGTGGGGGTCGCAAGTTGCAGCGGTTCGTGCCGATGTTGTTTTTAATCGAATGCTAAAATCAACGAACTTGATTTTGGAACGTCTTGATAAGACAGACGGCAAAATGCGTAATTACGCATTTATAATCGGCGTGTTTGAGCTTGCACAAACAGATCGCAGATTGAGACGCTTATTGTTCCAATTGATGTTCATGTCTGTAGTTTGGAATGACAAACTAGGATCAGAAGACGCTGAGACCATTGAAATTGTTGATGAGATAATCAATAATGAAGTTGCGATCTATAACGATTTACCTGCGTTAAATAACGCAACACTGGATGTATTTCTAGAAACATCTCCGCAGGCAAACGAATTTAATTTTACAGAAGCAGAAAATATTGGACCACTACCGATACGCACAACGCGTGTACTTGGTGCAGCTTACAAACATGTACAACGCTTGATCGTTGATAGGACGTTTGAGCTATTATCACGTAGAGGAAAGATTGGCAATATTGTCCTTGCAGGACAAACGCGTGTATCTTCTTTATCAATAATGGCGTCGAATAGCGCCAAACAAGCAAAATCTCCGCTCGGCCGCCCGTCGATTGCAGCAAGAAAAACTTCTATAAACTTTAATAGACCCACTACAAGCGAAGATTTTAGCGAAGATTTTCGAGATATCATGCTTATTATAGCCAGGTTCATAGATGAAACAGAGGACCTTGCAGGTAATAAAACGCAAGGCCATCTTCGACCTGATAGAACAGGTAGATCACGATATCTTTCGATTAGTTCAAGCACAAGATTACTCATGGGATTTGAGTTGTTCGCGTCTACGCTTGGATCGTACGGCTTCTCGTCATTTGGTAGCCTATCGTCCAACAATCAAGTTAAAATTCAGCTTGATCGTTCATTGGCGAAAACATTCATAGAGGCCGTTAATACAAAAAATCCCCTTCTAGGCACAAAGTTTAAGTCATTTAAGGCAATAAAGTTTTTGAAGCCACAAAATGCAAATAAACAAATAGGGAGTTCACTAGGCGCACTCTCATCAGGAAATAGCGCTAACGACGGTATTTTGGAGGAACTGAAAACAGAGATCGGCGGCATCAAAAAAAGCTTGCAAGAAGATCGACACGTTATTGAATCGATGACAGCTACGTTAAGAGCGCTTGTTGTTGATTTGGACGAAGCAGTTGATAGCGCAGCACAAACGTTAGGCGTTGAAGATAAACAGCCTAAATCAATATTTAACGCGTTTAAAGTAAGACCAGAAAAATCAACGCGCAGCCGTGGACAGGCACGTACGCGTAAGCGCTTGCCGTCAAAGAGGGTTAAAAAAAATACCGGCATTAAGAAAGCAAAATTGTTGCCTGAGGCATTGCGAATTTTATCGGACAAGCGAGAAAAAGAAGCACGTCGTCTGTTACTATCAAAACAACAGGCTGCATTGTCATTGATACAATTATATGATATTACTGCCGCCAACGCAAAATTTTCGCCAGCCCGCTTTAAGAACGATAAAGTTGTATTCGATCCGCAGCTGGATAAGGAAAGTGGCGACAAAACAGTAAGTTCACCGTTCGCCGACGATTCACATGTTTCCCGCCCAGTTCAAAATGCGTTGTGGAGCATGCTCAGCGACCCTCGCTTTAGAGGATCTGATGGTAAGGTTTCAAAAATTCTAACAATTGGTGTGCCGTCTGGTTTTACAGACAGGTTGGAGGATTCTGATCGCTTTGATGAACTTGACTTCCAGGACAGTCTTAATGATCGTGAGCTTGATATGATATCCATTGACGTATATAAAAAGGACGTGATTGAGGAAGATATCACATTCAAGCCCCAGAAATTCGTTTTTGAAATGTCACGTTTTGTATCGTCATTCTCGTTTCGTGATACAAAGCGCAGAGGGGCAACGCGTCCGCTAAATTATCAATCGACAATATCTAAGCTAACAAAGTTTATTGATCTTTCGTCATTTAGTTTGCGTGATATTCGGGGTCAATTAGGGGCTGATGTACTAAAAGACGACCGTTATTCTTTTATGTCAAAAACTGATCGTGAAAGCATGACGGAGAATCATACTTCAAGTTATTTGTTGGGTGTATATTTGAGGATGCTCACAGGCATGGATGTTAGAGAAAGTTCATTCCTGCTCGAGCCTGATGCAATATCGTCGCAAGATGACCCAAACTCAGGCGCAATTTTTTCGCGCATTGCCGAGCGTCTTGTAGAAAAAGGCTCTCATGATCTTACGCTTGCCGATCTGCGGGAGCGCTTTTTAGAATTTGATGAGCTATTACAAAACATCGAAGACGGTGAATTTACGCCCGGAATTCTTGAGCAACAGCTCATTATTGATAAATCAGACATTGACGGTGGCAATGTGTTGGTCACAAATGATCTTACTGACTTAGCGAAGCTAGCAAGCTCGAGAAGCATTATGACGGGTGGCGAGCGCCAGCGTCGCGCAATTACGTCACCAAAGCTTTTTGAACGAATTTTTAATGTTGTCGTCGACCCGTTTTCATTCGAAATCGACGTCGAGAAAACAAATGAAACTGCATCGGGTCGATATGCGCTAAGACGTCTCCGGGCTGAAGACCGTATTATTGAAACCAGAAACGCCACAACGGGCGAAACTAAGACACTGGTCAGACGCCCTCCTGTCGAGCGTGATGTAACAATTGAACAATATTTTACCGTCATATCAAGATACGAACCGCCCGCGTCATCCCGTGATCGCGCAATTAAATTGTCTCGGGCTCGTCGTGCAAATCCTCGTGCAGTTACGAATCAAAGATCCGCTCGACCGGGACAATCATCTGTTCGACCACGCTTAAAATTTGCACCAAAAATTACTCAGCTAGGTAACAAATAATGGGCCGCGCTTCATTAGATAAATCATTTCCGTCGTCACCGGTTACATTTGCAGATGTACCAGAAGTTCCCGGATTTCGCGGCAAATTTGTTTACAACTTTTTTTCGCCAGATGAAAGCGTCAATGACGTAGGCGAAGAACTCGATCAGACAGATACGGATATTGTTAGAAAACTTGAACGAGCAGCCCCTCGGTTTATTCAGTTTGATTATGTTACTGTGAAACTCAACGCGGGAGGTTTTCATAATAACATGTTCAGGGCGCCCGAGTTCGACCCTGCCGACCAGATTGATACTTCGATTGAGCAAAACTTTGATAAAATTAAAATCGAAAATGAGCTTACGAACACTTCGTTTACGGGCGTAAGATTTCAAGACGATGGGCTTGATGAAAAACTGTTCTTAATCGCATCGGGTGCAATGGCTCGCCAGGTTAGCAATCATAATCGTCAGCTAAAACATGCGTTTCGAGCGACCGAACGAAAGATCAATCGAGTATTAGGGAAGCCCAATATTAGCTTATTCGACGCCGCAAAATTGTTATCAGTGGGGCAAGGTGAAGATGATGCCAAATTTGTTATTGAATCATTGAATAATCTAAAGCAGTTAAATGCTAGATTTATTGATGAAGGAATGCAAGCTGAAAAAATTGAACGGCGATTTGAACGAGTAAAGGACGTCGGATTGGATGTACAAATCAACTCCAAATTTATCGGTACAACTCTTAAATCAATTGGTGCAGACCCCTTCAGTCTTTTTATAGATGAAGTTGCTCCAATACTTTCAGACGCGGAAGCTCAACAAGCATCCGCTGTTTCTGAATTTGATGCAGGGTCAATCGATACTGCGGAATATGAAACATTCGGTGATCCAGTAAAAACACGAAGTGTTAACGTATCGTCATTCAATACTCGTAAAAAAATTGCAGGATATATCATTGATAAATCTGAGATTATAGAGGATGGTCGTATGATCACACGTGATCCGATTATTATTGAAAATCCACTTACAAGTCGTGCGTTTGATACTGATATCGCTTATGGAAAAAGATATTCGTATACAATTCGTGCCGTCGCCGAAGTTGAATTTGTTGCGACAGTCGAAGGACAAGATGAATTAGTTGCTGCAACAATGCTTATTTCGTCAAAGCCTGGTCAGCGAATCGTTATCGATTGTGTGGAAAACGTACCCCCACCACCACCAGCTGACTTCCAGGTTGGCTGGGATCGTAAGGCAAAAGCAGCCCGTATTACATGGGCATTCCCAGTCAATAGACAACGTGATATTAAGAAGTTCCAAGTATTCCGAAGAAGCTCAATATACGAGCCGTTTCAATTGCTACGTGAATATGATTTCAATAATAGCTTAGTGCGTATTGAATCAGGTGAAACACCAGCACCATCACTGATTGAAACGCATAAATCTGCAAAAACGATGTATATTGACTTAGATTTTAATCGGACATCGAAATTTATCTACGCTGTTAGTTGTGTTGATGCACATGGACTTGTTTCAAATTATTCAACGCAAATTGAGGCATCATTTGACTCTGCTAAAAACAGTATCATTCGTCGGATTGTTTCGTCAGCAGGCGCACCAAAACCATACCCAAATATGTTTGTTACACAAGACGACGTAATCGTCGATGTGATAAAAGATTCACGTCACTCGCAAATGGCAGTATATTTTGACCCAGAATTTCTGGAAATATTCGATCGTCGACAACGTAAGCTTAATCTATTGTCAACAGATAAGACTGGCGGATCATATCGTCTACAACTCATGAATACCGATTTACAGCAACCTGCCGTCCTTGATATAGTCCTGAAGGACAGACGAAAGGCGCCGCCTGCAGAAGGAAAGTCAGTTCCCACAACGAAGACTAAAAAGAAGGGTTCCGGTGGGGGTTGATATTTATCGAACAAGATGTCATCCGTAATAAAAAAACTACGCAAGATTATTCGCGAGGAGCTCGAGAATCGAAGCGAATCAAGGAAATCTGGCTATTGGTGGATTCGTTATCGCCCAAGCGAACAGCCTGAAATTGGTCTTTTATACACCGACGGTAGCGTAGCACATATAGGAACGGATTGGGATACAACGGATGAAGAAGTTAAACTCAAGGCCTGGGAATGGATTGAATGGATAGGTCCTTCTAACGTCGGCGACTAGTTCAATCATAGTCAATCTACCCAATCATGAACCACATACCACACGTCGTTGACGATCAACAAGCAAGCTACCAAGATATAAAGATATCACATCATGGGTTTTCTACAGCATTCCACCAATAATATCATCCTCGACTGCGTCCTGACGGACACGGGCAGACAATTCCTTGCCCGTAACGATGGCAGCTTTGACATTGTCAAATTTGCAGCCGCTGACGATGAGGTCAATTATAACATCATTAGACAATTCGGGCGGACGCTTGGCAAGGAGAAGATTGAGAAGAATACGCCTATCTTCGAGGCCCAAACGAATGGCAACCTTGCGCTCAAGTATCGTGCTATTAGTGTTTCAAATCCAAACCTAATACGCCTGCCTCGTGTACAACTAACAGGTGAAGGTCTAGATTCAACTGCCGCTGTTGTCTCCATGAGTCGTGTGACCAATACGGCACGTCGTCTACAACTTGCACAGACAATTCAAGACGAAGATGAAATTGATCCTGAGTTACGTGATCAGATCTTTATCATTACTCTTGATAGTCAGTTTCTTGAAGTTGCAGGCCAAGTCGCCGACGACATTGATTTCCAGCGTAGGGCAACGTTCCTTCTTAGTCGTGACGCAGGTGAAACAACACTCGGTGGATCACAGTTAACATTCACGCTACAGGTCAGGGCGATTACAGATGCTCAATTTACAATTTTTGGCCAAAAAGCAAACAAGAACCTTATAAAGACGTTTGTCAAGGTTTCCGGTGCGCAATCGGGCGCTGTAAAAGAATTTGAAGTTCAGATTTCGAAGACGGGCTAAAAGATAAATTGATATGTACACTAAAACTCTAATAAGCCCCAGCGAGCGCTGGGGAATGTCCAGACCGAAAAAAACGTCGGTAATGACATGCGATTCATGCAGCGAATCGTTTATGAAGAAGTATTCTGTGCATTTTGTGTCACAAGACTTGCATTTTTGTTCGCGGAAATGTTCAAATGTTGCCCAAAAAACGGGCGCCGCAAAACACGTCAAATGCGTTATAACTTGTCGTGAGCGTTATGGCGTTGATTATCCGCATCAAAATGCAGCTGTTCGCACAAAAACGAAAGCCACAAACCTTGAACGCTATGGTCACGAACATGCAATTGCATCAACTACTGTTCAAAAGAAGATTAAGAAGGTATTTGATAATAAGTACGGATGTCATCCGACCAAGCTTAAGGCAACAAAAGATAAGATGATTGAGACTCGCATCGAGAAATATGGATCACCAGCGCCGATTCATGATAATCCTGTTGTTTCTGAGAAGTATCATCGGACTATGCAACATCGCCATGGTGTCTATAGTCCAATGCAGAGCACTACGATTAGAAAAAAGTCTCATGCTACAAAACGCAAAAATGGTACATTTAATGAATCATGGGTAGAGCGCCGTGTTGTACAGGTGCTTAGGTCGGCGTACGGCGATAGCTATGTAGAAACTCATGTACGCTTGAACGGATGGGATATTGACATGTATATAAAGCATCACGAGTTATACATTCAGGTCGATGGTGTATATTGGCACGGCGAAGGCGGCTCAGTCAATGCAAAGCCCGGCACACAGGCATATGCGATAAACGCCAAACAATTACTTGACGCTCAACAAATTGAATGGTGCGCTCATAACGGAAAAAAAATGTTACGTTTAACTGATAAAAAACTTAATTCAATGACTGATCAACAAATTGTTGATGTTGTAGAGGGGATAGCATAAGTGTCAACCTGGAAAGAGCTCTCGTCGAACGATTTTAAAACACGACGGTCATTTTTAGACCAGATCGTTGACGTGATTCAAGAAGATATTTCTGGATCCGCAACCCGCGAGCAATATCAAGTGTGGGTCACGGGAGGTATAGGACCCGGCGTAACAAGCTCATTGTTTCACACCGTTCATGATCAAGCGTTTACGGCCCAAACGGCCAATCCAGTGCTTGATATAACGATGGGCCTGTATCATACATCATCTATCGTTGAGGGCTTTAAATCTGGAGAAGATGCAAACGGGAAATTTCTTTTTCCATCCAGTACAATGATGATGCGTGAAAAGATCTTCATGTATCAGCAGCATGCACAGAAATTGCTAGGCAGCGCCGACTCCGCATTTGTTGCTCCATTTGGGTCAAGCACCGCCAGTGATACTATTGATGCAGCACTATTTCTAGACTTCAAGCGCTTGTTTCATCGCGATCAAATGAAGCGCGAGACATTCGTGCTGGGATTCTATCAAACAGGATCACTTTCACATAAGGATACTGTAAACACTACAGGTTCCAACCTACAAATAGTTGATTCGGATCCCTCTGGATTTTCAATCTACACCGATATTGGCGCATCAACCAACAAGGAAGTTACATTTGGTGGACAGGTATCAGACATTGTAGATGCATCTGACACCACACGTACAGTTGGTCTTTTGTTTAACGATGCAGGTATTGTTGTGCTTGATATGGCGAAGGTCACAAAGGCAGATCAAGTAATGACAGGCGTAATCGACGCCATGAAGGCAGGCACCACATCAACAAATACTGATGCTGGTCCAGGTGAAATGATTGTTTCGGCTTCATTCATTCCGGATTTTGTTGTGTCAGCGTCAATTGATGATATTATTGATCATGTGGCCTCGACGCGATTCGGATCAGGCACATTATCGGCAGTCGTCTATGAAAACATCACGAATATCAATTCAACACTGATTTTTGCACGACTAGGCGCTGATGAATTCAATTATTCATCGAATCCGACGTATGTTGATGCTGACGATCGTATTGTTGTAATTGACGAGGGTCAAGAAGAGACCCAAAAGTCGTTTACTATGATTACAACTCTCGGCTTCTATGATGGGAATGACAACCTGTTGGCAGTGGCCAAGTTTTCGCGCCCAATTGAAAAAAATGACGAACGCGACGTGACATATACCGTGCGAATGGACTACTAATTTTGTTAATGATATCCACCACTTACACATTAATGTGTAAGTGGTGTTAAACACATACGTGTGTTAAGTCTATTTTCTTTATATGAAATGTTTGGAATGCGGGTTATTAACGAAATCACGTTGTGCCCTTAAGCATCATCTACGTAAATGTCACCTAGACATTTCCTATGAAGATTATGTTGTTAAGCATGTGCACAGCGGCATACGCCCAATGTGCTTGTGTGGATGTGGACAGTATACAAGATTTCATAATGGCATCAAATTCATGTCATTGGTCAGTGGCCATTACACTACTGACATGCGGGAAAGTATTTCGAAACGACGTAAAGGGAAGCCTTTAACTGCTAATCATCGTCTTAATCTATCAAGCGCGCTGAGTGGCTCTAACGCTGTAAAGCTGGCCGCCAAAAAGCGCTCTTTCGCTATGCGTCAATTTTATAAGACAGCTGAAGGTCAAACGCTAATAGCAAAGCGTTCAAAGGCGTGTAAGGAGCTATACAAAACTGAATACGGCCGCGCAATTAATAAGCGTCGAAGTCTTACTCTTAAGCAATTTTGGGACTCGGATGTTGGCAAATTAAAAAAGCAGCAGGTTGCTATTAGCGTTGCAAAATGGGCTTCTTCCCCTGACGGTATAGATTTTCATAAGACTCGTGGACAAGAGCAATCAAAGTTCTATAAAACGAAAGAAGGTCAAGCTCAACTTAGACTTACTGCGAAAAAAATAAGCGACAGTAATCGACTTTCATATGAAGAGCTATCAAAAAGATTAGCAATCGTTGCCGAGAACGAAACAATTGCCATAACCCCGACAGTTACGCTTGAGACATATACAGGAATAATGATGCCTGTTAACGTAGCCTGCGCACAATGTGGTAAGAGTGATGCAAGGGTTCTTAGCAGCGTGTTATTAGCGCCGCGATGCATGTTATGTGATAGACAGCAGTCTGTTTCTATTGGACAACAAGATATCGCCAATACGTTCTTAGCACTTGGATATAAACCTGAAGTATCTAATTGGCAGCTAATTCGCCCATATGAACTTGACATTGTATTTCCCAATAACAAATTAGCAATCGAATATCATGGATTATACTGGCATAGTGAAGCTGTTGAAGCAGACAGTAGGCGAACACAGCTAAAACGTAAGCTAGCTGAAAAGCTTGGATATCGTGTCATTACAATTTTTGAAGACGAGTGGCGCGACAAAAAAGATCTTATTACCTCGATGATAAGATATCGACTTGGCGATGCTGATAGAAAAATCTTTGCTAGAAAGTGTGAATTGGTGAAACTAACAAGAGAACAGCGTCGCTCTTTCTTCGACGAGAATCATATTGCAGGAGACATTCGTGCTAAATCTGCGTATGGACTAGTATATGATGATGAACTTGTTTGTGCGATATCGCTACGTTCCCCACAAAAAAAGATATATGAAAAACGTTACGAAGTTGCTAGGTTTGCGATTAAGCGTGATTGTGCAGTTATTGGTGGCCTGTCTAAGCTAACGAAGCATGCACTAAAAATAGCTCGCGAAAATGAAAGAATAGGATTAATCACATATGCCGATATGAGGATCTCCTCAGGTGACGGGTATCCGTCTTCAGGATATAAGCTAATACATGAAACGCAGCCTCGATTCTGGTGGACAGACTTTGTTACAAGGCTTGATCGTTTTCATATCAAGGCAAAAAAAGATATGTCACAAGCAACCGTTGCCCAACAGGCACGTGTTTGCCGAGTTTGGGGCGATACTAACACGGTGTATACGATTGATGTATGATCGCAATTCAATCGCGGGAATAGTTATACACGTCTAACGAGCCACATATCCTATGAAGCCCCACACCCTAGTCTCACATTTCATAGGGGCAATCATGGGGGTCTCTAACCTAGAGGATGGATATTCCAATGGCAAAAATTAGAGACCCTCACGAGGGCTCGTGTGAAATGTGATCGCGACAGTGAAACATGACCATCATTAGAATACTTCCGGAACATTTTGAACATTTTACAGTTCAAACGAATCCTAGCCGCGAATATACCGCGAATGGGTATGATGCTGTTTCTGGAACCTATAGCGCTGTTACCGGCAATGTTGCCCTATTCGCAAGGGCATCAACTATAGAAAAAGATCCGCGCCCGCTATCACCGTTTCTTGATACTGCCACAAATGAAGGTGGTCGTGACATCGACGGATTATATGCAGATGCGAAAAGAATCGCTGTAACTGCAGGTAACAATTTTGGCGCATTACAAAATTTGTTAACAAGGGCAAACTCGTTAGATCGATCTGCCCGAAAACAACAAACGCTTGAGATCGTCCGTTTCGAAACCCCATTTTTCTTTAATAAAGATTTTGGTCGAAAGCGAATAATTCGCGAAATACTGTATCCATACTATCGCGATGTTTACCCGTCAATGCAATGGGCATATAGCAATTATCACACGATAAATTTCTTTACTGGATCGAATGAAGACGGTACTGAACCTGTGCCTACCGATACAGTATTAATGTATGCGAATCAGAACGCCGGGGCAGGTCTCGCAGCCTCTGGCAGTGTATCTGGTAATGTATATTTGCCACCGGGACCATTCACGTTCGACTTTCGCATAAACCCACGATATACAACACCGAATGCAGGCGATCCATGGCGACCAGGCACGCTTTTTCATCTGCCTGATGTGTATGCAGTGTCAATCCTATCAGGCACGCACAAAGATAAAAATGGATTCGTTGATCAATTTAGATTGGCCTTGCAGGTTTTAGAAGGCACAGCGACTGAACCTTCGCAAATTGTTGATAGCGCAAGCGGCATCTTTTTGTCTGATGATAACGTGCTATCAAAAAACCATTGGCATCATGTATCAGTTAAATGGGGTACAAATGCCGTTAATGACGGATCAGGCTCATTTATTGTTGACGGCGAAAACGTGGGCAATTTTGTTATTCCCTCGGCATCCCTACTTACAGGATTGACAAATAGTCCAGACGTGTTATTCGTCGGAAATTACTACACAGGAAACACGCTTAGCTCAAGCATATTCTTCACATCAGACCCATCATTGAGAGAAGGTCTGCCCGAGTTGACAACAATTGCAGGTGATGCACCGCAAACAGATCAATTCGAATTTTCGCACCCGTTAAACGCGGAAGTTCATGAGTTGAAAATCTGGAAAAAAAGTCTTTCAACTCACGAAATATATTCTGCGTCACTTACCTCTGTCGTCGATGACCTCGATGATTTAGCCTTTTACCTGCCCCCATTCTTTACACCTGAGTCACCGTTTCGAACCGAAGTTGACAGCATCGGTGGTATTCTACAAACACCATTCTTCGCAATTAATGGACGTACAGACGATCCATTTAATGTTGCGCTATCATTTGGCGTCGGTGGTCATTATTTGAATCTTGAAAATTTTACAAGAGATTTCGCAAATGCGAATTATCCTCGGGCGTGGGCATTGACAGCATCACAAATAACGGAGAATTCGGATACGAAAGCAATGAATGATTTTCTGTATTCGACTGCATCTGTTCGAAAGCGAAATTTGACAATTCTCCCATGTGATGACGGACAATTCATACCTGATTATCGCTTGATTGCAACAGGCACAATTGATTTTGTTCCAGCATCCTCAAGCTTGAATTACAAGTACACGAATGACCTGGGAATATATGATCCAACGCTAATTAGCTTAACAGAACTGATCCCAGACAACTCTTGGTATTCAACGATTACAAACGAATCTGGGACATTATTCGGTGATGTTGTTGGCGCCACGCCCGATAATCTTGGCGTTGACCCAGGCGAAGTTTTAGCGGTTTACCAACGTACACGTGACAATTCATCTAACGAGATTGCGATCTTTGACGCTAGCAATATTTTTTACGGTAATAGATTTAATCCTGGCACGTTCGAAATTACTGACCCAGCAGTTACAGGATCGGGCGGAAGAGTATCTATTAAGCTTAAGGATAACGGATTCGGATCGCTTTACCGCGCAGATGCGTTAACAGCACATCCAGAGTGGACATCTGTTGGTAACATCTTATACGATGAAGGGCTTGTAGTTGTCAAGAGTCCGAACTTGCCATTCTTCGGCAAAGAGGCCCATGAACTAGAATTTGAAGGTGTCCGCAATATTCATACATTTAAGGTACGTGTCCAGGCGCCAGCTGGCATGATAAATTCATCGTCAAACCCTGCATTTGTGCCAGCTTCCGCAAGCCTAGATGCAAATGAATTTGATAGAGACTTTGTATACATTACAGGTATTAATCTCCATGACGAGAATTTAAATGTTGTTGCAAAATGCACACTAGCGCAGCCGGTTATGAAAAGAAGTGGTGATAAGATTAGCTTTCGCCCGGGCATCGATTTTTGATTTTATGCGATGCATCATTTTATGTAATGTGTGCGTATGAAACACAAATACATTGTTTACTATCAAGATCGTACAAAGTCTGGCGAGACCATTTCGATTACGACTGTAGGCAAATCAACAGACAAGTTAACAGAAGCCCGCCGTTATTTCAAAATGGCGATGAAGCAATGCAATGCAAGTGAACATATACGTATTGTTCTACAAGACACAGCTGACGAGTGGCCTAAGATAATATTAGAGCACAATTTCGATGACTGACCTGATTATAGGTCTTGACGTTTCAACTGCTATCACTGGGTTCGCCATTTTGAATGCAGATACAGGCACGTTGGTCAACCTTGGATACATCGATACGCGTAAGAAAAAATCACTTTGGGAAACGACTGACGCAATCAGAAATGAATTGAAGAGGCTTGCAACGACCGGTAACTTCACAGGTCTTTACGTTGAAGAGTCGTTGCAGCGCTTTAGAAAAGGATTTTCATCTGCACACACATTATCTTTGTTAGCAAAGGTTAACGGGATTGCTTCATATACGGCCCGTGATGCATTTGGAATCGACCCACTTTATATCAGCTCGTCCGGTGCGCGTGGCGTATGTGGAATTAAGATTCGTAAAGCTGTAGATAAAAAAGAAAAAAAGGATACACGTTTCGTAAAACAACAGGTATACGATCAAATGATGCTAAAGCATCCTGATTTACACCCACTCGTGTGGCCAATAACAAGACCATCGAAGGCGAACCCGTTCGGGCGCATGCAGGATTGCTGCTTTGATATGATGGATGCCTACGTTATTGCAATTGCTGGATTCAAGGACTGTAAGAATTACACGATCTAGCTGCACTAAAATACATTTGATGATCCCTGTGTGACATTATATGTGATGCATGGTAGACAAGCAAAGGTTGATTCACTTCGCCGTGCACTTGGAAAGTTGCATCAATCTGCAGATCGTGTTAATGTAGCATGTCATTGTCCTGATCCGAAATGCTCGACGGCACAACAATCAAATAAACTTAAGCTTGCTGTGCATCTAACTGATGGTCGCTATCATTGTTGGGTATGTGGTACTAAGGGCGGCAATGTTTCATGGTTGATTAAGCGATTTAGAGGAAATTACTTTGATGAAGTCGCCAAGGCGTTCCCATCAAAGCGCCCAAGATTATCCGAAGAGGAGCAGATAGAGTCGGAGGTTGTCACGTTGCCACCCGGATTTCGATTAATGGCGCAAAATTTAGACACGATGATACCTGAATATCGCGCAATTATTAGATACGTTAGAGAAAGAGGTTTTACTGATGATGATATTTGGCGGTTCAAGCTTGGATTTTCGAATGATGAATTGTATGTCAACAGAGTAATAATTCCATCATTTGACGCTGCAGGACAACTGAATTTTTTCATGTCACGCGCTATTTCAAAATGGACATTTCCTAGATACAGAAATGCGCCGACGAAGAAACATGCAGTTGTTTTTAACGAGCTCGATATCGACTGGAACAAAGAACTTGTTTTGACAGAAGGCGCATTTGATGCATTGAACTGTCCGACTAACGCAGCATGTCTGTTGGGCAACTCAATGGATTCTGGATTTCTCGTATTTCGACGCATTGTTGAAAATGGCACACCTGTTATTTTAGCATTAGATGCCGAGGAAAAACAGAAGACAAAGAAGATAGCCAAACTTTTGTATAGCTACGATATTAGTGTTAAAGTAATGGATCTAGGTGAGCATAAGGACTTGGGCGAAATGCCACGTGAAGAAATTATGCAATGCATCGCTGCGGCAAAAAGATGGACACCCGCATCGGCATTAATGGATCGTATAGCTGACTTAAACGTGTCAGCAAATAGCGGCTCATTTGCAATCACAATTTGAACAAACTTACGTAACAGTTATACAATTATTTAGTGTCCGCATTTAAAATTGCACATATCGCAGATGTTCACTTTCGTGGATTGACACGACACGGGGAGTTTAAAAGCGTTTTTGAAGCCTTCTTCAAGAAGGCAACAGAATTACAACCGGATGTCATCTATATCGGAGGGGACATTTTTCATACGAAAACACAAAACATTAGTCCGGAGATTGTTGATCTTCTGGGATGGTGGTTTAACAGCTTGGCGGACATTGCGCATGTGGTTGTTACATTAGGCAATCATGACGGTAACCTTATGAATAAGGGACGTCAGGATGCTATTTCACCAATTCTAAAGCTAATCAACAATCCTAATATCACACTGTTTAAGGACTCTGGCACATATCCTGCGACAGTACCAGGCTTTAACTGGTGCGTCTTTTCGTGTTTTGATGAAGAAGGTTGGGCAGATGTTAAGCCTGTTCCTGGCGAAATTAATCTAGCTGTCTTTCATGGCGGTGTTTGGGGATCTAAAACTGAAGCTGATTTTGAACTGAAGGGTGAGGTAGGCGTCGACTTTTTTGAAGACTATGACTTTGGCCTTCTTGGCGACATTCATAAAATGCAATTTCTTGCATATCGTGATTGTATTGACGGTGAACGTCGTCCTTGGTTGGCGTACTGCGGATCAACTATTCAACAAAACTATGCAGAAGATCCAGACCACGGGTTTTTATTCTGGCAAATCAAGTCAAAAGATGATTTTACTGTTGATTTTATCACGCTTCCGAACCCGAGTAGATTTGTAACGCTTGACTGGACTGGCGACGTAGATGCACTTATTGATGATGCAAAGCAATATCCTGATGGCGTTCGATTTCGCGTGCGATCGCATGGAACAATTGCACAAGCAGACTGGCGCTCGCTAAGCCAGAAGCTTCGTGATAATAAAAATGCCAAGGAAGTTGTTCCAAAGGTTGAAGTGATTGATGATTATACATCAACTCGCTCTAATATCGTTATGGAGATGTCTCATGATCTTCGTGATCCCAAGACACATATGAAGTTGCTTAGGGATTTTTATGATGTCGAAATATCAGATGATACGTGGAAAGATTTAGAACGATTTGTCTCTTCATATATCACGCAGTGCGCCGCAAGCGATGATGTAGCACGTCATACGAAATGGACGCTAGAGAAATTAAATTTTAGCAATACGTTTGCTTACGGCGAAGACAACGAAATCGATTTTGCGTCGTTATCTGGTATCACCGGCATTTTCGCTGCCAACGCAATGGGCAAGTCATCGATTATTGGAACAATGATGTATGCGCTTTTCAACTCGACCGATCGCGGTCCAATGAAAAACCAGCACGTTATCAATATTCGTAAGAATTCATGTGAAGCGACGGCATTGCTTACTGTCAACGGTCGTCGACATGAGATCAAGCGAAGCTCCAACAAACAAACAACAAGCAAGGGACAGATTACTTCGACGACGTCATTAGACTTTTATCAGCCAGACGCCAACGTGAATCTTAATGGTACACAAAGACGCGAAACAGAAAAGAGAATTCGTCGGTCGATTGGATCACCAGAAGATTTCATGTTGACATCACTCGCTGTTCAAGGGGGTCTCAAGTCATTCATTTCAGAGGGCGCCTCGCAACGTAAGGCAATTTTGTCACGTTTTCTTGACATGTATATCTTTGATTGGATGCATGAAAAAGTAAAAGCTGATTCGCTTGAGCTTAAGGGGAAAATCAAAGACATGCCCGAGCGTGACTGGGAAGGCATGAAGACCCGCCTTATCGACGAAACCCAAAATACAGCAGCGCGTATACATGAACTTGAAGCAGAGCTTAATACATCTCGCAATACGTTACAAGATAAGCGCACAAAGCTTGCTGGATTTGGGGATGGTGAGCTTGTAACGGAAGCTGATATTAGCAAACAAAAGCTGCGCATTGCAGAACTTGAAAGCAAAATGAAGCAAAGCGTAATTCAGCTAGACGCATTGGAAAAACGTGTGGAAGCAGCCGAGCACAGAATCGAAATTGTTTCGCGTGTTAAGCAAAATTTTTCACTTAAATCGCATCTTGAGCGTGAAGAAAAACGCAAGGATCTGTCTGAATGGATCTTCGCACTTGAACAACGTCTGACCGAACAAAAACAGCGACTGGATCGTAAGCGCAAATCAACACTTAAACTTGCTGAGGTTCCTTGTGGTGATAGCTTTCCTAGCTGCAAATTCATTAAGGATTCACATCAGGATAAACTAGACCTGCCTGATCTACAACAACTCGTTGATGAACTACTAAATGATCTCAGCGGTAAGAAGACCGTATTTGATTCGCTAATGCAGGACGGATCTGCTTTACGGCTTAAGCGATATCGACGTATTATTGCAAAAGAGGATCAATATAACCTATCGCTCGCTCGTCTACAACATCAACAAGACAGTATTGAACGTGATAACAACGACATCTCAGTTTCATTAGATCGTGAACGCGGCACCTTGGCCGATATAGAACAAAAATTCAAGAAGGCTGAACGTGCAACATATTCGCATGATCAGAGAATATTGAAGGACGATATTGACGATATTGAATCTGTTATTAATGATCTTGACGGCGAACGCTCATTAAAGCTTCAAAAACTGGGACAGCTACAAGAGCTCACCGCAACATTGAAACGTGAGCACATCGAATATCTTGAACTTGCTAAATCTTGGCGAGCATACGAATTATTAATTAAGGCTACTTCGAAAAAGGGAATCCCGTCTCAATTGTTACGTCATATGGTACCTGTTATCAATAACGAAATTGCTTCGATTTTGAATGGCATTGTAAAGTTCACAATCGAGCTTGAATTACCTGAAGATTCTACATCGATGGATGTTTACATCAATTACGGCGATAGTCGTCGTATTATCGAACTAGGTAGCGGTATGGAGAAGATGGTTGCATCAATCGCTATTCGCGTTGCACTAATCAACGTATCAAGCCTTCCGAAGACAGACATGTTGATGATTGATGAGGGATTTAGCGAGCTTGATGATAATAATATCGAGGCGTGTGGTCAATTGTTAAGATCACTTACACAATGGTTTAAGAATATTATTATCATCACGCATATCGATACGCTTAAGGACGTCGTTGACAACGTAATCGATATAGCTCGCATAGGCAAGGACGCTAAGGTTTCGCATGTTTGAAGCAAGAAATGCGCCTCACCCGAGCGCACGTCCATGGCCACTTATGTGGGTGCGGGAAAAAGATTATGCATACGTTGAATCTTCGCAGAATACGCTTGGATTTTTCGGACACATGAAGAAAATTAAGGCACTTACTTCGCGTAATGTTGACTCACTTAGATGGTGCTTTCGATATCATAATCCTGATAAAATGGGGCGCCATTCATTTAGACGAAACTACGACACCAATATTTTTTATGCTTGCGCATTTAGCAGTAGAAGTTTGACACATGACAGACCGTAAAATTGAAAAATGCGACGGATATATCGTTGTTACACCAGCGAATGTCGGTGAATGCATTCCGATAGCTTGTCCTGTGTGCAAATTTGTTATGGGAACACGTGAAGATCTTGCGACCTTTAATTCGTGGTCTTGTTGCACATGGTGCAAAGATATGTTTGTTAGAGGTGCGATTGCCGAAGCAAGATGGCATGAAGGCAAAAGGCCTACAGACGAACACGTGCTGACAGTTCTTCAAGCGCTAGGAATGATATAATGTACGTACTGCTAAAAACTTGATACTTATTGACAACGAAGGTTACACCAGATGTTGTCATTCGAAGAAACAAACGCATTAGGACAAATCCTTGATACGACTTGGGGGCGCAGCTCGACGAACCCTACGCCTACAATGTCCGTCAAAATGAGGTTGGCTGATGATGAAGCAGCTCTTATTACGTACACGACAGTTGTCACGTATCAAGGCAATCTACATCAAACTCATTTACAACAACAGCGCGCCGTCGGCGAACAAGCGATTGACGCCTATCTCAAGGAGGTCAAAAAGCAATTTAAAGAAGCGACCGGCAAAACGCTCAAGCTTAAGCTTGTAAATCTAGAGGCCGTTGTTGAACAAATCGATATTAATACGTTTTCGCCTTTGCGGGCCGTAAGAACAGCGTATTATAAGTGCCACGGTATTGTTGAGGTAGGCTAGTGGCTTCACCAATCCTTAGTAAGGATCACCAAGTAAAAGAGATTCTGAAGTGTGGTAAAGATCCCAAGTATTTTATCAATCGATACGTAAAAATTCAGCATCCGCAGCGTGGCACAATTGCGTTTAACACGTTTGATTTTCAGGATGATGTAATTGATTCGTTAGTAAAAAAACGTTTCAATATTATTCTTAAGTCACGTCAGCTGGGTATTTCAACAACCACTGCCGCATACGCGTTATGGCTTGCAATATTTTATCGAGATAAAAACATCATCTGTATCGCTACAAAACTAGCGACAGCTGTTGAGTTTATGGATAAGGTGAAGGTTGCATTTGCATCACTTCCAAAGTGGCTTATTCTAAAACCCAAGACTGGCGATTCACGACAGCATATAAAGTTTGCCAATGGTTCACAGATTCGCGCGATTCCGCGCTCTGAGTCTGCGGGACGTGGTATTGCGGCTTCATTTATCATCATTGATGAGGCTGCGCACATTGAAGGATTTGAAAAAATCTGGGCTGCCCTTCTTCCATCCATTTCTGCAGGTGGATCGGCAGTCATGCTTTCATCACCAAATGGTGCTGCGGGCCTTTTTTACAAAACATACGTTGACGCAGTTTCAAAAAAGAATGATTTTGTTCCGTTTGAATTGAAATGGGATGTCCATCCTGAGCGCGATGAAAAGTGGGAAGAAGAAACGCGCAAGATGTATAGTAAAAGATACTATGCACAAGAGTATGACTGCGTCGGCGAGGGCGCCAGGATTGTCACCGATACAGGATATAGGTTTGTTGAGGATATTGCTGTTGGCGACAACGTCTTGACACATACTGGACACTATCGCCCTGTTGTTAAGGTAAACAAGCGAAGGATAAAACCTTGCGAAACAGTATGGGATGTGTCAGTACCTGGCAACCGTAAAGCTAATATTACGGTTACAGGAAATCACCCAATATTAATGTCTTCAGGCGCCGGTATCGTTAGAACGGCAGATTTAAGCGGAGATTTAGATTGGAAATTTGAATCAATTGATTCGCTAAATACGAAACTAGAGAAGTACAAAAAATCATCACGCGGTGCGAGATTTGCATGTGCGCTAATGCCTGTACTTAAAGAGACTCAGTTCAGTAATGAACTACACGAAATCGATCTATCTAAATTATACCCTTCATCTGCTGTAACAAAAGACAAAACGCATTATGAAAATCAGCGTGGTCACACACAACGTTTTATTGGTATTGATTATGACTTAGGTCGCTTTATAGGATTGTACCTTGCAGAAGGGTCTATAACACGCGCAAACAAGACGGGGTGGTGTACACAGTTTGCATTTCACGCAGATGAACAGACAACACACGGTGGCTGGGCGAGCAACTTTATGAAATCGTTGGGTACCCGAGTAAGAGAATATTTTCGACCAAACGAATCAAATAGTTTTAATCTGCAAACACACAATTACTACATTGCTGCATTATGTAGATACTTCATTAAGGGATCATATGCTACTGAGAAATCAATCGATATGCAGTTGTTACTCAAGACAAACGTTGAGTTTGTAAGAGGACTAATCGCAGGTTGGGCAGACGGTGATGGGACGCATTTTCCAGAAAACAAAATTGTAATAGCTTCTGCTTCGAGCAAGCTGCTATATCAAATGCGAACATTGATGTCAATGTTTAGATGTTATCCGCGCATTCATCATGTAAAAAATCAACCATGGTGTCTAGAATTGAATAATGTTGATGGCATGAAAATGCACGAAATACTTGCACAAAAGAAGCATCAAACAAAAGCGGGTAGCAGAACGAAGCTGGTTAAGACAACATCTAATGAAATGTTTGCAGGACGTGTGCAAATAACACCGTCAGAATATAATGGCTTCGTTTACAACTTTGAAGTAAAAGACGATCACACATATATCGTTGAATCTTTAATTGTTCACAACTGTGACTTCCTAGGCTCTGGCGATACATACGTGTCAGGTGATGATATTGCTTGGCTGAAATCGATGGCTATACCACCAATTAGGCGTGATGGACCAGCGGGTCAAGTGTGGATTTGGAAAGAACCTGTCCAGGGACATCATTACATCATATCGGCAGACGTTGCAAGGGGCGATGGCGGCGGTGATTATTCAACATTTCATGTGTTTGACAGCAATGAGGGCGAAGTCGTCGCAGAATTTATGGGGCATATTCGTCCAGATGGCTTTGGTAAGTTGCTGGATCATTGGGGACGGCACTTTAACAACGCCCTAATGGCACCTGAGCAAAATACATACGGGCATCACACGATCACGGTCCTACAACATCGTGATTATCCGTCGATGTATTACGAGCAACAAGAACGAAACCCCAATTTTTATCCTGGTCCTGATGATATTCCTGGATATAACAACCAGGGCAAGAAAAAAAGAAATGAACTTCTATCGAATATGGAGGGCATTATTCGTAATCGCCAGATTCGCAGCTATTCTGCAAGATTCATTCATCAGCTGCAAAGCTTTGTCTGGCAACCAGGTAAAAACGTTGAGGCGGAAGGTAGGGCTGCAGCTTCTAGAGGCGAACACGATGACCTCATAATGAGCTATGCAATCGGCGTCAGAATTCTTAAGCTAGGAAATATTGACGAATCTGCACGTGCAATGGCATATGCAATGCTGAATGGCACAAATAAATCATCTGGAATTTATGAGTCACCAGGCAAAAATAGCGGGATTGTATCTTCACAATATTTGAGCGCGTTTTCCGAGCTCGATAAAATCAACCTACCAAAGACTGAAAAAGAGTTAATAGAGCGCCAATCAACAAACCCCGAAGCTGAAAAAGATTACGGTGCAAGATTACCAGAACATATTCGTCGGCGATTAGGCGGCTTAAACTGGCTCAACTGATATACCCAACATATCCAGACGTGGTATAATTAAAAGTCCGTCATGAGCAAAGCTAAAAATAATTGGTACGCACGGGTCAGTAGAATCTTCAAGTCTCCCACTTCGGTAAAGAGGCGTGTACGAGACTATAGACAACCTCCAACTTCAACAGCGTTAGAGCTTTTTAGTAAGACACAAAGTTTTATCTATAGCAACGCAATCAATGCATATGGTCAATACGATCGTTTGTGCGTATCATTGAGTACACAAATCGCTATTCCTGGCCCCGAGAAGTTTAAAACGCTTGAACAACTGATCGCTGAGTTCGGCGACTCGGGCGAAAAGTTTCTTGTTTATGCATATGATCATAAGAAAAAACAAATTGTTCCCGCATGGGCCCATCACCCGCGCAGTTCCGGCATTAAAGAAACCGTAAAGGTTACGTTCGACGACGGTAACACGTTAATTTGCACGCCTGATCATGAATGTATGCTTCGTGACGGAACTTATCGAGAAGCACAAGATTTAAGACCTGGTGAATCGATGATGCCGTTTTATCGAAAACAGTTCAAGACGGAGTATCAAAATCACACGATTATTTCAGTTGAACCTTGCACGACGCAAGTTTGTGGTGATCTAACCGTCGATGGCCATGAAAATTTTGCAACTGATTCGATAATCGTGCATAACTCACGTTATGCCGACTTTTGCCTCGCAAGCGAAACATTAATTGCAACAAATACTGAAGAAGGTTCAATTCGTATTGATGAATTTGTAAGGCGATTCAACGATGGCGAAGAGATTGATGTTTTTTCATATAATCACGCAACAGGCGATTTGGTAAGTTCCACGCCTACCAAAGCGTGGAAGACTGGCGAACGCCGGGTTTATGAAGTTGAATTTGATGACGGATCGATTATTCGTGCGACTGGCAATCATCCGTTCCTTCTTCGTGGCGGTGAATATAGACGAGTAGACGAGCTTAAGCCAGATATGGCCATTATGCCATTTACCCGTAAGGAATTTGGATCAAAAGGTAAAAGTGATCGCACATATCGTTGGTTAAGATCGCCACGGACTGGTAAATTTAGGCCTGAACACGTTCTTGTTGCCGAGTCGATGTCTGGTCAACAGCTTGGAAAACCAAGTGACATGCATGTACATCATGTTGATTTTAACCCTCATAACAATACTCATAAAAATTTGCGTGTTATGACTGCGCATGATCATCTTTCGTTACATGCTAAAATCAATAATAAACGATTTGAAGATCCTGCTGAGCGTGCGAAACAATCAAAAATAATGTCTAGTCGCTGGCTTCCGGGTGGAGACCTTCGAGAAAATAATGATTTAAATCAGAAAAAGCGTGCACAACACGGTAACCATCTTTTTGGAAGGGACCTCGATGGTGTTATTGAATACAATAAAACATTTAAACCCGGTCGATTTAATAAGGGAAGAACTGATCAGGTTCAGCTTCAAAATGGCAACGCCGATAAAACATTAACGTTTCAGCGCATTGCTAATCACTATACAAAAGGTATGACGCTTGCCGAACTAGCTTCAGAGCTTGATGCTAGCACGTGGAAAGTTAGGAAGCGCCTTCAATGGGAAGGGTACAAGCATTTTGGTGATTTTTCAGAACGTTATCAAAATCACAAAATTGTTGCGGTACGCCTAACAGGCGATATTGTACCAGTTTATGATATAGAAGTACCAGTACATCATAACTTCTCCATTATCCTAAAAGATAATAGTGGCGTTATTGTACACAATTCCGAAATGGAATATACACCGGAGATCAGCGCCGCGCTTGACATTTATGCAGACGAATCAGTTAGCCAAGATGAAAAGGGAAACGTCCTTCACATCTTTAGTGACAATCGTAAGATCCGATCATTACTAGAAGAACTATTCTTCGACACGCTAAACGTTGATTTCAACCTGCGCATGTGGGTCCGCAATCTTGTCAAGTATGGTGACTTCTTTCTGTTCAATGATGTTGCGCCAGGTTTCGGCGTATTGCAAGCTTTTCCAGTACCTGTAAATGAAATCGAACGAGAGGAAGGCTTTGATCCAGAAGATCCTCAAGCCATTAGATTCCGTTGGGTCACGCAGGGTAATGTCGCCTTAGAAAACTGGCAAATGACACACTTCAGGATGCTTGGTAACGATGCATTTCTACCATATGGTTCATCAGTTATTGAGCCTGCTCGCAGAATTTGGCGGCAGCTAATCCTCATTGAGGATGCCATGATGGTTTATCGCGTTGTACGCTCACCTGAACGTCGCATTTTTTATGTTGACGTCGGTGGTGTGCCACCAGAAGAAGTCGAAAACTACATGAAGCAGCAGGAGGCTAAGCTGCGCTCTAACACAATCATTGATCGTTCGACAGGCCGCGTTGATCTTCGCTACAATCCGCTTTGTAACAGCTTGAAATCATTAATAAAATTGATGGATGGCAGGGTAATAACCCTTGGCACATTGATTGATGAATGGAATGATGGAAAAAAGGATCAATGGGTTTATTCTGTTGACATTGAGAATAAAAAGATTGTCCCGGGCAAAATTGAATGGGCGGGTATTACGCGTAAAAATGCAGAACTTGTTCGTGTTCATATTGACACCGGCACATGGTATGATTGCACACCTGATCATCGATTCATGCTTCGTGATGGATCATATCGAAAGGCAGAGGATTTAGTTGCAGGAGATCCGTTAATGCCACTATATCTTGCGCGTACATCAAAAGAGGATGGTCATAAAATCACGGGATATGAAAAATTCTATGATCCCTTTGCAAAAAAATATGTGTCGACACACCGCAATAATGTTATTGAAACAGAAGGATTTGAAACGATAAAAGGCAAGATCGTTCATCATATAGATTTTGATAAGATGAACAATAATCCTCAAAATTTGCAGACTATGACATGGCGTGACCATATGCGCTTGCATGGTGAGCTTGCCGCAGAACGCAACAGATCCCCCGCGGGTCGCAAAGCATCAGCCCGCAGGATGAAAAAAACATGGGAAGAGGGGTCTATTACACCTAAAACGTTTGTTAATCTGTGGAAAGATGTTGATATTCGAAAAAAACGAATCGACAAATTAACACTGCAATTTGACAACAATCGTTTTATTTCTGCTTATTTTGAGATTCTCGACAAAACAGGATATTCTGTGAAAGAAAAGACACTACTTGCGTTGCTCAATGCGCATAAAAAGTTTGGGAAACATCTGCACAATACAAATCCAATATTCAAAAATGGAAAAGTAGGATTTACACGATCGTCATTACAGGCAAGACTAAAATCAGCCGGTTTTCCTCGAGCACTATCTGATCTTAAAAAATCTTGGTTAAGCAATCGATTTGAAATTAAGGAGATTACAAAATTTTGTGAAGCAACAGAAAATTGTCGCCGTGCAGATGTTTTACGACAATTCGATATGTCTCGACATATGCTTGAAACATTAATTCGTGAGTCAGATTGCGATATTGATGAATTTAGACAGACATATATGCCTGGAAATGCTAGATACACAGCGTCAGAAGGATATAAGAATCATAGGGTCGTAAGAGTTGAAAGGCTCGAACATCGTGAAGACACCGGCTGCGTCACAATTACAAAGTGGCATAATTTTGCTGCAGGGCCCTCTAGCGAGTGTGTGGATGATATTGAAAAATGTAATGATTTCATATACTTACACAACTCTGTTGACGAAGATTATTTTGTACCTCGGCGTGGCACAGAAAGCGGTACAGAGATCACGACCCTCGCAGGCGGTCAACATGTCTCGGCCACCGAGGACGTTGAGTATATTCAAAAGAAGCTTTTCGCCGCATTAAAGATCCCTAGAGCATACTTGGGATACGACGAGATGCTATCATCGAAAGCCACGCTTGCGGCCGAAGACATTCGTTTTTCCAGAACCGTACAGGCGATTCAAAAGGTTATTACCGCAGAACTACAAATGCTTGCATACGTGCACCTCTTCCTTAACGGATATGAGGGCGACGATATGTTTGATTTCGAGCTGCGCCTCAATAACCCATCTACAATTGCGCAGCAACAGAAACTAGAGCTATACAATCGCAAATTTGAAGTGATTGGCAACGCATTGGGCATCGCCGACGGCCAAGTATTCTCACAGCAATACCTGTTGAGAACGCTTATGGATATGTCTGAACAGCAACAGAAGGAGCTTGCAGAAGAAGTCGTTGATGATATTCAGCGTCGAGCGGCCCTTACAAAGATCAGCGAAGGCGCAGTTCCGGAAAGCGTTGGCTTCGGTGGCGCCGGGAGTGGAGGCTTTGACGGCGGCAATTTCGATATGCCAGAAGATGGTTTAGATGACGTCGAAGGCGGTGATGATCTCGGCGGTGACGATTTTGGCGGCGATGATCTCGGTGGCGATGATGAAGCCGTTGATGATGCTGGTGGCGATGATGAAGAAGATCTTTTTGCTGGTCAAGTTAAGGCAGGATCGATTCTAGGCGAACAGGATCCGCTAAAAACAGATAAAAAGAAAAAACCTTCATTGACGGATAGCGATGACGACAGGCCTATTAACGTAAGTCCAGAAATGAAGAAGAAGCAATATAATCGTTCACGTCATCGCCGGCATGGCGCTGAGGCAATGGTTACGCCCGATTTTGGAAAGATGGTTAATATAATTGACGATCCGCAACAAGATCCATTTGGTAATCCACTTGAAAGCCCGTTCAAGAACGCCCTCAGCATAAAGCTTGAGCAAATGCATCCCAATGATCCGGCTCGACGTCTATTAGAGCAACAATTATCTGCCCTTGCAGAGCTTGATGGTTACCTTATTGGTGCCGAGGATGATAGGGCCCCAGCTGCCCCTCGTATTACAGGGGCGCTACAGTCAGTGCTTAATCAATTAGAAGAAGAGTTCGCGCCGGAATTAGCCAGAATGCGTGAAGGTGATGAGGAAGAGGGACTTCTCACTGAGGGATCAGATTCAACCACTGATCTAGTTAATCAACTAATTGAAGGTTCTGATGAGTCAAAGCTTGGCAAGCACGATGAAAATGATACGAACGATGGGTCTGATTTTACCATCGATTTTGATTTAGATCTATCGGATGATTAACGATGCAGTATACAACGAACACGATTTGCCATATCGAGTCATATATAACAATGATTTCTAATAAAAAATCGTTTGCCGCAGGAGCCGGGAAATAATACGATTATGTCAAAGAATAAACTGCATTATAAGGGCCGAAAACACCAGAAAAAGAGAAACAGTGGGCTTCTCTATGAATTTCTCATTCGACATATGATTGATGGTGTGCTTAAGGAGCATAAACCTACATCTGATCGTGCGTTGTCAATCATTAGACGACGGTTTAAGCCTGGCACAGAGCTTTATCGTGAGTGGCGCCTTATGAATGCGCTTGTGAAAACCTCTGGCGTTGATGAAACTGTTGCAAATGCGATTATTCGCGAAACAAGGGATGCCGTTCGGCGCTATGATCGAGTTAAACTTGATCGAGAAAAATCGCTTTTGATTCGTGAACTAAATCATACGTTTGGAATGGATTTTTATAGCATAGGTGTACCTGAATACAAAACCTATGCTACAATTCAAACGCTATTTGAGGATTGGCGTACTACCGGTGTCCCGAATATCGGTAGAATTGCCGACTATGAGAAAAAGTTACATGAACGGCTGTTGGTTGAACAGGCCGTTGTACTAGATCATAAGCCTGACCCGGAGGCCGATGCGCTTGTTATTAAGCTTATGATTCAAAAATTGAATGAGCATTATGCAAATAAGTTAAATGCTGAACAACGTTCAATTTTAGGCCGTTACACATTTGAAGGTGTCACAGACAAGCTTAAGTCAGATCTTAAGGAGATGAGAGAACTGGCGCTTAAGGCGCTTAGTCATTATGCTGGCACGCTTCCCACTAGCGATAAATTTTCGTTAAAGAAGATCAACGAAGCATGTGACAATATTACAGCTCTCGATATCAACAAGTTGGATGATGGTTCAATTGCGCGATTTCTTAAGCTTTGTGAACTAAAGGACGAGTTACAGAAATGAGTGACACAGATAAACCAAATGTAATGCGCATTCTTAGGGAATGGTCACCATTCAAATACGAGCGTATCGATGAGCAAAAAAAGAAAGGGGGTCCTTTCATTATGCGGGGCATTTTGCAAAAAGCTGATGTCCTAAATCAAAACGGTCGAATTTATCCACGTGCTGTTTTGGAGGCAGAAATTGCCAACTATCAAAAGTTCATTGTTGAAAATAGAGCCCTGGGCGAATTAGATCATCCAGATTCTAGCGTTGTCGAGCTAAAGAACGCTTCACACATCATACGTGAAGCGACGATTGACTCTGAGGGTGTTGTTTGGGGCGCCGTTGAGGTATTACCTACTCCCGCTGGAAACATCCTGAAGGGACTTGTCGAAGCAGGTGTAACGATTGGTATTTCTAGCAGAGGTGTAGGTTCAACAAAAGATGAGGGCGGCAGGACAATCGTACAGGATGATTTTCAACTAATTTGTTGGGATGTAGTGTCAGAGCCCAGTACACCAAATGCTTTCATCATGAAAGAGGGTCGCGAGGTTACATCTGCAGAAATTCAGCAACTTAAGAAAGAACGCTTTACGAAGGACGTTCGCGTTGATAGGATCCTGAATGAAGTGCTTAGGTGGGGAAAATAAGTCATGAGTCTAGGAAATACAGGCAATGGTTTTCAATTTGTTGCTGCATATCAAACTGCTGCTCTTCCGTGGGTAACAGGATCAGTGGCTGTAGCCGACAGCGTTACACAACGATTCACCTTTCCGAAGGTGACGAAATATCTGAAAATTAGTGCCGTCGGCTCGCCTCTTCGTGTAGGCTTTACTGAAAACGGCATAACTGGGTCTAATTACTTTGACGTACCAGCAGGAACAGTTGAGACGTTTGACGTACGTGTATTAGAAGTATATGTTCAGGGCGTCGGTGGCGTGGCTACTATGGATATGTTTGCTGGGCTTACATTGATCGATAAGCGTGATGGTGTTCCATTCCTTACAGGATCTGCTGCATTTACTAACGCACCCGGCGGCGAATGGCAAGGCGTTGGATGATTGGGCTGATTAGGCATTATATCGTCACGAGGAACTATAAATGAAGCTTAATAAATCTATGCTCAAGTCACTCATCAAAGAGTGCATTATTGAACTATATGATGATGATCCGCGTCTTATGAAGGCACTCGTAAGGGAAAGCTTGGTCGAGTTGACCATGCGATCAAAAAACAAGTCAACTAAGCGTGCTACGGCGTCTACGCCGACCAGACAGACGAGACGCCCTCGCGGAACAAATGTTCCAGCATTGCAGCGCGCCGATCACCAGCAATCAAGTGGACATGATCTTGCAGGACCAGGTGATTTATGGGAATCGCTCGCTACTGACACACTGAATACGACTCTTCAATCCCAACCGGCAGGTAATACCAGTAATATGCCCGAAAAGGGCTTAACGAGCTGGGCAACAATTAATAGCATGTCTACCGAAGAGGGTCCGCTGACGCGTCTGGCCCAAATGCAGCAGGCACAACACGCTGCACCTACCCAAAGCCCAGGTGCGATTCATGCGCAACAACAAGCTTATATTCGGCAACTTGAGGCTGCAGCCATGAATGGTCAAGCTGCGCCTCCACAGCCTACCACGCATAGACAGTCACAACTGGCCCCGCCGGCACAAGCTGTTTTTAGCGATGGGGCAGCACCAAGTCCGAGCCAACTGGCAAAACAATTTCAACATATGAACGCGGGTGGACCACCAACCAGATCACGCGAACAATCATTACCTGCAGTGCCAGATGATTTAGCAATGCTCGGTATTGGTGATATGAGTGGCCATCTGGATATGCCCACGCAGGTTACATCGACCAATATAGATCCTACGCTTGCTGCCCTTGCTGCAGAAATGAATAATGGTCTATAAGATAGAAAATTATTATCAAAGCGACAGAACGCATTTGAGCGTGATAAGTAGCATCTGTAGGCGCGGCAACAACGTGCCCTTTTAGAGGAATTACAATGAAAAAATCCGGACAAACAGTTCGCACCCTTTCTATGCAACAACTTCGTAGGATGATCAAGGAGGAGGCCGAAGGCCTTGCGACCGGTCAGGCTGAAGACGTCAACGCCAAGGAAGAGCCTTGGGAAGAGGAAACAGGCGTTAAAGATGTTGATCAACTTGCCGCTCAGGGCGTGAAAAAAGAAGCACGAATTCGTCGCCTACGCGTCGAAGCAGCTCGACTTTCCCGTCGCCTTCGCGAATGCCGTCGCGCTATTCGTTCCGAAGAAATCCGCCTAGACGAAGCAGCACGCAGGCGTCCAGCAACTCGTCGTCGCCGTCGCTAAAATAAGTTTAGCATATTTACCTAGTGAGGATTGATAATGGCAACTACAGAAGTTGAAAAAAAGACACAGTACGGATTAGGCACAGCAGGCCATGGTAATTTGCAACTACAATTTGCAACCACGCTTGTTGGGTATGATCCTGCGACTGCTTTAGCATTACAGCAATCCGTTATCGACGGTGTTCAATCTGGCAATCCAGACCTAGGGGCAATTTCAATGGATTTCTCGGATGCCCCAGAGATTGAAAAGTTTGTTCCAGATCGTGGGTGGCCCGCAGGCGGAACTACTAATCCGCAAGATATCACTGAAGGCCCTGCGGCTAAATCGTCTGGTGCAGGCTCCACTACGTCGCCAGCTGAATCTACAACGGTAATTTCAAAACACAAAATTGGTGACTACATTTTCGGCAAATCGTCAACTTGATGATTTAATTTCACTCTAACGAGGGGATGCGTGTAAATGCATCCCCTTATTAGTACACAACGCATGAGACGTAAAAAACTTACTGAATTTGCTGGCCTTGCTCAAGGGGCAGGCGCCGCTGGTGCAGGAAGAGCTGATGGAAGACAGGGGCATGGATATGCGTCTTCAACTGGAAACAGTTCGCTAAATCAAATGCGCGGATATCCTGAGGGGTTTCCGTATATGGATGATTTAGCATCAACTGGGTATGAGGATGACGAAGAGGATGAGGCTGGTGATCCCGATGACGTCGATATGTCAATGAGAATTTCGAAGTCTAGACTTTCAAAAAATTCTAATACGAAAGGCGTTAAAGATCTACGGACATATACAAGCTCCAATGGATTTCCAAGCGTGCCTGTATTCGCTGAATCTGAAATTAGAATGAGACCTAAATCATCTGAATTTGGGTCTGGTACAATGTACGGCTGGTCGCGTGCGCCGCAGTGGAATAAGCCGCCGAAAAAAGCAAATTCTGACAATTATCGATATCTTGATATTATTGATGACGACGAAGAAAAAGAATTTGACCAATTGTCTGCTCGCCATTATGGCATTGAAGAAGCTGTTCTTAGACAATTCATTAGACAGGTCTTGGAGGGATAGCATGGAAATGATAGCAAACAGACAGCTGTCATTGCGCTCATCCCGATATGTACCTCAGTTAGCCACACGATGTATTAGGCTGCATAATTGCACCGATCGTATCGCCAATAATTGCACCTTAAAATTGGTGCGTGCAAAGAAAATTATCACATATGCATATAAACATAAGCTTGTTCAAATGCATCGAAAGTACACTATGACAAAACATAAGCGCCGCGATGACTGAAAAGTTTCACAATGCTAACAATAGTTATCGTCGGCACCCAAAATAGGGAGACTCACACATATGTCAAACATTTATGAAGAGGCCGTCGCCGATGCTAAGCGACTTCGACAAAAGGCGCGTGAAGATGCACATCGCCAAATTATGGAGCAGTTTGCCCCTAAAGTTGAGCGTTATATCGAGCAAGCCTTGCTCGAAGATGACGACGGCGATGACGATGAAAATATTCTTACGGATATTGAAATGGCATCCGATGACGCCGCCCAGGCACTTGATGGTCAAGACGACGTCGCTGCTGATGTAGCGGCAGGTATAGAAGATGAAGCTGCAGGTAATGATGTAGGTGATGCTGGCGGTATCAGCATGAATACTGATGGCACCTGGACGCTGGATCTAGACGATGTTGTCGTTCCCGAAGAGGATGATGTCGAAGAAATCGATCCTGAATCTGCAGACGTACAGGTTCCATCGCCCGACGGCGTTATCGACGATTTAACCGACGCCGACGTTAAAGAATCGCTTGATAAGCTTCGTAATGTGATGAAAATCGCCGAAGCCATTGAAGATAAGGCAGCCGCTTATAGTAAGCTTACAGGCGCCTTTAAAAAATTATCGGAAACCCTAACATCGAATAAAAAGAACATTAGTCGATCAAATGTTGCTGGATTAACAATCCTTGCAAGTTTCATTAATGAGTCTTACATGATGCTTAAGGGCAACGCGAAAATTGAAAAATCTATTCGTGAAGGGCTTTGTTCAAAGCTCGAGTGTACTTACGGTACAGTTAATGAAGCACTAGGCGTCGCTGTTTGTAACAGAATCGCCCGCCAAGTTTCAGCTTACGAACGCAATGCAAAATCTCTTAAAAGACTTAGTGAGTCCTCACGAATCAAAAGAGGTAAAGTTCTTTCAACTAAGATCGAAGGCTTGGGTCGCGTCCTGGAAGCCGTTGTCGATCGTACAAATCCTGGCGATGCCAGGAAACTTAAAACCAGGATGTCGACTCTGATGAAGGAGATCAATAATATGACTACTAAGCGCCGTGGCAAACTACAGGAGACGGAAGACGTACTTCTTAGACTTTCTTTTGACGAAGATGAGGATGCACAGGATCTTAAATCTGCATTAGGTGATGATGACCTAGGCGGCGATGATGACCTTGATTCTCTTCTTGACGATGAGGATGAAGGTAACGAATTCGACTATGATGCTGACGATGCAGGTGGTATGGGCGATGACATGGATGATGAAATGGTCGAAGAGACTACGATCGCCCGTCAACTAAGTCGCCTATTCGAAGATGATGATGAAGACGAGGGCGAATCAGATGTAGACCTCGGTGATCTCGATGATGGTGATGATGACGGTGGCGAAGATGGTGGCGATGAACTTGATTTCGATGTTGCAGAAGAATCCGAATCAGAGGCTGCATCAGCATTAGATAAGGTTGTTAGCGCGCTAGAGGCTGGCTCTGTTTCAATTGAAATCGTTGATGACGAAGAATTTGACATGGGTGGCGAATTTGGCGAAGATGATGATGACGTCGTCGATATCGACATGGAAGACGTTGCCGAAGCAGTTCGTAACGCAGTTCGTGGCGGTCGAAGCTCTAAGCTTCGCGAAATGGATACCGGATATCATAAGACACCAACACCTGGCCCAGGCAAGGGCGTAAAAGACTTTGGCGATGCAGACGAGGAGGGTGAGGCATTTACTGACTCATCTGACACAGACGTAATCGATGAAGCGCGTGCACGGATGCGAGCAAGAGCTCGATCACGTAGAACACAAAACAGAGTCGCTGAAGGTCGTTGTACACGCCCAACAGCTGGCCCAACTGCACGCGAGGTGGCAACACTTCGACGTAGTTTGGTCGAAAGTAAGCAAAAGCAAGCAGAATCAAGTCTTCTTGCAGCCAAGCTTCTTTATACTAATAGGATTCTCACGATGGAAGAATTGTCTCGTTCACAAAAAGAGCGAATCACTGACGCCATCGACGAAGCGAGAAATCTTAGAGAAGCACAGCTCCTGTACCGTAACCTGACACGTTCGCTTAAACGTAAGTCACGTAGGCTATCCGAAGGACGTCATCGCCCAATCGGTTCAGCATCTCAGGTCAGCACATCTGGTGGCGCCTCTAGAGGACGCCTTGATAAAGCTGGCACAGTACAGTCCAGTGACGGAAGTTCTCCGTTACTAAGCGAATCAATTGATCTGGACCTCTGGAAGAGGCATGCCGGCTTAGCTGATTAATTTTGAGCATTTTGCACTACTAACACACTATTTATTTGCAAGGAAAAAACGAACATGCGTAAGTTTTCACTATCACAGCTCGCCGAAGGTATTCGCGAGCGTAACGTCGCCGACGAAGATTCACGTCTCGTCGAGAAATGGGGTCGCACAGGCCTCCTTAAGAACCTTTCATCGCGTAAGCGATCAACCATGGCTCGCCTTCTGGAAAACCAGATGGCGCAAGTCCTTAGAGAGAGCAATGCTCTTTCGACAGGCGGTGGTGCACTCACATCGAGTGGTCAGATTCGCGGTTTCTCTAATATCGCTTTCCCGATTGTCCGTAAGGTTTTCGGTGGCCTCGTCGCCAATGAACTGGTTTCGATTCAACCAATGAGTCTTCCCTCTGGCTTGCTTTTCTATCTGGATTACACTTACGGCAGTAATGTCGGTGGTGATTATGGTCCTGATGCAACTGCAACTGCAGGAACAGACGCAACGTACGCTGCTGGTTCATCCATTTATGGTCAACCAACAGGTAAGGGAGTTCAATCTGGCTCCCTTGCAGCCGGCGGCATGTATGATCATGCAGGTATTGGTTACACCAAGGTCCACTCTGGTTCGGCGTTTACGTTGAACAACGATGTCGGTCACTTCGGTGGAACTAATGGCGCTTGGCTTTCGGGCTCAGCACTTACGGATGCAGTCGGAGCAACGGGCTCCAATGGTCGCCACTTGTACTTCGATGCTGATCTTGTGACAGCACTTGAGGTTGGTACCTTTGACGTTGCATTCGTGCATGTGTCAGCATCGGCGTTGACAGCAGCAATCCCAAGCGCTGACCTTCGTGGATCAGCAATCAGCCAAGTAACATTGACCGATCTTGGATCCAATGGGTCTGCATTGGCTTGGGGTTCAAGCTATCAAGATGGTCGTGGCGTCCTAAACCTCCGTCGCCTTAACAAGCGCGGTGATTTCGACGGTGTCAACTTCACTGAGAATGCAGAGAACGGCACGCACGTTCAACTTGTTCTTCGTCTGGCAAATGGTGGTGCGCTACCTGTCCCAGCTGAAGGTACCTCCAAGTTAAGCACCATGCTTCGCGATTCGTTTGATGTTAACTCCAATGATGGAACGTCTTTGACCATCCCATCATTCGAGTCTGATTTCGGTAACCCGCCTTCGGCTGTTATCCCAGAGATCGATATCAAGATTGAAGCTATTCCTGTAACAGCTGATTCCCGTAAGCTACGTGCCCGTTGGACCCCTGAGCTTGCTCAGGACCTCAACGCGTACCACTCGCTGGACGCAGAGGTTGAGCTTACCCAGATCCTCTCGCAACAGATCGCTCTTGAGATCGACCGCGAAGTTCTTGGTGATCTTGTCCGACAAGCTAATGGAGCAATCCGTTACTGGTCACGTAAGCCAGGCGTATTTGTTGATAAGACGAACGGTAACGTTCAGAATCTCGCAAACACCCTTTCGACAGGACCAAGCTTCACGGGCAACGTGGCAGAGTGGTATGGTGTCTTGATTGAGACCATCATCGATGCAGCCAATGAGATTCATCGTAAGACATTGAGAGGTTCTGCGAACTTCCTTGTCACCTCACCGGACGTTTGCACGATTCTGGAGAGCTCGGTGATGTACAAGCCATCCATTAAGTTTGATGGCTCGGGTCAAGCAGCTGCTCCTTTCGTGATTGGCGCAGAGGCAATTGGCACGGTTTCCAACCGTTTCACTGTGTACAAGGATCCCTTCTTCCCGCGCAACCGTATTCTTATCGGTTACAAGGGTGGCAGCTACCTTGAGACAGGCTACGTGTACGCTCCGTACGTGCCACTTATCGTCACGCCAACCATTTACGGCCCGGACGATTTCACACCGCGCAAAGGTGTTATGACTCGCTACGGCAAGCAAATGGTACGTTCTGACTTCTACGGCGTTGTTAACGTCATGGACCTCAACGTCATCTAAGTTAACGATTACAACAACTTAGATTAACTAGGGACCCTTCGGGGTCCCTTTTTATTTGCCTAAATTTAGACATCGATAGTTGACAATTCATAGCATTTTGGTCTCATTTGCCTTCCGCAAAGAGTCATTTGTCTTCTATATGTAACCATATTATTTTCGTCGTTATTGATACATCCATGTTAATTAACAATATAATATAATCATGAAACATCCTGCATATGATAACTTTGGCGATGAATTCGAATCAAGATGTCATTTGTGCAGTGAAAGCATTCCACCTGCAAAAAATGGAAAATACGGCAAGACACTAGCAGATCATTTGCGCTCACTTCATGACGGAATAAAGCGGGAGCAATATCATCGCAATATCATTTTTGGTGGTAAGATACCTGGCTGCGCATGTCCCAAGTGCATTATGGATGTGAATAATGCAGCGTTTACCAGATGGAATCCAGGTGGACATTACGCAGCATTTGCTGCTGGACATAATCGTAGAACAAAAAAGTCGGCCACCCAGCACAGGCGCCGTCAGCAGACTTTGGCAATTGAAAATATAACATGTAAAGAATGCGGGTGTGATGGATTTGTGGGACACCATCCTCTATCTGTACATCTAGGTAACACACACGGCATGAAATTCGACGGGTATATCACGAAGCATCATTATAGAGGTGTTAGGCCCGTATGTCATTTTGATGGATGTAATGAGTTTACACGGCTTGATGTAACCAAATTCAAGAAATACTGTAAGAACCACGCACATGTTGCCGAAAGCGAAGGTGGCAAAAAAGGCGGCGCCATTGCAAATCCATATAACGGAAAGACAAAAAGCGACGGTATCGAATACCTTGTCGAACAATCAAAACGATATGCCGACACTGGCAATCCCTTTTTCGGAAAGAGTCATACAGACGAAAGCAAAAAGAAGATGGCTGACTACAAGCGCCTGTCGCTAGAAGAATTCACGATTAGAACAACGCGAAAACCTCAAGAATACGTTGTATTATCGTCGTACGAAGAATATGAAACACGCAAGACGCCTCTAAAAACAAGATGTCAACAATGTCAAATTGAATTTGATGTGACGCTTGAGAATCTAGATCGTGATATCGGTCGATGTCAAAAATGTTATCCTACGGGCAGATCAATTGGTGAAGAAGAAGTTGCCGCATTTATTGAATCGCTTGGATTTGATGTTGAGCGCAATAATCGATCCGTGCTAGGTGGTAAGGAAATTGATATATGGGTACCGTCAATGAATTTTGGCGTCGAATATAATGGACTATGGTGGCATTGTGAAGCTAACGGTTGTGGCCAGGATTATATGCGAACAAAACTAGACGAATGCAGAAATGCGGGTATCAACGTATTTCACGTGTTTGAAGACGAGTGGTTACAAAAGCGTGACATCGTTGAATCAATGATAAGAGGACGACTAGGCAAACCACTAGCAAAAGCAAACGCGCGCAAATGTTATGTGGCGCCAATATCAACAGAAATCGCTAAAGAATTTTTAAACACCAATCATCTTGACGGATCGACGCCATGTTCACTGCGCTTTGGTCTATTCACTTCAGAGGAACATTGTCTAGTATCGGTTATGACGCTAGGCAAGCCAAGACAGGGCCAACGCTTTCCAGATCATCTTGAAGTTAAACGATTTGCATCGCTATTAAATGTCTCTGTACGAGGAGGGCTAGGCAAGTTAATAAAACGTGCCAAGATCGAAGCCATATACACCAGTAAGCCAAAATTGATGACGTATGTGCATCTCAGACATGGCGAAGGTGCAGGATATGTTAACGTTGGGTTCAAGAAGCTTGATGAGACAAAATACGGTTTCTTTTGGACACACGGCGGTGGTCAACGACTTCATCGATCAAGATGTGTAGCAGACAAAAAGAACGGACTAACAGAACGTGACGTTGCGTTATCACGTGGGCTTTTTCGCATTTATGATTGCGGCGTCGCCAAGTTTGAATTGGCATAACGTAATTAAGCGTATGAAGCTCAAGGGCCACTATCTAACCAAGCGGAAGGGCGAGCAGGCGTTAACAGGCCAACACGCAGGCTATCGCATAATGCGCGTACGAGCTGTGAAACCCTCAGATGTATTTCCGGGTTCTTGGGCCGTCGAAGTTCAATTTAATCGTAGCGGGCATAAATCGCAGCGTTTTTTTGATGTTGATCCTGCACAGACAAATTCAAAGTTTGTTTTTTGGGAGAAAACAGGTACTGGGCGAGCCACGATCAGCAATACACGATTAATCAAGTTTCAAGAGCTTTTGGATAAAGAAGGACTCGCCAGCATGGATGAAGCTGTAATTCGTGAAGCTGTAAGAAGCATCATCAACAAAGTAATCAAAGTTTAAGACGCAAGCCCAACAGCGTTAGGGACCCTTCGGGGTCCCTTTTTTATTTCTGTTGATTTATTGTATATTATTACGTACATACTTCCCTTCACTAGAAGACATACGTGACGTCGTGAGAGACACTAAAGTATTGTGGCTGGATATGTATGAACAAGAAAAAGAACTCATGTCGACCGCACCAGATATTCATGAAGTAAATTACAAGCTCAATGATGGGCTAGGCTTCACTTTATTCGTAGGTGACGCAACTATCGAAATTGATTTAATTGAAAAAATAGTCAATATTGATGCCCAATTACCCGCACAGGATCTTCATGCACACTGTAAGCGAGTGTGGATACATGCAGAATTAATGCAGCACGAGTTTCCATTTGAATCGATGGAAGGCGGCGGCGTCGCAATGAGTCCATTTTGGAGATTCGCGAATTTCTCAAGTAGGATGAACGTTGAACCGCGAATACTCGAGTTTAAGCCGATAAAGCCCGAGCCACCCATGGCGCCTGAAACAACGCTAACCTACGCGCCACAAATCTTTGAGCCAGGAACAGCAATTGATGACATCGCCCGGAAGGTGCCTCGAGGCGTAAATTATCAGGCAACGCGTGATTAAAATGAAAAGCGTTAAGAAGCCAAGCGCTATTGCCCTCGACGAGCTTGATAAGCTAATCAACGAACTGTAATAACTTCGGGGATAGTTATATCAAATGGTTTCTTTCGCAAATACGGTTCAGCCGACGGCGTTTGGTTTATACGACTCCGACACAAGTTTCATAAATGATGCGGATGGCATGGTCGTTTTTGTTAAGCGAATGCTTGGCGACGATGTATTGCAGGTTGAGCTAACCAAAAAAGAAATTTGGACGTGTATGGAGCGTGCAACCTCAGAATGGGGTAGCATCATTAACCAATATCAGGCAAAGTCACATCTCACAAATTATTTGGGATCAGCAACGGGTAGCATCGACGTATCAAATCTGTATCCGCGTAATACGCTTGAATTTGTTCTTAGACAGGCCGCACCGTATGCTGTTCATGCGAACCTCGGAGGAACATATACGCAGGTTCTGGGGAAGCTTCCATTGACTGTAGGGGTACAGGATTACAATCTGCATACGGACCTTCTGGATTCATCTGGTAGCGTCGTGTATGATACACAGCCTGACTCTACGAAACAAAGGCTTCGTGTGATGGAAGTGTTTCATTTTTCACCCACGACAGCATATCGTTTTTTCGATTCCACATCGGCAGTCAACTATTTGAACAACGAGTTTTCTTTCGAAAGCTTCACACCCGAGACTATCTTTTACGTACTACCAGTATTTGAAGATATTTTACGCGCTCAGCAGATGGCGACATCGTTCAAGGTACGTCGTTCACATTACAGCTATCAAATCTTTGGTAACGGACATATACGTGTTATGCCGTTGCCTACTAAGTCGCCACCCGGTAATTTATTCGTTCGCGTAGCATTTGCCCAAAGTCCAACGGCTGACGGCGGTGCCGGCACTGGCTCGGGCGCCGGTGGTGATATTGATGCGTCGGTCCAAGCTGTAAGCAGTATTTCTAATGTCCCGTATGGAATTATTCCATATACTTCAATAAACGAAATTGGAAAACAGTTCATTCGAGAGATGTCGTTGGCATATTCAAAAGAGCTGTTAGGAATTATCAGAACAAAGACCGATCGAATTCCGATTCCAGGCGCTGAAGTTACGCTTAACGGTGAGGCACTAAAAACAGAGGCGCGCGACGATCAAGAGCGCATCAAAGAGCGTCTAACATCATTGCTCGAAGAGACGACTTACGATAAGCTGCTAGAGAAAGATGCCGCAAAGGCTGAAAACATGCTAAAAATGTTACGCATGATTCCTATGCCTGGTGGATCCATCTTTACAGGATAACGTTGGTTCTTAATCCACTATCTTGTATTGGCCACAATACTTAATGGTGTGTCAAGTTCTGCTATCGAGCAGCAGTATGGTTACATTTACTGCATTGAAAACCAATTAGATGGCAAATGTTATGTTGGTAAATCATCACGTCCTGTGGGATCGCGCTGGCGTGAACACATCAAGGCTGCTGTTACTGGCAAAAAGTCTAAGCTTTATGAAGCGATGCGTGAACATGGATTTAGCAACTTTGATTTTAAAGTTGTCGAACAGCATTTAGGCACGAATGAAGAGCTTGACCTTTTAGAGGTCAAGCATATTCACGCATTCAATGCGCATGAAAAAGGATACAACGGCGACGTTGGCGGAACGGGTCGAAAAAGAGACGAAACAAAAAAATCCGACGCGCCCATCATGCATGGAATTACGCGCGGTCGTAAGGCCGTCGTTGGCAAAAATATTAAAACAGGCGAATTATCGACCTATATGTCCTTGACTGACGCTGCGAATGCCGTCGACGGCCAAGGTAGCAAAATTAGCAACGTTGCCATGGGTAATGCTAAGACGGCATACGGACATACTTGGAGCTGGTCAGACGATGCCTAGATTATTCGTTGGGTCGAGAGAGCTCGATTTTTTCAATGACGTAGCCCGCGAAATCATGAAAGATGTAATCGGCCAAAAGGTCTATTACTATCCTATTGATTATGCACGCACACTTGTTCATGATTTATATCAAGAGGCACCACAGAAGATGTTCGATCATCCAATCGAGGTTGCAGCATTGGTTAAATGGAACCAATCAGAGTTACAGACCGGTGTGCACGGTCACGACGCAATTCGACAGTTAGAAGTTTATTTGCACACGCGAGACTTGATTCACAGGAAAATCAATGTCGCAATGGGCGATTTTATTAGTTACGGCGACAGCTTTTATGAAGTTACAGGCATTGTCGGCGCCGATACAGTTTTTGGGCAAATTGAATATGAGATGGGTGTGAAGCTTTCTTGTGTTCAAGCACGTCAAGATCAATTTCTAGCGAGAATTCTGGGACCAACATGGGAAGGCTTCTCAGACGAAGACGCCACACAAAAAACATTTCATCAGCAGCGTGGATTCGCTGTAAATGAAGAAGGCGAAACAGGCGATACTCGTGACTTGATTCGCAAGGGCGTTTTAGAAGAACCCCTCGAAGGCACACGTGAAGTTTCTAAAAGGGCTGGTTCACGTGATGATGATAGCTCTTTTTACGATGAGTAATAATAATGAGTACTGATGGCAAATTACCGATTGGCACGTCAAATAGGCGTGAGTCGCTTGTTGAACAACAGACGGGTGTTCCATTCGTGTCGCAGGGACATAGCGGTAATAATATACCTGATGACTTCAATATTCCACCGGCGACGATTGAGGACGTTGATAAAGCGTTATTTAACTTTTTCGATAAGTCATTGAACCTACAGGTTCAAATGCAAAATAACATTAAGTTAGTACCGACAATTTTTGCTGGTGGTGAAAGGTTTGCATTATCCAAATCTGGTCGTCCCATTCGTGATAGGCGCGGGGCTATAATTGTACCTGTAATTGCAATTAAGCGAATGCAAATCACGTCAAACTCTGAGCCTAATTTGGCTTTTGGCGTTGATCCTGGTGAAATTATTATTAGGCGTCGCTTGCATAAGGGCGATCGCCGTTATCAGCAGTTACGAAACAGATTCAATTTAAAGAATCAAGATAATGTAGCGTCGTCAGAAAATCTTCAAGATTTAACTACGCCGGGCTCTTTGGCGAAAGAGGGCAAGGTCGCATCGCGTAGGGATAAGGGCGGACAACCACTACAAACTGCGCTTGATAACCCAATTGGCGATAACATCGTTGAGACGATTGTTATTCCAGCGCCTGATTTTTTCACAATAAATTACCAAATTACTGTCTGGACAAATTATGTTCAAGAAATGAACCAAATTATCGAGCGCGTTTTAAGTGCGTATGAAATTGGTCAGATACCGTCAGCACGTATTGAAACGACCAAGGGCTACTGGTACGTTGCATATTTTGATGACACCTGGAATACGGGTGATAATTTTGAAGATTATACTAACCAGCAACGATTGATCAAGTCGACAATAACCGTAAAGGTTCCTGCATGGACGCTCGCATCGATGGGCGCTGGCGAAGCAAGCTCAATAAGAAGTTACGTGTCAGCGCCAAAGATCGATTTTGAGGTTTGTGAAACAGACGCGTTAGTAGAATCATTTATAAGACGAATGCCGCTTATCGGATCTGATGATCCGACTTTGATATTAAGTGACGTTGAAAATGTTGGTATTGATGGAAGAATTGAGTCTGGTCGCGTTGGCGACGGCCTAGTTACAAAACAATACGTATTTAATCCATTTGCCTCCCACAAAGAAGGGGACCCTAGGTTTTCGCGAATTGTTTGCGTTTCTAAAAAGGGTGAAAGGGTTGGCAAAACGACTGAGGCACTAACCCTGGGGAGAATTACGAAACCTTGAAAGATCAAGATCGTAGCTTTTGGGTTACAGGACTCATATTTAATGTCGTAGTTCCCTTGAGAAGCTAAAGGAGTATCGCCAGATGGCAAGAGAGTTTACTTTCAGATCACCAGGATTTTTCGAGCGCGAAATCGACCTGACCGCAAGAGTACAGGCCCCGATTGGGACGCCTGCCGGCATTATTGGTACAGCCCAAAAGGGCCCTGCGTTCGTGCCAGTAACAGTTGGCTCATTTCCAGACTTTCGTACAAAGTTTGGAGACCTAGATCCTAATAAGGCCGGCCCATATGCAGTAAGTGAGTTCCTTAAAAATAGGAACGCCGTAACTTACATGCGTGTATTGGGCGCAGGCGCTAATGATACACTTGATCACATTGAAAAGACGCGACTCACGGGTCAAGTCAACAATGCTGGTTTTGTTGTTACAGGTACTGTTGCAACGCTGGGCGCCGGTCATCTTGGCTCCGTTCAATTTCTATTGGCAACACATGATTTGCGCTCAAACGAGTTGCTCGGAATGCCAATGTTTTCCGACAATGACAGTTACGGGACGTCTCTAGGATCAGGTTCGGATATCAAGCTTGTTCGCGCTGCTATTTTTACAGCCGACGACACTCGAATTTATATTATTGATGGTGACAGCGCCGTTGTGGCAGCACTTGAAACTGAGGACGACGTTGCAGCACTGGGTACAAGTGATGCAGCTGGCACATTCAAGCTAATCATTTCATCATCCGATGCAACGTATGATACGTCTGACGGCTTTGGCGGTCTTCGCGCCTTGTCTGCATCTCTTAATCCAGATAATCCGAACTATATCTCAAAGATCCTTAATACAGATCCTGAGCGATTTGGCGCAGAAAAGCATTTGCTTTATCTTGATTTTGCCGTTGATGATGAACTTGCATCTGTCGTTGCTGGTCCTGCAGCGATTGCAATTGCGTCTGGTTCGGCGGCAACATCACAAACGTCTGGTGACACAGCGATGTCATTCCGAGACGCATTCGGTCATTTTGATACGAGATACACCACACCTCGTACACCATGGTTCATCTCGCAGCCATATGGCACAACCGAACATAACCTGTTTTACTTCGAGTCACTTGACGATGGCGCTTACGCTAATAACAAGTTTAAGGTTTCGATAGCGCAAGTTCGTAAATCAGATGATCCTAAGTCTAGCTGGGGAACATTCTCTGTTCAAATTCGTGCTTGGGGTGATACGGATCAAAATCCAGAAATCCTTGAGCAATTCCCAGAGGTAACGCTCAATCCAAAGGCTGACAACTTTATTGCCAAAATGATTGGTGATAAGAGGGTTCGCTATGATTTCGATGCAGATGATGATCAAGAGCGACGCCTCTTGATTGATGGTAAATTCGCCAACAAATCAAACATTGTTCGCGTCGTGCTCAATTCGAGTATTGACAAGCTCTTGCTTCCTGAATCAATTCTTCCGTTCGGCTTCCGCGGTCCTGCTGCATTGAAAACCAATGACACAGGATTAGATGAGGTCGGCGGTACAGAGCGCCTTGCATTTAATGGTGGTGGATTAGGCGCAGCTGCGGCACTGTCTGGCGCAATTGTTCCTCCTCTCCCATACAGATTCAAGGTCACTAAGGGTACAGCTGATTCTTCTGTGTTCGCAGGTTCACCTGGCGTAACGGAGTTGGTTGATGGTCGCCTTTACTGGGGCGCCAAGCTTGAGCGTAATAATAATGCGCTTAATCCGAATAGCGTACAAGAGAAAAATGCTCTTGCAATTGCATACAGTAAGTTACAAGGTCTTGAAAAACTTGATGTTACTGTTACGGGATCACAGGCTGATGATCAAAACGATAACAAGTTCACGCTAGCACGCGTGGCGCTATCAAATACTTCGATAAGTCACCTAACTGGTTCACCGTCTGCCCACATGCTTGAAACGGCATATATCAGAAACGGTAATCCAGACGGCACCTCATATACTGTAACCGATGGGACAATTACAAATCGATTAACGTTCGCGTCGCTTGTATCGCTAACAAGCTCGGTTGAATTCAACAGGTTCGTTGATTTCACGAAGTTCACTGCACCAATGGCAGGCGGATTCGATGGCGTTAACATCTTGGACAGCGATGCAAATCGTCTAAATGATAAGGCAGCATCCACCGATACAGACGGCGGTGCGGCCACGGGATTCATCCCAACGTCATTAGCTGTTAATCCAGCAGGTACGGGAAGAACAAATAACGCAATCTTCAGTTATCGCACGGCAACGCGCATCATGACTGATGAGTTGACAGTCAATACGAATATCCTTGCAATCCCAGGTATTAGAGACTCGTTCATCACCGACTTCGCATCACAACGCACGCGTGACTACGGCCTTGCAATGTACGTGATGGATATGGTTCAATACGATGACAGCGGAAATCGCCTGTTCGAAGACAGCGCCGCGAAACCAGATGTTCGTAAGACCACAGACAATTTTGCGTCACGTGCAATTGATAACAATTACGTTGCAACATACTTCCCAGATGTGAAGATTGATGATGTGACGAATAATCGCCGCGTTAAGGTTCCGTCATCGGTTGCGGCCCTTGCAGCACTATCATTTAATGACAACGTTGCATATCCATGGTTTGCACCAGCTGGATTTAACAGAGGCGCACTTGAATTTGTCAAGGGTCTGGATGTTCGTCTAGATAGTGGCGACAGAGACATTCTTTATGAGGCACGCATCAACCCAGTTGCGCGCTTCCCACGTGAGGGTATTGCAATCTTCGGCCAGAAAACTCTGCAGTTTGCAAAATCGGCTCGTGATCGTGTTAACGTTCGTCGTCTAATGCTTGAACTTAAGCGTTTGATTTTGGATATTGCTCGACGAATCGTATTCGAACAAAATAATGTGGAGACTCGTGCAAAATTTGTCACGCAAGTCACACCCTTGCTCGGATTGGTACAGGCACAACAAGGTATTGAGGGATTCAAGGTCGTCATGGATGAATCCAACAACACTCAGGCGGATATCGACGCCAATAAGATGAACGGTAAAATCATAGTGATTCCAACAAGAGCTGTTGAATTTATCGCAATCGATTTCATCGTAACGCCATCAGGAGTTCAGTTTGTACAATAAGCATATGTACAGACAGTTTATAGGCGACTACAGAGAGGATATTAAAAGATGGTTCAACTAACCTTCAAAAGCGCAGGAGTCGGTCTAACCGAGTCAGACCTTACAGGACCAGGAAATGTAGTACCCGTTGGCGTACCCGCCGGAGTGGTAGGTACAGCCCAACAGGGTAAAGCATTCGTTCCGCTAACATTTGCATCACTTGATGATTTCAAGGTTCAGTACGGTGACGTAGGAAATGCCGGTCTATTTGGACCGATTGCGGTTGCCGAATGGCTAAGAAATGCACAGGCTGCTACGTTCCTGCGTGTTCTAGGCGTCGGCACGGGTCTTAAACGCGAGACGTCAGGTGACAACGCAGGACGCGTAGCATCTGCGGGATACGTTGTCGGTGCTGAATTGCCAGATGCAGATGGCTCGCCTGGTGGTAATCCGTACGCAAATGCAGGTGGTCCACTAGGACGTGTGCACTTTTTAGGCGCTTACATGTCAGAGTCTGCTGGCTCGACAATCTTTAGCGAAGCAGGGCGTCAAGCAGTTTCTACTGCTACACCTACACTAAGGGGTGTCATCATGGCCGCTTCAGGGGTTGTGCCAATGCTTGCAGCAGCAAATGAAGCGACACCTGCGACTGGCCTTGTTGCGAATGCAGGTCTCGCCGGAGGTATCACAGGATCAGTTACTCTTCTTAATAATAGCGTTGCTAAAGAAGAATTCGTTATGTTGCTAAACGGGCATAAGGGAACTGATGCCAGCTATCCTCGCGCAATTACAGCATCATTTGATCCGACCGCAGCAAATTATTTTGCAAATGTTCTTAATCGTGATCCAACGAAGATACAGGAAGCTGGTCACTTTCTATACGCTCGCTACGATATTCATTCACAATGGGCAGTTGTTACGGGCACTAACGTTATTACAGATGCAGTTGCTGGTGATTCACAACCCGTCGCATTCTTAACAACTGGTGCGCTTGATCGCAACGTAGGATCAGCGACTGCGCCTAGCTTCGAGAACTTCGAAGATAGGTTCCGAACACCTTCTTCAACATATGTTATTTCGCAAAAGTTTGGTGGCAGTCACAAGAATCTATTCAAGATTCATGCGTTGTCTGACGGCGCGTTTTCGAATAGGCGATTGAAGATTTCTATCGAGTCAATTGCAAAATCCAATATTAGTACAAATCGCTATGGGCGCTTTGACCTTCTTGTTCGTGATTGGAATGATACCGACGAAGACAAAATCGTCCTAGAACGATTTGCAGGACTTAGTCTTGATCCTGGTGATGCTCGTTATATTGCTCGTGCAATTGGTGACATGAATATCTACTTTGACTTTGACAAAAATGTCGCTAGTCAAAAGATTAGAGTCGACGGTAACTTTGAGAATCGCTCGAACCTAATTCGTGTTGAGGTTACAAGTGAAGTCGATGATAAGGAAATTGATGCAACCGCGCTTCCAATTGGATTTCGCGGCCCTCGCCACCTTTCACTATCTGGGTCTGCACCACTTGCAACGTCTGCAAATGATGCAGATTCGCTTGCCGCAACATCAGGTGTATTGAACGCTATCGCAGAGCCTCCAGTACCGTATAGACGTACAATTGCGGTTGGAACGGGACAAAAGAAAGACTCCAATAAAGATTTCTATTGGGGCGTACATTTCGAGGCACAAATTTCGACAGCAGAACCAAATCTTGGCAAGCGAAGTGAACCAACAGTTGGAACATACACGCAATACTATCCTGACTTTCAAGCGTCATGGCAGAATTTCCTTGTTGGCGATAACGAGGGTGCACTAGATACAGCCGCAAACGGAATTATCGACGCAGACAGGTATAACAACAATCTCTTTTCGCTTGAAAACATTCAGGTTGTTACAGGTACAGACGGTCTCGCATCAACAAAGTATCTTGCGGATTGGACTTATCAACGTGCAGGTGGCATTGTTAGCAACGCAGCAAATAAAACAAGGGCGCTTGTAGCAGATACAGACCTTGCTTCGCTAGCAGTTAAGAATGTTGTCAAGTTCTCATTCTTTCTTCAAGGCGGATATGATGGTGTTAATATCTTTGATACTGACGCCACCGCAATGAATGACAAGGCCGTTAATGAGGAGATGACATATGTTGCCCGCGGCCAGAACGAAGGCCCAACTGTTAAGGCATATACTAAGGCCCTTGATCTGATGGGTAATACGACAGAAGTTGATGTTAAGCTTCTTGCAATCCCAGGTATGCGTCATGAAATCATCACTGATCAATTGATCAATACGACAGAAACACGATTTGATGCATTGGCAATCATGGATATTGAGGAAAGAGATTCCCTCAACAATGTTGTCACGAGCTCGGCTGATCAGCCACAATCTGTTGGTAATACAGCAAATGCTTTCTCGGCTCGCGCACTTGATTCGAGCTTTGCAGCCGCGTACTACCCGGACGTTGTAATGATCGATCCATTCAATGGTCTAGAGACCCGTGTACCACCTTCGGTTGTTGCACTTGGTGCCATGTCATTGAACGACTCCGTGGCCCGTCCATGGTTTGCACCTGCCGGTTATAAACGTGGCGTGCTTGAAACTACTGTTGATACAGCAGTCAAGCTTTCACGTGCGAATATGGACGATCTATATGACGTTGATATTAACCCAATCGTTAGCTTTCCAGGATCGGAAGGCATTGTAACATGGGGACAAAAGACGCTCAAGCGTGCGCAAAGCTCACTTGATCGAATCAATGTTCGCCGCTTGCTTATTGAAATTCGCCGTGAAGTGCGCACAGTTTCAAATAGCATCCTATTCGAGCCAAATCGTGAAGAAACGCTTCGTCGATTCTCTGCGTTGGTAAACCCAATTCTGCAACGCGTTCAAGAACAACAGGGTCTCGACGGATTCCGCGTGATTATCGACGCAACGACAACCAGTCAAGCAGACATTGAAAATAATACGATTAGAGGAAAAATCTTCCTCAAGCCTACGAAGGTCGCAGAATTCATTGATCTCGATTTCGTAATTACCAACCAGGGCGGATTAAGCTAGGTCACACGTCCTCACGAATCTCACATGACTTCGTGAGGGCTTTTGTCCCACCCAATTGGGAAACATAGGGTAAACATAAAAAGGCGTTAGGAGACAACGTGAAGATTACTAAAGAAAGATTGCGTAGCATCATTAGAAGCACGATTGCAGAAGCTGTCCATGAACGGAATGTTCCGTCATTAACGGAAGGTTATGAAAATATTGGTAATAAGCTTCTCGCGTTAGCTGGTGAGCTTGATACGATTTCAGTTGATTTAAGCCATACGCTTAATGCTGGCCACGAACCGCTAGCGAATAGAATCCCATACAACGTTAAAAAGCGTATACAACAGTTATCAGATGACATTGCAAGAATTTCGCAGGCTTTGTATACTACTACTAAGATGAAGGGCGGAACAGTATGAAGTTACAACAACATCAAAAACAAAGGCTTCTTCGTGAGGTTTTTGAAAAAATTTCTGAAGGACCGCTTGAGGGTGGTACTGATCGTGTGGCTGCGTCTGAAAGTTTACTTGACGCAATCGATAAGCTCTGGGACGCTGTATCATTTTTAGGTGGTGACCCATATGCAAGCAAATTTGGTGACCTAGCCGCGTCATTGGAAGCAATGCAAAGTGAAATGGACAACGCTACAGAGCCTTCGGGCGCGCCTGAATCTGGTGCTAGCGCAGATCAAATTGGCGAACAGGTATTTTTGTGGCTTGATCGAGAGGATTTCACTATAAATGATCTGGAAGATGAAGGGTTACTTGATAATCCTGCGCGAATCGTTGATATGATGATTGATTCAGGTGCGCTTGATTTAATGGATGACGACGAAGCCGGCCACCGTGTCGCACAAGACGCTGTTGAAGACTGGATTGAGTCCAGTTTCTAAAAGGGATTATTATGAAACTCACAGAAACATTAATTCGTAAAATCATTCGGGAAGAGCTTCTTCGCGAAATCGGTAGCGCAAGTACACCAGATGAAAATTGGCATATGGAAAACTTGCAGCAACTATATGACTCAGGTGAAATGCCCAGTGATGCATATCAATCTGATGGGCCTGATTTTATGATTAAATGGTACGTCGATTATATGGCCGACGAAATGTCTGGCGACGCTGATTCGATGAGAGGTATTATGTCTGGTGCTGAAGAGTTTTACCTTGATCTAGCTGATAGTAGGGGCGCCGATGACGGCGATGATATGCCCCAAGGCCACGGCGAAGGCTTTTACGGATAGACTGTAATGCGACTCACTGAATCACAATTACGCAAGATGATTCGTGAAGAACTTTTGTCTGAATCGGAAGTATACTTTTATCGTGATGGCAAAGGCCAAATGATGTATAAGGACGATGAAGGTAATATTGGGCGCGCAACAGGTAATGCACCTGAAGATGCAGCATTGACATATTCACGTGCAAAACCGTATATGGCCCGATCCGGCGGCGGTGGACAATATCGTGATAAGCCTGGACAGTATGATCGTGAACGTGGACTTAAGTCAGCTTCAAGCATTAACCAAGCACAATTACAGATTTTAAATCTTGCATTGGCCGAAAAAGAAAACGATTTTATTCAAAGTGTACGTGATCAAGTTATGCGCGGCAAAACACTTTCTGATAAGCAAACAAAAGCAATTCGTTCCAACCTATATCGAATGGGCATGAGGAAAGAGGCAGGAAGCTTTAAATGAACGCTACAAATAAAAGCCTTCAACAAATAATTCGTGAAGAAATCATGCTTCATGAAGGCATTGCAGGAATGCAATGGTGGATAATTCTTATCAGTGATAACGGCACGGCAGAAGGCATTGGCCCGTTTGATTCAGAAGATGAAGCAGATCGTTACGCTGATGATACTGAGCTGTCATATGGCGATGCAACATATGAATTTCATGAATTGCCTATAGGCGAAAAGCCCGATGTCGACATGCTTACAGACTTTGATAAAGAGGATGAAGATTATGATCGCGATTACGAGGCACAATTCGAAGTTGACGAGCCTATCGAAGAAGCAGCGGCAAGCCTAAAAAAGTTTCGCGCTAATAACACTGTCACAGAAACGATGTCAGGCGGGTATGCTGCGTCACGTAACGCAATGTCTAAGACACCCGGGCGTATGGACACTCGTTATGACGATTTGCCTGACGAAGAAAGCACGATAAAAGAGCTTGACGAAGACAACGCAGAATTCAAACAACAGCGAATTAGCAAGTATAATGCCATTCGTGGTCAGCTTGATAATGTTTGGGTATCACTAGGCAAGGCTGAGACTAAGCTGGGATCAGCGCAATTCGAAGCTCAGGACGTAAATTTTAAGCAATCGCATAAAATGCTTGAAGATCTGATTAAAAAAGTTCGTGATCTAATGAAACAAGTGGAATATGCAAGGGATCATATCAATTGAAGACAGAAGTTGATGCAGGTGCAGTCCGCGGGGCTGTAAAGAAATATCTTAAATGGCTGGAGCAAAACGAGCTTGCGATGTGGGATGTAATGCCACAAGCAACGCAGGGCGACGATTCTGCTGCCGTTATAGATTTTGTTTTGAACGTTGTTGCAGATACGCTTAGCGTTGGTCGTGGACAGGATACTGCGTCGCTTGATTCAACTGACGCTAATATTAGAGGCGTTGTTCATCAAGAATTAGTCGATGGTGAATATCTCGACGAGACAAAGGATTTTCAACAACAGACGTTAAATGAATCAGGTCACGTTGAAATCAATCAAACGCCGGATAAATTGACAAACAAGACAACTGGTCTTGAAGAAATGCAAATGTCGCCCGCGACAGAGGTGCCATCAGATGATGAACGCAGAAGCGAATTGCTTAGCATCTATTCTGACACATACAAAGAATTGGAAGGCGTTAAGCCTACATGGATTTGGCATGATTATAAGGACGCGCCAATCGAAGAAATTGAAGCAGCGCTGGATGAGCTATACGCAAGCCAAGACGCAGCATTTGAGCGTGAAGATCCTGATGAAAAACACCTTGCAGATATAGAAACATACGAGTTTCAGGATTACAAACGAAGTAAGGGTTTGCCTAGGGACACAGAAGTTCACCCAGCAGAAAAATTACCTAGAGGCTCAAGTATGGGTCAACGAGGTCGTCCACGTGAATTAAAATTCAATCGACGTACAGAAGGTCGTGTTCACGAGGGCATCATTAATAACCCAGACGAAATGTCTTATGATGATGCCATTAACTTTCTTGGCGGCTACAATGAAACAGACGAACTTCAAAACGACATCTATATTCTAGATGCGGATGATGATGAAATTGAAATGGTTCACGCAGGCATGTCTGTTGGCGATGCAATTGCAGCCATTGAAAATAACGAAGATCTGTATGTCGACCCTCGATTCGAGGATGACTATGACGAATATGCGGAACCTGACGTGTGGTCACCTGATGGAAATATGTGGGAGCGTGTGCACGAAGGTTATCGCCATGATGAGGTCGATCTTTTAGAATTGATTGCAGACAAAGATCCCGAAACGGGCGAGTATATGATGGACAACATCTGGGCAGGTCGATCGCGCCGCGATCGCTGGCAGCCTGAGGATGCACCTCATGGGGAGGATCTTTCTAACCGCCCATGGATCACCCCTGATCAATGGATGGAAGGAACTGAATATGACCTGTATGTCCAGGTGCCTGTTAACATTAGACGTCCTGACGGGCAGCCTTTTGATGAAGTAGATATTAAGGCAATCCCGTACGCATTTAAAGATATTGTAAAGGCCGCAAAAAACTACGGAAATGTTGGTCTAAAGATCAGGCCTCAAGTGGGTGAAATGTCTGTCGACGGCGAGTGGGAATTTGCATGATCGATGAGCAACGACTACGTGCCACAATTCGGCAAGAACTTAAAGAGGTGTATAACAAAACACTCTCGACTGACGACGTCCAAACAATATCGAATGCGATATGGGGATCGTTAGACGTTGACGCGCTTGTTGCTGATATTGCACATCGTTGTGTCAATGCATATAATGGGGCCAAACGTGAGCCCGAAGCCCAAACAAGAATGGTTAATGTAATTAACAAGGGGCTAGAACGTCAAGCTGAAACCCTGACCACCGCTATAATGGAAGCGTTATCATGAAGAAAAAAGAAATTACAGTCCCGTTTCGAAAGGTTATTCGAAAGCTTTTGCAGGAATCCCGTGACGAAATTATGGGTATCGAGTTCAACCTCGAGGAAGTCCAAGATATTGTCGCAGGCGATCTCACTCGTCACAATAATCGTGCCGATGAACAAAGGCAGCGTGCAATTGATGAAATGTACGAAGAATTTGAAGAAGGTGATGAGGCAGATGAGGATGAAGACGCTGATGATCTCAATGAATCACGTAGGCGACGCCTCGGTAAACGTACCCCTAAAAAGACACAATTAAAAAAATCGCGCATTAGAAGTATTGTTCGTGAAGAGTTGATCAGAGAGATGGGTTCACGTGCCGTCGGCAGCGGCAAATAAATTGCTTGATACACAAGCCAATGGTCGCAAGATTGGTGTGGTCGGTAACTCAATTGACGATGTTGCTTCTAAGCTGACTTCAGCGTTGGGCGACGAGCCAGGCGAAGATCATGTTAAGGCTGTTCAATGGTGGGTCAAGGGTAATCCATTGCTTCGCGTTAGAAGTGGCCTTGTAACTGAGAAGTAAGAAAATGCGAACCAAAAAATCAGTAATACGACGTATTATTCGCGAAGAGCTTCTTAAGGAGATTCACGATCCGCCGACCGCTCGTGAAGATGACTACGACATTCTTCAGCACGATAAACGCGCTTGGAACGAGCTGATTAACATGCGGGGATGGGACTCTGAAGAGCCCGATGTTTATGATTGGATAATCACACAGACTGGCTACGAAGGTCGCCACCCAAGATACCCTTCGTTGCATTGGGACGGAAGACAATGGCTAATCGGATAAAACGTTATCTAATCACATAGATCTTGTTATAACAACCGTAGATCTTCACAACACCGGCCTCTTCTGCAACTTGACGTTCAGAGAGGCCTCTTTTTTTATCAGCCTTAAATTGCATACGTTGATATCTACGTGTATTGTCTGTCCACCAGAAACGTACATCGTTAGTTCTATCGGTATACTGCCATCCTGAACTTTGATACGCCATATCATTACCTAGACGTTCGTCGGTATAGGTCATAAGTCCGCTGTATCCCATACCCTTGGCGCGAGTCAATGCGACTTTGCTTAAACGGCTTAATCCCCCTCGAACATATGTGTTCAGTATAGAGCAACTGCGGGCGTTTTCAAGTAGCTTCGCTGTTCTATATTTTTGTTGCATGGGTCGGCGAATAGAAATACATTGTACAAGTACATCACCGTGATAAAGACCAAGCGCAAATGATGCATTGGTATCGCCGTCAATATGATTATCGTTAAAGAACACCCTACGCTCGGGTAACATAACATCGCGAATTACACACTTTCTTGCGTCGATGCGCGACATGCCTGCACCTAATTTTGCACGAATAATAGACTTAACAATTTCTGTACGATCTCGCCACTCATCACCGAATACGTGTAACAGCTTTATTCCCCTAAGATTACAAAGCTTTGTCTTATGCGAATGCGTCGTTTTGCTTGGTTTATTTGCTGAATTATGCCAATATAGTCCGTTGAACTCAATGGCGAAGTTACTTTGTGACACATACACATCTAGTTCGTAGGGATTAATAACGGTCTGATCATTTCTAGAAATTGACACGCCCAATTCGAATTCGATAAAGTCAGCTAGCTCACGTTCAGGAATAGATGATCCTGTTGGTGCACACGTTTGACAATTTGGTTGCGAATTTCCATGAATGAACACACCAATTTTATTCGACGCGACCGAATTACACGTTGTACAAATTATGTCTACAATGTCTGACGTTGATTCATAATCATCAAGCTTTGTTAATAGCTGATATAGACCTGGCGTCTCAATGCGTTGCTTAATATTATCAATGTCAAGCCTGTTTCTTGATGCGAGAGCTGCGATCCTATCGTCTGTATCTTTTGTTAGACCCTTTGCCCAAGGCACACGATCTCCATTTGCATATGTTTTTCTTAGGGTCGTAGAGGTTTTTTGCAGACTGGGGTGTGTGCCCCTAGACTTACCCTTTGACCATGATTTTAGACGTTTTGTTGCGTATGCACGCTTAAGACCATCGCTGGTCGCCTTTGCCATTTTCGCAATACGATCATCTGTTTTCTTGGTTAGTCCCTTTGACCACGGAATCCTACCTTCATCAAAGCCTTTTTTGATACCCGCAGCGGCGCTAGCAACACGCGCATCACTTTCTTTTGTTTTGCCACGCTTCCAGTGACCCTTAAAAGATTCTGAATATCCCTTGTGCCAGTTTAACCATTTTGTTTCTTTGTCACACCCACATCCACATTTGACCGGCCCGCCGTTTTGTTGATCCCAACATTCCTTTGATGACGTGTCATGTTCACGAGATAAATGTTGTTCGAACTTCGATAATAGACCTGATGAGTACTCGCAGAACGGGCAAACAGCTATATTATTTTTCGTGCCACTTGAGCGCATACTAACTATAATATATAGCTTATGCAACAAATTGTACTTTGAGAGTTGCGGTGATTTAATAGTTATATGCATCATGGCAGAAACATTAGATGTCGCAACGATGATCCCCAATCGGTTTGAGCCACTGCGCAAACATCGATGGCTTTTTAACATTGAAGGTATTGACGCATATCTTATGAAGACAGCTGCGCGCCCGCAAATGGCTCAAGGCGAAGTGAAAATAGATTGGCTTAATAGCATTCGTTACCTTGCAGGTAAGAACGAGTTTCAACCAATGTCGGTTACTCTTTATGATCCGATCGCACCGTCTGGCGCGCAACAGGTCATGGAGTGGATTCGCGTTCACCATGAGTCTGTTTCGGGGCGCGCTGGCTACGCCGATTTTTACAAGCGTGATTGCCAGATTAAGATGCTTGACCCTATCGGTACTGTTGTGCAGCTATGGGATCTGAAAGGTGTGTTCATCACGGACGCAAACTTCAATGACCTTGACTACAGCGCCCCAGACGCCTGTGAAATCGCCTTGACCCTACGCTTTGACAACGCCATCCAGCAGTACTAATAACAATAACAGCCACTTATAAGTGGCTGCAGTATCAAGACTGAACATTATCCCCTTCGCTGTAATACAGTGTAAGGGGATTTCTTTTGTCCCGCCAACGCTTATGATACTAAAGCAGAATGCAACGCATATTGGTGCCCTCGACGACGTGACTTTATCTGATTGGGCACAATCCAGGATGTTAATATTAACGAATTATAACCACTGGGCCCTCCCACTTGACCATTTCATTGATACGTGGCCAACCGCGCATGAATATTCAACATCGGGAGGCATACTGGGATATTGGGAATACGATGTTTTCTCATCCCGTCGTCTCGGCATTGCTAAACAATAGTGCAGGCTGGACCAAACATATTGATCTAACATATGTATAATATGTAAGATGCCAGTCGATTACAAGTGCCCTATTTGCGCAATCGTAAAAACGCGGCGCGGTATGGCCTGTCATATCACGAAAGCGCATCGCGATGTATCTAGGTCGAAAATTTTCGCAGATATGTTGCATAATGGTGAGGTTCCCACATGTTCATGCGGCTGCGGCGAAACTGTATCATTGGCACAACGCTGGACAGATGATAATCGTGCATTTTCAAAGTTTGTTGTTGGTCATAATGGATTCAGCGACAAGGCTCGAAAAGCAGCGACGCTAGCATCGGCAAAGCATCGTAAAATACATGGCTCGTGGAATAAGGGTTTAACAAAGCAAGATAGCAGAGTTAGGGCCATCGCAAAGAAAACTGCAGAGACATTGCAGCGCGGATACGCAGAAGGCAGACTAGTTCCATGGCAAAATGGACTAACAAAAGATACGAGCGCATCAATAAAGCAAATGTCAGAAACAAAACTGGCTAATTTTGCTGATGGAACAACTGTCCCGTGGAATCGTAATAAGACAAAAGACGATACACCCGGACTGATCATTGGCGCAGCGAAAATAAGCGCGTCGCAAATGCTTGATAAAAACGTCGTTGCTGAACGATGTGCTGAAATGAAAGGATTCGAATTATATTCGTCAATTGACGAATACGCAGGCGTGAATTCACGAGCGACATTTAAATGCACGACATGTGATACAACATTTGAGCGGACATACAAATACATGCTTCGGCGCCAGTATTGCCCTTCATGCATGCCAAAGTGGAAATCAGAGAGGGAAGTATATGACTTCGTAAAAGCCCTCAGGCCTGACGCTATATTAAACGATAGAAATACAATAGCACCTAAAGAAATCGATATACTTGTGCCGAATACGTTAGCAATTGAATTTAATGGGTTATATTGGCATTCTGAAGAAATATTAACGAATAATGATGCGCATTGGGATAAAACGCAGTTGTGTGAAGCAATTGACTTACCCCTGTTTCATATCTTTGAAGACGAGTGGCGTGACAAACAACAGATTGTTAAATCGATGATCAGAAATCGTCTAAAGGTTGATTGCACAAAAATTTATGCACGAAAATGTCGAATCGAGAAACTTACGCGCGCCCAACGCCAGACATTTTTTAATTCGACGCACTTAGATGGTGATACTGGAAACGCGAAGGCTGCATATGCCTTAATTCATGACAATGAAATTGTTGCTGCGCTTTCGTTACGAACACCGATTTCAAAGACGCACAAAAAGAATTTCTTGGAAATAGCGCGATATGCTACGTCACTTAATCTATACGTTATCGGCGGATTGTCAAAGCTTTTAAAGCACGCAAGAAACGATATCGATAATACAAAATCTATTATGACTTATGCAGATCGTCGAATAGGCTTAGGTGTCGGGTATAGTAATATTGGATTTACCTACACCGGTCTAACAAGCTCTAGATTTTGGTGGACAGATTTTGTAAACAGATATCCGCGATTATACGTTACTGCAGATAAGACACAAGGATTGTCGCAAGCGGCTGTTGCCGCAGCTCGAGGTCTTGTTAAAATTTATGGCTGTCCTAATGCACGATTCGAATTACAAGGGAATGCATGCCTATAGTTTTCGACGATCACTATTTTATAGCCTGGTCACGCGAAGATTCAAATTTCCGTGTACTTGATCGTTCAATTGCTACCACGCTGAACGGTGGTGCTTATATCGCATATGCTACGTCCCGCAGCGTTCAACGTTCGTACACGGACGAATATATTTTCTCATCACGGAAAGCGAATAGATAACAATGCTGTCAACGTCACTTGATCACGTGTTCAGGGTTACCCCGACGTATGGAATAATCGTCTACTGGCGATGTCCATCAAGACCCGGCAGGACAAGGTATTCATATTATCCGTTAACAAAGGACTCGATGACCTTACGCAATCCACAATTAAGTGCCTGGACGCCTTCGGGTTTTCACATTGAAACTTTCTCGTCACGAAAGATTAGCACAACATGAATTCCAGAACTGGCGATAAAGCGTGTGTGTATCGGTATAGCCCTCCACAGTTCGCTGACGTGTGCAACGTATATACCACCCATATAACATACACGAGATCCGCTAGATCCGCATCACATTATGCACACAACAATTACTGCTACGTTTTCTCATCGCGAAGGGTATCAAATGCGGGTACCCGTAGAACTTAATGATTTGTACATCTATTTTCATGGCAATGAAAAGCTTGACGTAACAGATCCCGACAATTACTTTGTCGGAACAGTTATCGATTATTTCCAGGCTGATTACGTAGGCAAGTTCGGACTACGGACGTATGAGCACATGCTTGACGTTTTCTCGTCACGAAAAATAATAACAAAAGCCGAATAATGATTGCATACAAGGATGACTATTCAATCCATGTAATGTCAGGAATAATGACTCGTGGCTGTGAAAAATGTCGTGTCGAAAAATTGATATCCGACGATGACGCGATTGCTTTTTTTGGTGATGCGCCGCTACTGTACGAATATAAATACGGTACTAATTTTGTCTTGCGTACGGGATATCATGAATTAGTGGCATATTATTTCTCATCACGAAGGGTGAATAGATGATGCAAATGAATTACACATTGATTAAGCATAACGATTTCGTGATGCTTGCAGCGGGAATTGATTATATTGGCGGAATCCGCCGCACGTGGACTGCTGGCAATGTTACCCAATGGGCTGATTTGTCGACGCTAATATCATCTGACGTGTTTTCATCAAGACGAATTTATGAGCGCGAATGAATTATACAAACAGCTTCTCAATCCAAAACGAAACATGTCGCTAAGAGAATGGATGGATTATGATGACGCTATCTTTTACCAAGATATACTTGATAACGTAATTGCAAGATACCGAACATACTACTATACGGGCGCCTGCAAATACGACCTCTTCTCAGTTGGGTACGTTTTTAGCTCAAGAAAACTAGCGATATGAGGCCATATAAAAACGATGCATGTTTCTTTTTGATACATTGGATACAGACGAGCGGAATGCATGTTTCATACATGCGTGATGAAGCTTATTTCGGCGATATTATGTCACAGGGAGCGAGTTATGGTGAAAACCTGGCATCTGACGGAATGATGTTGCGCAAATGGATTTTTAGTTCAAGGCGCACATGATGAAAATTAGGCCTGCAGATCATTATTTCTACTTTTTCTTGCCGTTTTATAATGAACAGAAGCATCATGAGATTGAATTTAGAACCGCCCCACCGAACACGATTTTAAGCTATGCAGATGTTGGCTATTCATTATGGCGCAGATTTATCTCAAGAAAGATTTAGCAAATGATAAAAACAGAAAAATATACGTGGGTGAAATATATTAGTCATCATGGGCGTCGCGCAACGTGGGAGTGGGAACTAGTTCGTACAGCCAAGCTTAGACATATTATTCATCGCATGAACGAACAAGCTTATCAGTATGAAATCGCTGCTGAGCCGCCGCGAGATGTTATTAGGGCAGAAATCGATCTTAGAACAGAATTAATTAAACATAATGAGGAAGCAGTTTATGCATTAGTTGAAATGCTTACCAGTCCGCCAAATGATAAATCATAACAAAATCCCTGTTGTTACGGGCGATTTATACATTTATTCTAATGAACATAGCGGTTCCTTGCGCGGTGAGTTTGGTTCACTGCTTAACCTTTGCTATTTTCGTGTTATGTTTCCAGGTCAATTTTTGCGAGAAACATTTGGCGATGCATGGTACAGCGGCGAAACATGCTTTTCAAGCAGAAAAATATAACATGACATCTCAATTTAGCAGCTATATTCGCCCAGACGATATGTATTTTTCTCGCTACTTCCTTGACAAATTAAAGGGTCAGCTTATATACACGGACTATTTTGCTGCACCCCATATCAGGTATGATAAAAAACTACGAAGTATGTTACTTGGAAGTCAACAGATATTTTCTAGTCGTAAGCTTTAAAGCCTACCCTAACATCTACACGTTGCCCACGTACGTTCCTATTCGTTATAAAAAAAGCGAACAGTAGACGATGGCAGATGATGCGCGCCGCATCACGATGGTTCACATGAACATATGGAGTCTCTGGTGCTGAAATGTGATAAACTTATTTTACTGTGAACCGTAACTGTGTAGTGTTATTATACAGGCACGGGAAATAGCTATGATAAGAAAATTAAAAACGGCGTTGCTTGGTATTATTGCTACATTGTCACTTGCATGTAATCCAAACGATGCCGAATTTGCATTAAGCGTTGGCAAACAACCAGATGTTATGTCTGGAAGCGAAGCAAGCGAAAGCGGCGATGCGCCTGCTGACAAGCTTGATATCGATGGATCGGGTGGCATGAATGTTGATCCAGACGGGAATCTATTAACGTGCAAGAACGTTGATTTTCTTTTTGTGATCGACAATTCTGGATCCATGTTTGATAATCAACAAAAGCTCATTGAGTCATTTCCGGCATTTGCAAATCAGATTGAAAATTATATCGTCGAACTCGAAAGCATTCATCTTGGAGTTGTCACCACAGACGATTTTGATGATAATCCTGGACCATGTCAAAAGCTTGGTGCATTAGTAACAACAACAAGCACCTCGACATGTGGTCCATATGTCGCAGGTAATAATTACATGACGCAGGATGATGATATTAGTTCTGCGTTTACATGTGCAGCGAATGTGGGTGCCACAGGCAGTGGTCTTGAAGAGCCTATTTCTGCAACGATTGCAGCGCTAGAGGGCTTCTTAAATTCACCAGGTCAATGTAATGAAGGCTTTAATCGCGATGATGCATTACTCGTAGTGGTTATTATTACCGATGAGGATGCTGCATCACAGCAAAATGCCGCAATTTCGTTTGAGCATATGTTGTATCTAGAACAAGATGAAAAGAATGTTGTCATTTTGTCGTTAATCAGTGTACCTGATTCGCCAGACTGTGAAAATACGTGGATGGCACAAGCGCCTATTCTTACACAGTTCACGAATATGTTCACAAACGGGTTTATCGGCGACATCTGCGCACCATCATATGAGCAGTTTTTCGAAGATGCGTTAATGGTTATTGATACTGCGTGCAATAACCTGCCCAGTCCCAACGTTCCCTAGCTGAAGAAAGACGATTCTTCTTGATACTTACTGGGGTACGAGAGACCTCATGAATAATTCATATAACGAAAGCGCCAGCAGCGATCTACCAGTTCATCTTTTCGATTGGGCTATTGGTGAATCAGGCGGCGATGGATCAGAGGCTGCCACTAAGATTATGACGGAAACGTCTGATCGAACAAAAAGGTCATTGTTAAAAGAATCCAAGCGAGTTCATACAGAAAATGAACTGTCTGATTTCGGTGGCGTCTGCGTCGACGTATTATCAGAAGCTGGTTTTGAAGCTGATTTTTATATTAACGCCAAGGATGGCAACGTAAAAATTGTCTTTGAAGATATTGACGGCGTCTATAATAAGAAGCGCGCTGATTTTGCCAAGGGGCTCGTTACACGCCTAACAGAGCACGTCGGCGGCAAAATTACGCAAATTACAAACCCGAATTACGGCGCCGGCGGAAATATCACCGTAGGCATGCTTTCAGGCGTCGGTTTTGGCGGTACACCTGGTCTAGACCCAAACTATGACGTGTATGCAGAACGACGATTTGAGGTGGCAGGTGATTTGGATGCAAATGTTTCGAATCAGACAATCGCTAGAATTGATGAACTAGCACATATGTGGGATGGAAGCTACGCCACATACAATGAGGCAATTAATATCACCCTTCGTGAAATGGGTGAGCCCGAACGTAATAATCTTAGAACGTGGATTGAGGAAAACAAGAATCGTGTAGGCATTCCGGGCACCACTCTTGAGGAAGTTCTCTATGACGTTCACAGAAGGATTCTTAGCTTTTAGCATGGGAGGGTATCGACATTGGGAAAACCTTACCGAGACTTTGGGATCTAATTTTTGGCCGCAAAGAGCCAAAAAAAGTGGATCCGAGGATACGCCTTTTAGAGGCGTGCAAGCATCTAATTCGTGCAAATCAAGAGCTCGACGCTATTGGTGAATCGTCTGACGACACGAAATATGATTTGAAATTGGCCCGACGCCGCATTTTTATGGCGTTTAGTAATTGCAAGTCTGCAGCGGCCCATTTTGCATTGGAAGAAAAGAAGAATGACAAAGTTGACTGAACATAGAGCACGCGAAATTATTCGCGAAGAAATTCGTCTTCGTATCAATGAATCTAAGGAAGATGCCTTAGAGATCGTCAAATCTGACGAATGGGATAGCATCATCGGTCAACTGCTTTCTATTTGCAAGCAAACGTTCAAGATGGATCCAGCAGAGGCTGTTAAGCTCGTCAAGAGTGAGAAACTAAAAAAGCTGCAACAATCACTTGCTTCATATGCAAATGATCACGACATTGATTTGGCTGATGCAAATCTACAAAAAATGTTGATGGGTGAGCTACAGGATGAATTAGAGCCTATCTCTAAACATATCAAACATGATATGGAAGAGCGTCAATCAAGTCGTGCTGGCGAAGAGTGGATTAATACGTCTGAAGAGCTTTATTCTGGTCTAGAGAACATTGTTCACGGATCGATGACAATACTTGCATTGCCCTTTCTTCTTATCGCAGGCGGTGCGCAACAATTCAAGCGCCATCGAAAAAGCAAGAAATTCAGTAAAGAAGATAAAAAAGACGAACTTGAATGGCTTGAGACCGCGTTACGTGGCGATGAACGATTTGTACGCTGGTTTAATAAAAATAGAAACTATTTTAAGCAGCAGGTTGAAAAAACCAAAGACAAAAATCATAAGCAACTAATTGCGACTGCGCTAAAGCGTATTCCTAATTCTAATAACTAGTTTCGAATTTGTACGCGTCTTGTCCATGTTTTAGATGAGGCTATATGTACGCGTATCGCCTGTTTTGGTAGGATCTACTGAGAGGCGACTCAAGGAACTATTATATGACTAGTGATACACGCGGCGCTAATAAGGTTTTCCAGGGCGGGACACCACCCCCAGGACAAGAGCAGCAACATACACCACCAACAAACATCCCAGGAATGCATGCAGGCACGCCCAGCGGCGATGATTTTGGATATGAGATTCCTATCGATGTTGTGCCACTACCCTCCAGAGGCTTTGTATACGGCGCCGACAGCCTTTTGCACAACTGCGAAGGTCTTGAAATTAGGGCAATGACAGCCAAGGATGAAGATATCCTTACGTCAAGAGCCCTGATTAAAAAGGGTACTGTTATTACTCATCTTTTGCGATCATGCTTAAGCAATAAGAAAATCAATCCAAATGATCTTCTACTTGCCGATCGTAACGCATTAATGGTGGCACTTCGAATTACAGGTTACGGCGCCGAGTACGCGATTGAAGTTGGGTGTCCAGATTGTAACAACCGTGAGACGAGCGAATTCGATTTGAATGAACTACCGATCAAATGGCTCGAACTTACGCCAGAAGCTCCTGGCGAAAATCTATTCTCACTTGATCTACCAGTATCAAAGAAGAGAATCCAGTTTCGCTTTCTTACTGGTCGAGATGAAGAAGAGCTGTCGCGTGACGCAGAACAACGCAAAAAGAAGTTGCAGACCGCTGTTGATAATATTATAACCTCTCAGTTGGCACGCTTGATTGTGTCAGTCGACGGCAAAACTGACAGGATGTATATTACTAAGTTCATCAATAATATGCCTGTCCGCGACTCACGCGTCTTGCGAAATCACATTGAACAGTATCAACCAGGCATCGACATGAAAGCTGACTTTACATGTGGCGCCTGCGGAGAGACAAACGAGGTAGAGGTCCCTATCGGGACCACGTTTTTTTGGCCTGACGCATAACGGGCATGGTGCTGACTATATTGTGAACGTTCAACTCGAACAGGAATTTTTGTTAATGTATTACCTTGGCTTTACACACCAAGATGTGAGGAAGTTACCACTACAGCATCGCGGGTGGTTTATCAATCGAATTAACAGAGAGATACAAAAACACTCGGAAAATAGTGAGGATGGACAGGCGTATACGAAGGGCACGCATGATAATTCACCATCAGAACGTAACTTTAGAGGTCAACGACCTCATGCACCAGCTCGCTTAAGACGCTTCACATAATCGGTATATTTAGTAGCATGAAACAAGAAGACGCACCACGCCTTGACGAAAGGCATTTTTACCGTTTGTCCACAACTGGCAAACTTTTTATTGCAGGCGTGGCGGCGTGGCTTGTTGGTCAAAAGACCCGGCTTAAAATTCGTGGCAATCGTGAAGAGATTGAAAAGCTTGCTACGGCAATGGTTGCTTCAAAGAAGTTCCAGCACGAATTAGGGCGTGAAGGTGCTACTGCGCAAAGTGTTATTCAAAAACTTGGTCTTAAAAACGCTTCGGCGAAAGACTTTGAAGCAATGACCGGAATTCCGTGGCCAATGTAATTCCGAGAGTGCGACTTGTTTGATACGTATTAAAGCGTAACCAGGACGCATTCACGTGGCCGTAGATAATCTTAAAATACAGCTTGAATTAAATAAGGCGATTGCATCACAGCAACGCAATCAAGCTAAAATCACTAACGATCTGAAAAACCAGCTCTCTATTGCACAGGCCCTTCAAGGCGTGCATGAGGGGGTTGAGTTAGATAAGATTGTTTCTGATATCGGTAAAATGAATAAGGCGCTTGAGGGCGCCGCAGAAGCATCAAGTGGTCTAGGCGATAAATCCAAAACAGCTACTGATTCTGTGAAAAAATTGGCTGACGAGCTTTCGAAAGGTAAGATGCCTGCCAAGGGGTTCAAGAGCACGGTTAATGAACTGTCTGGTATTTTTGCAGATAAGTTTCCAACTGCTACAACGATGGTAGTCGCAGGATTATCAGGCATCACCAGCGCATTTAGCGGAATTATTGGAATTGGGCAGGCTGCTGTTAGTTCAATTATGGGAATAGCTGGCGCATTATTCGAGGTCGGCAAATCTATTATATCATTGCCGTTTAAAATGCTTGGCGGATTGGTCGACATGGCCAACTCAATGCCCGGCGGCGGTGAATTCCAGAGGGCTCGTGAAGCGATTAGAAAAGATTTCGGATCATTCTCAGACGATATTTCGAAGAATATTCGTGGAATGTATCAAGAGGTCGGCGGTCAGCTTGCGGAAACTGGCTTAAGCGTTTATCGCGTTCTTGGCAACTGGGCCGAGCGTTTAACGGCTGTTCATGATATTGCTAAGGGTATGGGTAACACCTTTCATCTATTTGGTGAAGAGCTTGTTCAAAATGCAGAGGCTATTATAGCTTATCAGAAAGGTCTTGGCATTTCTGAAGATCAAATGAAGGCCATTGGCATCACTGCCAAAGCACAAGGGCGTACGATGACCGACGTCCTTAATGAAATTACAGTTGCATCGACAGGAATGGGCGACGCGTTTGGCATGAGCCACAAGGTGATCGCGAGAGACATTACTGAGATGACTGAGGATGTTTCCCATTTTGGCAATATGACTGCACACGAGATGTCTCGTGCGTCAGTATACGTGCGTAAGTTGGGCCTTGAAATTAAGGATGTCATCGGCGTCATCGACGCATATGATAACTTTGAAGACGCGGCGCGTGGTGCAGCAATGCTCGCCCAAAGCTTTGGTGCAAATGTTGATGCAATGGAGATGATGCGTGAGCAGGATCCCACGAAGCGCGTTGATATGCTTCGCAAGTCAATGGCGATGGCGGGCATTGACGCAGAAAAGCTTTCACGCCAAGAATTAAAGCTTCTTTCCCAGCAAACCGGCCTTGATGAGTCTGCAACAAAAATGGCATTCTCGTTGAAGAATCAGGGCATGTCCATGTCCCAGATCGAGAAGCAGCAAGGCAATAACCAGAAAAAGACCATGACTCAACAAGAGGCCATGGGTAAACTTGCAGATTCAATTGAACGTCTTGTTAAAACCGGTAGCATGCAAGGTGGCTTCTTTACCCAATTCTTCAAGGGATTTGAGCGCGGCGTCAAATGGTCGAAAGATTTCCGCGGACTGATGTGGGATATTAGAAAAGCCCTTCGTATCACACGACACGCTGGTATGGAGCTCGGACGAACCTTTGTTGAGGCATTTCCTGGCGTCGCCGATATGGTTAAGGGCCTTCGCGAGATGTTTGATACCAAGAAGTTCAAAGAACTGACATCAGGTATCGTAGGCATTTTCAAGCAATTCTTCAAAGATGTTGGGGGAGATGATGCAGCCAACTCTTTTCCAACGCTAATGGCGAAATTAAAGGAGAAGTTCTTCGATTTTTTCGATTCCAGGGCCGGCGCTGGTTCAAAATTCCTAAATGGTCTCAAGACATTCGGTAAGGCGATGGTCAATATCATCGCCGGCATGGCGAAAATGGCACTTGAGGGTCTACGTGATACGTTCATGTTCATAGCGAACTGGATTAAGGATGGCGCATTACCCAAAATTGATGCCGCTGGGCCAATACAAGAATTCCTCCAACCTATAATTGATGCATTTACAGGCCCAGTCATCGGGCAATTAACCAGCGCTTTCATGCTCATGATTGAAACTGCGTGGGAAAAAATTAAGCCGCCAATGATAGCCTTCTTTAACGAGTGGTGGCCATGGGTCGCTGAGAAAATTTTATTGGCTGGGCTAACAAAAGCTATTATTGCAGGGCTATCAGTATCAGCGCTGCAGGGTGCCTCAAAAATATTATTTAATGCAACGAAAAGCGTTGGCCTCGCTGGCGCAAAAGGTATAGCTGAAGGCCTGAATGGCGGCGTCATTAAGCCTGGCTGGATTAAGCGCTTAGGGTCTGTACTTGTGTCGGGCTTGAAAAAAGCTGCGACGACGGCCATCGGTATCGGTGCCGCTGCCGTCGGCGCTACGGGGGCTGCATTAATTGGCGGAATTTTAACCGCTGCGCTCAGCGGAATAGGCATAGGTCTATTACTCGACAAATATTTCAACATTTCAGGATGGATGGCTGAAAAGCTTGACGTTTTCTTTGGTCAGACAGCTAAGATTAATAAGGAAATTGCCCAACAACACGACGCGCGAATGAAGGCGCTCGACGAAGAGCAGTTTGCAAAAATCACAAATCGCGAACTGGCAGGTAAATTGCAGTCAGGCGAAATCAACGCGTTAAATGAAATTAATAAACTACGAGCGCAGGGCGTAACAATCGCGATTGAAGATGAAAAGATTGCGCTACAAAGCCAGCAACGCAAGCAAGATGATCTAATGAATGCTAGAGCTGCAAAGCTCGCAAAAGATAGCGGCACAGATTTTTCAAAGCTCCGGGGTGACGATGCCCTCGCTAAAAGCGCAGAATTTCGTAAGCAAGCCGCTGCGCAACTGCAGTCCGAAATGGGTGGTTCGTTTATCGATCCTAAAATAATTGGTGAGCGCGTAGGCAAAATAACAGCAGAAATAAATGATGCGACGTTGAAGGGTGTAAAGGATTCTGTTGGTCCTAAGGATCTAGGATTTCTTAACGAAATTACGGCTATCGATCCAGAAAAACTTAAAGAGATGGAGTCGACATTCGAGTCAACGCTCAAGCCTGCATTACTTAAAATTCAAAAGCATATGGAAACTGTTATGGACGCGTTTAAAACGACTGATGTCGTTGGGTTCGAAAAGTTGACAGACACGATTAACGGGTTCGCATTGGTGCCTAAGGCACTCAATAGCATTCTTACCGAAACCAAGACGCTGGATGCAGGAGCGCTGACTGAGGCATTCGGCAAACTTGAGGGCCTATTCAGGGTCATAAGAAACTCAACTGACACGATCGGCAAAATGATCTTAGCTAGGGGTCAAGTTGACGCTAAGGTGATCAACGATTGGCTAGCACCATACGGATCATTTGTCACGACAATTGTAGACTTTGGTAAAACCACGGGTCAGATTACAGATGAAACGGTTGCGAGCATTGAAGGCGTTAACGGACGCCTAATCATTATCAATGATGCATTTTCGATAATGGAGTTACCGAAGTTCGGAGATGATGCAATTACTAGCATGTCAAATGCTTCAATGTCAGTTGATAATGTGTATAAAATCCTGGACAAGGTGAAGGACAAGTACACAGGTATTGCGACCGTTGTTAGTTCGATGGTTGAATCAGTCAACATCACTAACAAATCATTGGCAAATATACAAACCGTAGACATCAAGCCTAAGCTTAAGGCGCTGGCAAAGTCAATGGGCGTCAAGGATAAGTTTACAATCACCAATGATAAAGTCAATATTAACATCAAGCTTGACGTTAAAATGGACACAGAGGATATTGCAGCACAAATTCATAAGGGCCGTTGGTTTAAGATCGATGGATCTAGTGGAAAGGGCGCGCCTAAGGCACGACCATAATAGATAGGAATACAAATGGATCCCGCAATTAAAAAGCAATTAGAAAAATTGGACATTAGTGATCTTCGTAAGATGCTAAAAAATGATCCGATGTACAAGCAGATTTGTGCGTCCCTTCCGGAAGATCAACGCGAAAAAGTTGAGTCACTTGCACTTGATTTTGTTACAGGAATGCAGTCTGGTGCAATTGAGCCCATTTTGGAAATGATTGAAAAGCCAGATTTTATTGAAGCATTTCTAGGTGTGATGGCAGAGCGCGATCCCGAGCGCGTAGATATAATCAAAAAGGGATAATAACAGATAGTGCCAAAACTTGTTCCAGAGCTTACCAAAACAGGAAATGAAGGTCACGTCAAGGATGGCGATGATTTTATTAGACCTGTTAAGAAAACGTTAGCTGATTTTTTGCGAAAGCAACAAACAGACGTCGATACAGGGAACAAGTATCTTGACGATGAAACATTCGCCACACAAGAACAAATTGAAAAGCATGAGCTTGGTGAGTTTTATCGCAATTTATCCGTTGCAGAGTTCACAAAACTTCAAGAAATTCTACAAACAACGACGTCGACAGACGTCACAGCGTTAGACATATTGTCTGCGATTAAGGGTGCTTCGCCAGACACTAATGGGACAATTGTCGACGTCGCAAGACCTGAAGATGATCCGACTGCAGAGACAATTGTGAATGCCACGTCAGCCGTTCTGAAAACGAACCGCTTTTCGCCAGGCAATCATTTCTTTAAGGATGGCAAAATTCCAGACACCTTTGCAGTAATGCCCAGAGGATTTGGAACGTCGGAACCGGGTGCACCCGCGCAGTTCGAAGAGCTTCGTAAGGTCGGGTTATCCCTCATGCTCAGGGCCACGGGCGAATTTATTGAAGGTGATCCGACTAGTCCTGGCGTGTCATTAGCATCACTACTTCCTGGACAAGCACAGTTGGGCGGGCGAATAGATGGCACCAGCATGTATGCCGAAGATGTGCCTGGCGCACCGGGTGTTGGCCTTGGCGCTAGAGGCCGTCGCTCAAGACTTCGTGATATTATCGGGTCTGGACATGCATCATTTGGTCAAATGAATAGTTGTAATGAGCCATTTGACGGCTTTTTACCGCTTGGCATGACGGGCCTCGCAGTAATTCTCATTATTGCATTGCAATTAGCAACACGTGCGCTTTTGGGAATATTTTCATTGATCGGCGCAGCGCGCGCCGGCCGCCGACCCGTAAAATCATCGGTCGACAAATTAACGATGGGCGAGTATGGCCGTAGCAATAATCAAAAGGGCGCCCTAATTTCACTAACTGATATTGGAATAATTCATCTCGATCGCGATTATAACGAAGCTGCAAAGACGGGGCTTAAGGTCTTTTTTGACTTTGATGGCACCAGTTTTCGCAGGGTAACAAGAAGCCCTGGCTTTTATGCCAATATGGTTCGAGTGATAATCCAGTCAGGCGCACGAATCATCACGTCCATCGTGGATGCATTCAAGAAGATTAGTGGTGGTAATATAGTCGCCGGCGCACAGTCCGTCCTGGGTCTTGTGGACATCCTGAGAACGTCTAAGATCATCGCGTTTCTTAATATCATTGCGCAAATTGGTGATCGAGCATTGACTGCGGAAGAGCGCGGCATTGAAAAGATCGATGGCAAAAAAATTGCGCCTCGCGGTTCGCTTGTTGATGCCTTAGCAACGAATCCGACAACGCGTCAAGGAAAAAGTAGGGATCAAACCGCCCAAAATGCGCTTGCATGGCGACAGGGTTCAGCACCGGCTGCGCTTATTATGCCACGATCAATGTTCACTGCTGGCGTTAATATTGGCAAGCGAAGGGGCATTAATACCCTAGGCATCGCCCACCAGCGGATGTTGGGGCCTGACTTACAGGGTCTACAAAAGTCAATTTTTAATAAGCCAAGACTTTCTCAGGAGGATGCAGAGACAATTGAAGCGGCACTGGATTCAGAATACGTGCCATTCTACTTTCATGATCTTCGCACAAACGAGTTTGTAGCGTTTCATGCTTTCATAGCCAGCGTCAATGAAAGCTATGCGCCGAACTATAATACGATGTCACCATATGGTCGCGTAGACCCAATCATGACGTATGTGAACACTGCAAGAACATTTAGTCTGTCATTTCATGTCGTTGCGACAAACGAAGAAGACTTTGATGACATGTACGTGAAAATCAATAAGCTTGTTACGCTTGTATATCCGCAATGGACAAAGGGACGTCTGGTTACTGATTCGAACGGTCGCAAATTTAGACAACCATTTTCGCAAATCCCCGCTGCATCACCGTTGTGCAGACTTCGACTTGGCGACTTGTTTAAGTCAAATTATTCGAACCTTGCGCTAGCGCGCCTATTCGGCGTTGACGAGGACGATTTTCTATCATCTAAGGCGCCGGCGCCTGACACTGTTAAGATCGCCGAAGAGTGGGAAAAGCAGAAAAAAGAAATTGAAACCCTGGGTTGGCAAACGGGTAAATTCGCATACCTTCAGGCCGTTAACCCGAAAAGCTTTTCTAAAAAAGATGTTTTGTCTGCAGGCCTTGGAAGCAAGTCTGACGACGCAAAAGCTGCAAGAAAATTAGAGGCTATTGTTCGAAAGGGCGGAATAAGAGTTAAAATAGAAAGTAGGGACACCGTCGGCGAATTTCTTGGCGAACATGCAAAACTATATGTTGTATCGCCGGTAACAACAGACGACGAATTAAACAAATATCACATGATGATTCCTGGTGATTTGTTGAAACTCACCGCAGAGCTGGTTGCAGCGAATTTAGAGGGGTTAACAGCCAAGGACCTGATTGAGCGCGCCGACACACCCGCTTCAAGCGACGATAAAACAAAGTTCTTCGACTTCGGTGGACAGTCAAATGCAATTGTGCGTTCGTTTAAAAATGTGCAAGGCAAAGGCACGGCTGGATTTATAACGTCAATGAATTTTGATTGGAACGAAGCAACAGCAAACGGATCATGGTCAACGGGAATACACGGTAGTCGTGCGCCACAAATTTGTAGGGTTGATATTTCGTTTGCTGTCGTGCACGATATTCCGCCAGGACTTGACTCGAACGGCTTTAATAGAGCGCCTGTTTACCCAACAGGACAGGTTATGAACACATTTGCAGAAGACGTATACGATGTAAATGGAAACGCTGCTGCCATTATGGATAAACACCAAAATAAAAGCTCCAATAATGGAGGTATATAAATGTCTGTAAGCAGATATGCCCGGACTCCAGTACTGGCGCTGGGAAAGCGTTTTGGAACTTCCAGCGCAATCAAAGCAATCAGGGCTGGCATCGCCTCTGGAACAATTCAATTTCGAGAAACAACGCTTTCAGGGCTCGAACGCCTGGATACAATTGCTGGTAATGAATACGGTGATGGTCGCTATTGGTGGGTAATTGCTGCAGCTAGTAATATTGGATGGGCCTCGCAAGTACCACCCGGCACATATTTGCGAATCCCGCTGCTTGACGATGTACTGCTTGTGATGGGATAGCTTATGGGATCAGGTAAATCAGGTGATTTAAATTCACGCGAATCAATCCTAAACATTATCGTTGGCGGTAATCCAGGACAAGAAGGCGGAACTGGACTAGCGCCATTTTTTAGTCTTGGTACACCCGATGATTTAATTGCATCTGTTGTCGACAGCTCTGAAAATGCGCTGGATCCTATAACTGCGCAAGCAAATAAAGATGCCCTTGGCGTGGGAGCAATTCATGATATTGTTAAGCGTGCTGTACTTGATACGATAAAAGGTGCATATACAACGCGGGATCTTGTTCGACATATTGAAGAACAGATGACGGGTCTTGAGGGTGATGAAAAAACGCAGGCAGAAGAAAATCTTCTTCGCGTAATAGCTATTAACTCATCAAAAGATATTGCGAATAAAGAACTACAAGTAGGCAGCGTCGAGTCCGTAAATGAAATGCTAAACATTTCAGATGAATTTATCAATGCGAAAGAACCTACGCGGCTGACACCGGGTCTCTCTTCATTGATGGTTCATCCGATTGGCATATCACCGGGCACAAAAAACGTTGCCGCGCTAACGCTGTTTATGAATGCTATTCCAGCGATTGAGTTTTCCAGGGCAGTTCCCTACGTTGAATTAACAATGCAAACTGGCCGATCCGCCTTAAGCGCCGACGGTCGTCTGAGCGCACCTTCTTCACTCAAATTCGTTTTAGGTTCTGCAACCATAAATGGTGATACTCCCGATCATAGTATGGCGTCTGCGGGAAACGATACTATTGACGAAGGAAATGATGCGACTGGTGTGGCAGGTATGGAGCTATTTCTTGCGCCACAAACAATGGCACCAGTTGGCCCGTCGGGCAATTTCCAGGAGATAAATGCACCTTCGCTGCGTCCCACTGATATTCTAGATCCGTTTCGTCCGTTGATGTCACTAGAACGTGTTAATATCAACGTCGCGGCAACAACGGGCTTCATGAGTTTTAAAACTGCGCAGGTTACATTAACTGTACATGATCGATCGCGCTTGCATGAGGTCGCCGACTTTGTTAAGCCGGATTTATACGGAAAAACTGAGTTTCTGCTTGAGTACGGATGGCATCACCCGATGTCAAGCCAAAGTCCTCATGATTATTTACAAAATCCGTGGGGCGCATTATTAAACGCGATGCGCGTCAAGGAAAAGTACGGTATTGTCAACTCTAGTTTTAATTTGCAAGACGATGGATCAGTTCAGATAACGCTTGAACTTGCAATGAAGGGCATCAATGAATATCGCTCAACAATGATTGGTAGCGATATGGAAACACAAAGAGCAGCTGATCATATTGCAGAATTGCAAGAACGAGTCACAGATCTTAGAGATTCTTTAACTTCGAAAAAAGGCGGCGGATCTGCAGGTACAAAGAGCGTGCTTGGCAGCCAGGTATTAGACTCTGCGCAATCAACAAACGGCAGTCCAGATTTAGATCCCAAATTACGCCGGCAACTTGCGTCAACGATTAAGCGCCTTGAAAGTCTTGGATCAAATGATGCAGATGAATTGTCGACCACGCTTAAGGATTTATACGGTAGCGGAAAATCCGGTGAAGGCAGTGCTGTTAAACGACTACGCACTTCGATTGCTGGTGTCATAAACAAAAAATTTCAATCAATTGAGAACCCTGATTTTGGCGCGCTAGTTGATCCATATTTTTTTGAGAGCGTATCAAATCTTACCGTCGGCGAGTATTCGACGATTTTAGACGAGCAGTCTGAATATGTTTCGCTAGGCAAAGTTATCATGGCATTTGTGGGTGCGCCGCTTGCGAACACGCTCAGGTTCGACGATATTCAGATATTATTCTATCCGCTAAATGCGTCAGCAGGCGCAGCTCGCAATACGTCTGTTGCTGGATTTTTGATTCGCAAAGATGAATTAAGAAGAGAATTTGACACGTTTGTTATGGAGCGTCGTGGCGCAGGCATCGCAGTTGGTGAATTTATGAATTTCATCACACAAACATTTCTTGACAATATGGCTGCAATAAGCTATGGTATGTCGACGATCTATAAAAAAGATAAAGAGGGCAAAGTTAGCCCAAATTCATCGAAGTATCGTGGCAAAGATAAAGACGCAAGAGCGGCTACTGATTCAGAACAAAAGTTAATCAAGATGGGTGTATCAGATGGCGTTTTTAAGATGCCTCAAATTGATCTCCACATGGAAACACTGCCTGCCCGTGTGCTAGATGCATCAATAAACCAAAATCTTCATACTGCAGATGAAAAAACAATTTTGCGTATTCATGTATTTGACAAGGCTGCTACGGCGTATGAAACACAAGGTCAAATGCTGGCGGCGTCAAGAGATTCTGATTTAAGCGCGATTAGTTTCACAGATAGCGTTGACAAAAAAGATATGGGTATGCAACAGCTAAGGGCTAACGTTTACGTGAAGGCAGGCGTTGCAACTGGTATACTTGAAGGTGTGCCAGGAACAGAAGCATCGGATAATGATCCAGAAGGCCCTCGTTATACACATTATCGCCTTGTTGGCGGCCCTCGGGCGGTAAAGGATTTTGTGCGCTCAACAGCTCCAAATATTATTTACGGCGCACAAAACACTGCCGTCGAGCAGCTAGGATTACAGTCAATGCAAAACCCAGCATTGTCTACTGTCAACATGCTTCGAACAGACCGCGCGGGATCTATTACACCAGAAGGGTCTGGTCGAGGTGGTGTACCGCTAAAGACAGTGCCGGCAGAGCTGAGTGTAACAACAATGGGCTGTCCTCTTTTGGCATTTACACAACAGTTCTTCGTCGATGCGCAAACAGGCACCGATTTAGATAATTTGTATGCAATAACGTCGCTGCAACATACACTTGAGCCAGGCGCGTTCAAATCTGCGTTTCAAATGACACCGCTTCAAGGATACGGCCGCTATGAATCTTCAGTCAATAGAACTGAGGCCGCTCTCGCCGAATTGGCAGAACTAATGAAAAGCTAAAAAACGTTCTACATGTTTTGTACCATTTGAGAATGGAAGTTTGGCTATCGCCTCAAGCCGTCGGCGCGCCACAATACGTTGTCGCGGATTTAGATACAGGCAAGCTTCGATCGGCAAAAATTCCAGATGATGGCGCGTGGATCCTTGGGGCTGGTCCTGAATACGCAAAAAGCATTGATTCGCTGCTGAGCTTATCTGGACTTGATTCAACTTTTCCTGATGAGCCTCACATAAAAGCGATGTCTGTGTTGGGTGCATTGCCTGCAGACGTACCGTGGTGGCGCGTTATCCCTGGTGATCGCTATCGTGAGCTACTGCACGAGCTCATTGGTGACGTCAAGAGGGCTTTAAGCGGTAATGATATAGGTTACTATGTCTCTGTCTTTGAGCCCTCACAACGTCTCCTGGGATCTCTGGTAAGGGCAAAAATCGATGAAGGTAAATGGTGGAAATATGTTGATATTGCCAGTAGAAACACCGAAGCATTGAAATCGTTTTGTCCATTAGATGATGGATATGCCAAGCAAATCAAATATAATCAGCTCGGTACCCGTACGGGTCGTCTTGTTGTATCCGAGGGACCCAATATTTTAACGTTGCGAAAAGACCATCGTCAAGTAATTCAATCAAGATGGGAACATGGTGAAATCCTCATGCTTGATTATATGTCGCTTGAGGCAAGAATAGCTGCATATGAAGCAGGTCTTAAGCCAGCTTCTGACATTTATACAGATATAGGAACGCATGTACTGGGCGATGTACCTCGTCAAATTGCTAAACTTGCTGTACTTGCAACGATTTACGGTGGCGGCGCAAAAATGCTAAGCGAGCACGTTGAACCCGGATCTGCAGATTGGCTAGTTGATCGCCTTCGTGACCATTTTGATGTGACAGGCTTCACGAACAAGTTGAGATCTGAACATGAAGAAAATGATGGGTTTATACGCAATTGTTACGGGCGTCGCGTCGAAAGCCTAAACGTCGATCATATTCTTTATAACTCGTACATGCAATCATCTGGTGTCGATGTAGCTCTTTTGGGATTCACCAAAATTGTAGACTATATTAAAAAAGAAGATCTCCAGACGAAACCTCTTTTTGTGTTGCACGATGCGCTAATCCTTGATGTACATCCTGACGAGAAGATGTATGTTCCACTAATGGAGGCTGCGGGATCAGGGATTGACAATTTCGATATTGAGTTTCCGATTAATACAACAAACCTTAGAGACGACGTATGAAAATCAAACAAAACATTTCGCATCTCATTCATAAGCTTGAATTCTCAGCCCCGCCAGTCGTCGTCCGTGTAAACGATTTTACTACTGAGTCTGCAAAATTATTTCAAGCAGAAATTTCAACTGCGCATAACACAGGACAGAAAGTAATTCCCGTTGTTATTGACTCATTTGGAGGATCTGTTCACGCCTTATTAACAATGATTTCGGCTATTAAGCACGCCGAACTTCCCGTCGCAACAATCATTGAAGGTAAGGCGATGTCTTGTGGATCTATTCTTGCAACATTTGGCGCAGAAGGTCTACGGTTTGCAGATCCAGATTCGGTAATGATGATTCATGATGTTTCATCTCATGCTCGAGGTAAGGTTGAAGAACTCAAGGCCTCTGCTGAACACGCCGATATGCTTAATAAGAAGGTGTTTAAAATGATGGCAGCAAACTGCGGTCATAACGACGATTATTTTTTGAAGCTAATTCATGAAAAAGGCCACGCTGAGTGGTATCTTACGGCCCAGGATATGAAGACCCATAATTTGGTTCAGCACACGTATGTTCCGACGTTTGAAATTAGCGTTGATGTCAACATAGATTTCGTCCCAAGTAATATTTCATCTGCTACGTCTAAACAATCTAAAAACCGTAAGGTACTTTAATTTAAGCTATAAGACGTAATGCTTGCTTGGGAAAAATAATATGAGCGACAATGATTATCTTACACAGGAGCAGATTACTACAAACTTTAGCAAGCTGGAAGATTTATGTAGTCGTCTTGGCGATCGATCACCTGCAATTAAGGTGATGCTCGATGAAATGGGCGTTCGCATTGCAACTGCACCTGCATCATCACGAAAAGATTTTCATGCGGCATATCCTGGTGGGCTTGTTGATCATACGTTACGAGTATGCAAAAATGCGTTAACGCTACGAAACACATTCGATGTTTTTGATGGGTTGTCAAATGAAAGCGTTATTTTTGCGGCAATTTTTCACGATTTCGGCAAAGTGGGTCAACCTGGTCCGAACGGTGCCGACTATTACATTACGCAAGAATCTGATTGGCATCGCGAAAAGCTAGGACAATTTTATAAGACGAACGAGAATATTCAATACATGACAAATGTTGATCATACGATGAATATTCTTATTCACTACGGTATTAAGGCGACTGAAGAAGAGTATCTAGGCATTCGCCTCAATGACGGCCCGTATGCACAAGAAAACAAGGCATATGGAATGAAGGAACCAAAACTTGCGATTTTAATTCATATGGCTGATCGTCTTGCCTGCGAGATGGAAAAAGATATGGAATATTAATGGCTGACCTAGAATTTTGGAACATGTTTCTTGCATCATTGACGCTGATACTGTTTGCTGCCATATTTTGCGCAGGTGCCGTAACATGGATAATCAAACACTCACGTCGTAGTAAATTGACATCACTCGATATAAAGGACACAGAGGATATAAATGAAGAAGAACAATAATTTTTTGGTTGCCGCATGTTTATCTGCAGCGCTGTTGACAGGAGGATGCGCGCATCAAGCAGAACTGGAATCCCAGGTCACTGATTTGCAGGCTGAAGTGGCTCGTCTAGAGTCACAGTCGCTGCTTTGGTGCGCCGCAGTGGGTGAGATTCAATCCCAGGGTCTCGCTATTTACGTTGGTGATGGCAAATTTAGAGGCATGATTGATGGTTCAATTCATGAATTTGAAGACATGCAAGAGAAATGCACAGATCTGATAGCGGGCTTTGAAAAGGCCGTCGAAGAACGCGCTGCTGTTTTTAGCGCCAAATCTGAGCTTGACGGCACAGATGAATCTAGCGACGAAACACTTTAATTTGGCTTAAATTTAACAGCGGGTGCCCTTAATTTGGCACCCGCTGTTTTATATCTGTGGTGTATTTAGTCATATGGGGATTATAGGCTGGACTATCGTTGTCGCCTGTTTTTTCGTATTCATTTTCTGCGGCGTGTTTATTACAGGAAAAATAAATGCGGCCCTTGAAGCAGAATTAGATAATCATTCAGCCTTTGATATTCCCGTCGTTGTTCACGTTGTCGATCGAACAATTGAAAGGCGATCACTTGATTCAACCTTTGCTGCTGCAAATCAATATCTTGGCGAACACGGAATCAGTTTGTTTATTGATTCAATTGTGGTGCATGAAGATTTTTATCAAGCCGTTGATGTCGGCGCCCAGCTCGGTGAATTTCTAATGCTAGGCGAAGAACATAATAGCGTTTGCAGTCTGCACCTTTTTATCGTTGAGAAAATTGGCGACTTTGATGATGACTCAAAATATGGTGGCTTCTTTTCGTCTGCAAACAATGATTGGTGCAATCGCATAATGCTATCAGTTTCAATAGACTCCGGCGAGCTATTGGCACATGAAACAGGACATGCCCTTGGATTAGGGCACTCTGATGATATTGACAACATAATGTACCCCGCTGATCTATCATATGCGACAAGATTCACCTATGATCAGGGTCATAGAATGCGTGTGACCGCGCAGGCACTTGAATGTGCGTGTGGCGAATTTTCAACTCGGCCGAAACATCCAACATTCACGCATGCCGACATATTGTATAACAGCGTCGAAGATAGTTAGAAGATAATGGCGTATAGATCAGGAAGAGGATTAGGCGTGGGTGCATTTTCGGCGCCGCGTACGAACCAAGGCACCCCGATGCAGCCAGTGCCAATGGCCGGTCAATCTGGACAGCCTCAAACTGCAAAATGGTCAGTTGCCGATGCAATTATGTCACAGACATACGGCGACGAGATCAATAAAGATGAATGGTCAAATGAATTATCTGGTGAAGATGAATCCGGCGATATTGCCGATTGGGATGAATGGAACACACCGCGATATGATGTTGAAAGATTTCACCAAGCAGAGTCTTTTTCTCCCGTGAGATCACGTGAGGGCAAGTCGATGGGGGCGGAAAGGTATGGCCGTCTATATTTAGAAAACATGAGGGACGGTCAAGAAAAAGCTCTTCGAGCATTCATTAGACAGGCTCTTTATGAGATGAATGCCGTTTCCGCTGGCGCTGGAGCCGGCGTTGAAGCTGGAAACATTAGAGGGGTTATTACACCCATCGGAACTGGTCCTACGCATCCGTCCAAGGCAGATAAGCGCGGAGCCAAAAAGCGCAACAAAAAGAGAAATATCCGCAATGCCGAGTCATTCGGCGGCGGCACTTATATCGACTGAGATATGAACAAAGGCGAGCCTGTGGCTTAAGGTATACAGGTATGGAATTCTAGGGTGCAACGACGAGCACTCATGGAGGTGGGATTAACCACCAATAAAAGTCGAAAACAAAAGGAAAAAGGAAAAAGGAAAATATAATGGCTATTGACGTTGCAGCGCTTAAGGCGAAACTTGATAAAATGAACAACCAGGGTAAAGGTAAGGGTGGTAATTTCCCATCACACCTTTGGAAACCCGATTATGGAACCTATACCGTACGAATTGTACCTTGGCCCGAGGATGTTGATGCACCTGAACGCCCATTTATGGAGCGCTGGTTCTATTACGGACTCGGCGGAAGAATGGTTGCACCTTCGCTAGGATCACCGGATCCTGTTCGCGAATTACGCGATCTGCTTTTTGCAGATCGAACCGAAGATAATCTTGCCTTGGCAAAGAAGCTTCGACCAAAAATGCGGGCATTCGTGCCTGTTATTATACGAGACGGTGACAACAACACCGAAGTTAAAATTTGGTCAATTGGCCAAAGCGTGTACAAGCAACTGCTCGGATATCTTGTTGATACTGACTGGGGCGATATCACAAACATCGAAGAAGGTAGGGATCTCACTGTTAAGATCACCGATTCAGGCAAGAAGTTTCCTGACGGTACGATTATTAGGGATGTGAGCGCAACGTGCAAGCCCACAAAAACACCGCTATCAGATGATGCAGATACATTGAAGGCCATTCTTGGCGGCGTTCCCGATCTTAATGAGATCTACCCAATTTGCTCATATGATAAGTTATCGGGTGCGCTAGACAGCTTCGTAGATGGCGGTCCAAGCGGACGCGCAGTAACACGTGGAGGCTCAACGCCCTCACGTGAGCAGGCAGCTGGCGGTGCAGCGGCACCAAAAACTGCATCATTGGAAGATGAGTTCGATAGCCTCTTAAACGGCTAAACATGCTTAACGGTCGAGGGCATAAGTGTGCCCTCGACCTGTTTCGGTACTTGAGAAGTGCAAAAAATACGGAGATAAAGTGTCAAAGAAAAAAGAAGATGATTTCACAGCGGATCTAATCAAGTCCCTTAATAAAGAAGCAGGCGAACGCATTGCATATAATCTGGCAACAGATTTAGATGCCCCAACAATTGTCAAGCGGTGGATTCCTACCGGATCAATTGCACTTGATTATCTAATTTCGAATAGACGCCATGGAGGCGTTCCAGAAGGTCGCATTATCGAAATTTACGGGCCACCAGCAATCGGGAAATCGCACCTTGCGCTGCAGATTACACGTAATACACAAGCAATGGGCGGTATGGTTATCTATATTGACTCTGAAAACGCAACAAATGTAGATTTGCTAGCGCAGCTTGGCGTCGACGTTGCAAAGCGCTTTGTTTATGTTGAAGAAACGTGCACTGAAAACGTTTTTATGATTATGGAACGAGCAATTTCACGGGCCAAGGAAATGAGCAAAGATATTCCAATCGTTATTGTCTGGGATTCAGTTGCTGCATGTTCGCCTAAGGCTGAATTGCTAGGTGAATATGACAAGGAAACTATCGGTCTACAGGCAAGAACGCTTGCGAAGGGCTTTCGCAAGATAACCGCGACGCTCGGGCACCAGGATATCACACTCGTATGCTTGAATCAAATGAAGACGGCCATTGGCGTGTTGTACGGCGATCCCGACACAACACCGGGCGGCAAAGCAATTCCGTTCCATGCCTCAGTTAGAATTAAGCTAACAAGTGGATCACAAATTAAGGGTACAGGCGATGACGCAAAGGACGTCATCGGTATCAAGGTCATTGCCACAACAATGAAAAATAAAGTGGCGGCCCCTCGACGCAAAGCCGAATTTGAAATTCATTTTGGCGTTGGTATTAAGGAGCATGAATATCTGCTTGCACATATCAATCGAGTTGGTGAAATTACGCTTAAGGACGGAACGAAGGTGCGATGCGGTGGCAACGGCACATGGAAAGAGTTCATGGTAACCTCCCCAGACGGGAAAGAGCTTCATCAAAAGAAATTCTACAAGCATGAATTTGAGCAAGTGTTACAAAACTCAACGTGGCGCCCATATATCGATGAACTTCTCGATAAGGCATTCATTAAGGAGTTCGTTGTCCCAACGCTTGAATCGGAGATGGACGCAGAAGAGCTTTTGGAATCAGATGCTGCCAAAGCGGCACAAATCGGTGAAGAGGCGGTATAAACGAAATGCTACAAATGAATTTAAATGATGCAGCAATTATAAATGGCGAATTTTGGGAAAAGCCAATGCCATTTAAAACAGACTATGATCTTGCGCTAGACCCAAGACGAGCACACCCTCATAAATTTTACGATGATTCTAGCACTGTTTTCTCTAATCGAATTATAGAAACAAAATGAAGATATCAGTCAAGAAAATTAGTGACCAGGCAATATTGCCGACACAGGCGCTTGATGACGTTGGGTTTGATCTTTATGCGTCTGAACTGACTGAAATTGGCGCCGGAATGACGGCTGTAGTAAAAACAGGAATACAGCTAGCCACAGACCCGGGCGTATACACAATGCAAGGTGACTTTAAGATAGCCAACCTGCGATCTTTGCTTAAAATTGAAGGGCGATCAGGGCTTGCGCTTGAGGGTATTTGGCCTGTGGGCGGCATTATTGACCCAGGATACAGAGGCGAAATTGGTGTAGTGCTATATAACTCTACGCTGCGAACGTTCACAGCGACACCAGGCGATCGTATAGCACAAATTGTGTGGTATCCTGTTATCGCAAAGTCGAAATTTGATAATGACGTGGGATTTGTATGGTCAGAAACAACAGAGGAATCAACACGTGGTGAAAAAGGATTCGGCTCTTCAGGCGCGTAAACTAGATATTGAAAAGTGGGTGGCTTCATGGCCCGAGTGGCAACGCCGCTTCGCTGAATTAATATTACAAAACGTGAAGGATTATGAAGAAGATGACGGCAGAAGTTCAGGATGAAATACAGCCACGCCGTCGTGACGTGAATTGTCCAGAGTGCGGCCTGGATTCACTAATTCCGTGGGGCGCTGGTTGGATTGCGTGCATGTCGTGCCCAGAGCTGATACCACCGCCAGAGGACGATGGTGACGAAGATGAATACTGAGCTTCTAGGAGAATTAAGTGAGTAAACTAAAAACATTTCTGTATCTACTAATGCGTGATTCGCTGCCAACAGGCGAAGTTGTTGGCATCATAAATGAGAGTACGGCTGTTACTGATGAACCGGTTTATACATCTTCTCATTTAGCTGATTATGCCGAAGAGCCGGCTGCTCGTCTGTACGAAAATTCTGATGTCAACCAAAACGAATATGGAACAGATTAACTAATGGGCGGTCCACGATTTAAATCGAAAGCTGACCAGCTCGTCGATACCGCCCGCGTGGCCACAGAGGCACAAGGCTGGCTAGAGGCATGCCTCTACGCTTGTGATATGCATCTGCCTGCACCGAAATCAAATAGAAAACTTTTCGATGAACTGACGAAGGCTGGCATGAAACGCTATGGCAAGCTTTGGCCTGGCATTTGAGGCGATAAATGAAGACTGAAAGACCTATTTTAATAATCGATTCGATGAATCTTTTTACTCGCCATTACTGTGCACATCCTGCAATGTCGTCAACTGGCGTGCATATGGGAGGATTTGTGGGATTTATGTATACGATAAAAAGTCTTGTTGAGATGACAAATGCGAAAAAGCTTATCGTTGTCTGGGAAGGCGGTGGTTCACTTCGTCGTAAGCAAATTTATCCAGATTATAAGGCTGGACGCAAGCCTGCAAGAATGAATCGATTTTATGGTGAAGATATTCCAGATAGCAATGAAAATAGGGATGATCAGATTAAGGCTATTACGCGTTGCTTAAAGCATGTGCCAGTAAATCAAATTTATGTTGGTGAATGCGAAGCTGATGATATTATCGCATATTATTGCAGAGGCAGATTTAAGGACGAAGAGAAAATAATCGTTTCATCTGATAAAGACTATTATCAGCTGCTAAATGACAAGACAAGAATATTTCGCCCAGGCAAAAAGATATTCGTTTCAAGTGAAGACGTTGTAAAGGAGTTTAGCATTTCGCCAAACAACTTTTCTTTAGCAAAGGCGTTATGCGGAGACTCCTCTGACAACATTCCTGGTGTTAAAGGCGTAGGATTCAAAACAATTGCAAAGCGCTTTCCGGCGATGGCAAGCAATGATGATTTTGATATAGATTCACTAATGACTGAATGCAAAACACTTTCTGAATCATCAAAAGTTAAAGCATTTAAAACCATTCTAGAATCCAAAGAGATGATCAAGCGAAATATGCGCTTGATCGAATTAAACAACTCTATGCTGGCACCAGAACAAATGCGTAAGGCTGACTTCGCACTCGATACTTTTGAGCCGGTTAAGAATAAGATTAACTTGATTAGAGAGCTCGTAGGATTAGGCCTCGGCGATTTTAACGTCGATTCCTTCTTTTACACAATGTGCTCGATATAGGAATAAATGGAAAAGCGTACAGAAGCACCTATCACATTCTCAGGCTACGGCAAATCATTTCAAGAGAAAATTGTACAAGCTTTAATCGTCGATCACCGTTGGGCATCACAAGTTCAAGAGGTAATGCGAGTTGAGTATTTCGAATTTAGATATCTTCAATATCTTGCGCAACACTATTTTGACTATTACAACCGCTATAAATGCTTCCCATCATTTGAGAATTTGATTACGCTAATTCGGGAAAGTCTAAAGGAAGATAATGATGAAATTCTCAAAAATCAAGTCGTCGGCTATCTAACTTCGGTCCGCTCAAACCCAAATGTAAATGATCTACCGTACGTAAAAGAGAAGACGCTTGATTTTTGTCGTAAGCAAGAAATCAAAGAGTCGCTCGAACGTATTGTTGATCGAGTCGAAGATGCAAACTACGATCAGATCGTTGATGATCTGAATAGAGCAGTCAATAAGGGCTGTTGCGAGAGTATTGGGCATGATTTCACAGCGGATCGTGCAGCACGATTTGTCGAAAACGAACGTCATCCTGTGCCAACGGGAATTCCTGAAATTGATGGCCCAAGAATTCTTCGAGGCGGTCTGGGCCGTGGTGAACTGGGCGTTGTTGTTGCCAACACTGGCGTCGGAAAATGTTCGAGGAATACGACCTATATCGACATTCAATATGATCAAATTGTCATTGGCGGAACAGCGTATGATCCATGGGATGATTTTTCAACCCAACAGGGTCATATCGTCGAGGCCCGCAATACAGTTGAAAGAAAAGTGCAAATGGGTGAGCTTTTCACCAACCTTGGGTGCCTGAGTACATCAACAGATCTGGATCAAGATGGTGATACTGTTCGAGATATCAGAACGTTGAATATTCGTGTTAAAACTCTAGATGATGGACCAGCATGGCATAAAATTGAAGCCATTCGATGGACTAAGCCAGAAATCTTGCTCCGTGTCGCCACTCATTCGACTTCGCTTGATTGTGCTGATAAACATCTTGTCTACGTAGATGAATGTGCACCCGAAAGCGATCAGCTGCCTGGCTGGCGCTATGTCGAAAAGCTTGAAATTCACGATCAAATTCGAACAAAAGACGGTCCACAAATTATCGTCGAACTTAAAAAGCTTGATAAGCCTCCCGAACGCCTCTGCGACCTACAGGTTGCTAATGTGCATTCGTATCTTTCGAATGGTATTCTTTCGCATAACTCACACGCGTTGGTGCATTTCGGCGCAGAAGCGTTGTTAGCAAGAAAAAACGTGATCCATTATACGATGGAGCTAAGTGAAACATCGATTGGTTTACGTTACGATTCGCATCTTACGGGAATTGAAAGTAATAGAATTCCAGAATATAAAGACGAAGTTATGCGGATGGAAGACGAAATGAAGCTTGGAAAGCTTATCGTCAAGGGTTACCCAACTGGGACGGCGACAATTCAAACATTACGGGCGCATATCGAACGTTGTATTTTACAAGGACTTAAACCTGATGTTCTTTTAATTGATTACGCCGATATTATGCGATCAACTCGAAAATATGATGCGCCAAGATTCGAGTTGAAGCTTATTTATGAAGAGCTCCGCAATTTGGCTATGACATTTGATCTCCCGATTTGGACAGCCTCTCAGGCCAATCGCGATTCAGCAAACGCTGATGTCGTTGGCCTAGAAAATATGTCGGAAGCATATGGTAAGGCCATGGTTGCCGATGTTGTTCTATCACTTTCACGTAAGCCAGAAGAAAAAGCATCTGGCCTCGGTCGCCTCTTTGTTGCAAAAAACAGAGCAGGAAGCGATGGTATTGTTTATCCTGCCAAAATTAATACTGCAACATCGACGATTAGCGTAACCGAAGGTGCCGATTCATTATCATTACTTGAATCGCAACAAAGCGACGAACGCTCACTTAAGGAAACACTTCGACAAAAGTGGAGCCAAATCCGAAAGGATAAGTCAATTCCAACAAATCCGCTACCAAAGACAGAAAATGTCGATTCAGCTCCGGTAGCGTCTGAGTAGAAATAGGACACTGATATAATGCATTCTAAAAATGACGCATACAAAGCATCGTTAACTTACTTTGACGGCGACGATATGGCTGCTGATGTCTGGGCCTCAAAATACGCATTGCATGACGATAGCTTCGGATATCTGGAGTTAACGCCAGAGGGAATGCATCGACGTCTTGCGGGTGAATTTGCGCGAGCTGAAGCAAAGTTCAAAAACCCGATGAGTGAACAGGAGATCTTTGAGTTACTAGACGGATTCAAGTATGTAATCCCGCAAGGTAGTCCAATGTCTGGTATTGGCAATAAATTCAAGCATCAATCGCTTTCGAATTGTTTTGTCATTGAATCGCCCCATGATTCATACGGTGGTATTATGCTCACTGATCAGGAGCAGGTTCAAATTATGAAACGTCGAGGCGGCGTAGGATTTGATATTTCTCATATTAGACCTCGTGGATTGCCAACTGCGAACTCGGCACAAACGACAGACGGGATCGGCGTGTTTATGGAGCGCTTTAGCAATTCTTGTCGGGAAGTAGCGCAGGGCGGTCGCAGAGGAGCATTGATGCTCACTGTTTCCTGCCATCATCCTCAGATTCGCACGTTTATTGGGATCAAAGACCAAAAGACGAAATGCCAGAAATGCGGATATGCGCATCGTGATAAGGTGACTGGTGCGAATGTTTCGATTCGTATGTCAGATGAGTTCATGAACGCTGTTCGCAATGATGAACAAGTCCAGCTTCGTTGGCCTGTTGACGAAACAGAAAATCCAGAAGTTGAAGAGTGGACCAGCGCAAAAGACCTTTGGGACGACATCATTAAGCATGCGCACGCAGCAGCCGAGCCGGGCGTGTTGTTTTGGGATACATGTACAAGGATGACGCCGGCTGACGTATATAGTCACTCGGGCTATGGTTCGACGTCGACTAATCCATGTATTACTGGTGATACGCTTGTAGCCGTTGCAGACGGTAGAACGGCCGTAACGATTAAGCAACTTGCGAGCGAAGGATCAGATGTTCCAGTTTATTGTGTTGATAGCGATGGCAAAATTGCGATCAGAACAATGCGTCGTCCTAGACTAACAAAGCACGCCGCAGAAATTGTTAAGATTACGTTGGATGACGGTACCATACTCCGCGCAACCAAAAATCACAAATTTCTCACTGCAAGAGGCGAATATGAAGAAGTTTCAAGCTTGCGAGTTGGCGACAGCATGCATGTCGCAATTAAACACCAGGCGAAAATAACCAAAAATAAAGGTAAAAATGCACAAGACTATTGGTGGCTGCGCTCATGGAACAGAGTAGGACGTGGAAAAAGCGAGCATCGTCTTATATACGAACATTTTAATGGCGAAATTCCAAAGCGCAATGTGATTCATCATATTGATTATAGTGGAAAAAATAATGCTATCGATAATCTACGATGTATGACAAAAGCTGATCATGATGATCTGCATCGTCGTGATATGCTCGGTGCAAAGAACCCGATTCACAAGGTTCTTGCCGATCCCGTTCGCTGTGCAGCGTATAAAACAAAGTTGTCGGAGGCAAGCTCTGGCATAATGAATGGCAATGGCTGTGATATAACAAATGATGAATTATTTGATGCGGTGTCATCGTGGATAAAAGAGTTAAATTATATTCCGCAAGTAAATGAATATATCGCAGAAGCGCAACGACGATCGTGGCCTCGGTACTTTGTTGATTTTAGAAAACAAAGTCTAGGTGCCGATATGTCGCATTTTCTTTTTAATGCTGCACGCCACGCAGGTGTTACTGGTAGAAATGTTGCATCAACTTCAAAAGACCCACTCATTCGAATGGAATTTTGGCGTACGCAAACCGATTTGCCGCTTACAATTAATGGTAAAGATATCCTTGTTGAAAAAACATGTGAATGTTGCGAATCACAATTTCAAGCAGATGTTAATAATCGTGAAACCGGATTTTGTTCACATGCATGTTCATTGAAATACGTGAATAGCGATAAGAAGATTCACGAAAAGCGTATCGAAGGTATTCATCGTGTGTGGGAATCAAAAGCCGAAGGTAAGAAGCTTCAACAACTTGAAGTATACACCGAGCTTAAGCATTCACTTGATCGTGAACCGCGGCTTAAAGAATGGGGCGCACTATGTAAGGAACGAAAAATTGCTAGACGTCTAGGCAAAAGTACAAAATTTGGATTCAATTCCTGGGACGAGCTCAAGACTTCAGCAGTAACGCATAATCACCGAATTATATCAATTGAAGATGATGGTATTGAAGATGTTTACAACGGGACTGTTGATGATTTTCACAACTTCTATATAATAGGCGCAGAATCACTTAGCGATTTTGGTAAGCCTATGATATCATTAATAAATTCGCGGAATTGCGGCGAGATTATTCTTAGCCCAAATGATTCTTGTAGATTGATGGTGATTAATCTAGCATCATTTGTAAAAGACGCATTCACTCCGAACGCAAAGTTTCAATGGAAGAAATATAATGAAGTCGCCCAGAAGGCCCAGCGCCTTATGGACGATCTCGTCGAGCTAGAGCTTGAAAAAATTGATGGAATTCTTGGAAAAATTAAAGCAGATCCTGAGCCTGATAATGTTAAGCGCATAGAACTTGAGTTATGGAATAAGATTCGATTACAGGCAGAAAACGGTCGTCGGACTGGTCTTGGCGTAACAGCCGTTGGCGACACTATCGCGATGGTGAATCTAACTTATGGCTCTGATGATTCGATTAAGCTAGTTGAAAAGCTATACAAGAATCTTGCCCTTGCAAGTTATACATCGTCCATTACGATGGCTGAGGAACGTGGCGCGTTCCCAGTGTGCGATCGCGCGCTTGAAACTGAACATCCTTTTCTTAATCGGATATATGATGCATTGCCTGCACCAGTTCAGGCAAAATGGGATAAATTTGGTCGGCGAAATATTGCGAACACGACGACCGCACCCTGTGGATCAGTATCAATTTTGTGTCAAACAACGTCAGGCATCGAGCCAACGATTTTCCTAAAGTATCTTAGAAAAAAGAAAGTCAATCCAGAGGATGCTGGTGTTCGCGTTGATTCCATTGATGATTCAGGCGACACCTGGCAACATTTCAATGTCATTCATCCAGGCGTGATCAAATGGATGCACGCAAACAACTGGAGCGAAGGCGATATTGAAAAATGGGCCAATGATCACGTATCAGACGACGGTGTAGAAGGGAGTCCATATTGGGGCGCTACTTCACAGGAAATCGACTGGCGTCAAAAAGTGAAATTACAGTCAGTTGCACAAAAGTGGGTCGATCATGCGATCAGCAATTGTATTCCAAAAGATACGCTGATTTCAACTGATCAAGGCTTGCTGTATTATGATGAAATTGTTGATGTTGAAAATCATCAGCAGGGCTTCCAGGCTTATAACGGGACAGCCAAAGTAGAAACAATGTCAGGCGATTTTGTTAAACCAGATCAAACATATGATAACGGCGTCAAGGAAGTTGTATCGATTAAGTTTTCTAACGGCGTAGAATTGAAGTGCACGCCGAATGAGCCTATTGCATGCTTTGTTGATGAAAGACAGGTGTGGATTACCGCAGGCGACCTTGTGTCAGGTGACGTTGTTATAAAATAACTCTTGCCATGCTATATTTAGACATAGCATGGCAAAAGAGCTTGATATGAAAAATTATTCTGATCGGTTTATTAAAACCATGAAAACGACGATAGTCAATAACAGCCACAAGTCCAGAGAGGATTTAGACTTGTGGCCAATTGATGATCTTAAATCTTGTTATTCTAAAATAAGATCTGGCTTTACAAAAAAAGCTTATTCCAAATGGAAGAAATCTATGGATGCCAAGGGCACAACGTTTTCTGATAGGGCACAGGCGGGCATGATAAACTGGTCCAAAAACATGGGCGAGACTGGGACTGCACAGGAATTATTAGAATATGCAAGACATAACATGCGCTCACATGATCATGGCAAAAAAGTCAAGAAAGGAATTCATTCAAAACACAAAAACATTCAAGCTGAATATGAAAGAAGAATGAAATTAAAAATAAGCAACTACTACGATGTGCCCATCGATAAAGTCACACAGACGTTAGTTGTCAATTATTATTCTGATATCGGCTTTGGCAACAAAGACGTGCTTAAGTGGAAGCGCGCCCATCTACCACAAGAGTTTGAATACTCTAGCCCTGATGATGTCGAAAAAGCATATTCCGAGTATCTTTCTATTCGATTTAAGGGTTCTATGTTAAACCATCAAAATGGGTATCTTGGAACCGAAAAAGAGTGGTATATCTTCAAAAACATTGATCAAAAACTTTTTTGTCGATCTTCTTGGGAAATAAATTTCTGTGAAATATGTGATCACCTAATAGGCGAGACGAATCTGGAGTTCGTGTCGTCGCCCGATCGCATAAAATACTTCAGGTCCGATGTGGCTCAACAGCGACACTATTATCCTGATTTTGAATTATTGATCGGTACCGATAGAATTATCGTAGAAATAAAGCCTGCCTTTAAAGTCACCGATGTCGTTAATCAAGATAAATTCGTCGCCGCCCGTGCACTCCTTGGCGACCAATTTGTAATAATCACAGAGAATGAATTAAATGTAAAGCACATCAAGAAATTGATTGCAGGAGGAAATTAAAATGAATTATCTACTAAAAGGACGACTTCCAATTGGCCCAAGATCATCAAAAGAAAATGCTATTGCATTTTTGTCGAATATCGAAAAAGAAAACATAAGAGAAAACGTCATTAATCCAGACATATATGCGCTGGCGTCCTGGGCTAGATACCCGCTGTTTGCGAACATGGAATTAGCAAAAGATCATATGATTGTTGAGACAGTTAAAAGCCTCGGCCTAAAACAGACTTATGATTTCTCTGTGCCAGAGCATCACAATTATATTGCTAATAGTGCAGTTTGTCATAACACAACAAACTTGCCAAAAGATATTTCAGTAGACGTTGTCAAGGATCTTTACATGATGGGGTGGGAAACCGGGTGCAAAGGTATTACCATTTATAGAGACGGATGCAGATCGGGCGTCATCGTTAAGGATGAAACTGAAGAGCTGATTTTCACTGACCATCATGCACCTCGCCGCCCGGCAGAGCTCCAGTGCGAAGTTCACAGAACATCGATTAAGGGCGAAGAGTGGACAGTGTTTGTCGGTATTCTTGATGGGCGTGCATACGAGGTATTTGGCGGCCTTTCTGAGAACGTGGAGATTCCGAGCAAGATTAAGAAAGCAATTATTGCCAAGCGATCATTTAAGCACGGCGGCAAATATGATTTGATTTACGGTGATAAGGATGATCCCACGAAGATCAAGGATATTGTAAGGCAATTCGACAACCCGAACTATAGTCTTGCCACACGTCTGCTTTCAACAATGCTACGACATGGCACCCCGGCCCAATACGTCGTTGAACAGCTTAGAAAAGATAAAGAGGCTGATATGTCAAGCTTCGCTAGCGTCATGGCTCGCACGCTTAAGAAATTCATCCCTGACGGTGCGGAAACAAGCAATATTTGCGTTTCTTGTGGCCAAAAAGATACAGTTCAATATATTGGTGGATGTGAAATGTGTGTCAATTGTGGGGCAGAGGTATGTGGATGAATCACTATAAGATTACCGTTCGAGAGGACGAATTCGACGAGGCATTTAAGTGTGTGGGTAGATACATTCGCGCGTTAAGCAACAAGACCTGCGACGTTAATATCGTTAAGGAAACGAAGGCAGCATATTATGTGAGAATGCCGTATTCACTTGTTGACGTGTTTAAAAAGCACGGCGATATTGTAGAGATTACGGGATTGCCTTAGTGAACAAATGGGCTGGTATCGAGTACATTTAACTTGTGCCTCTCTATAATTTTAAATGCGTCTCTGAATCGTGCGCCCACGAATTTGAAGAATTGGTCCTTGCTAAAGTCAAGGTTGATCCTGCATCCCTATATGCAGATGTGACGTGCCCTGCTTGTGGGTTAAACTCCCCAGAGAAGCAATTCTCCAGAAGCACGACGTTCGTCTTGAAGGGTGAGGGGTGGTATGCCGATGGATATGCCACAGCACGTAATAAGGTCCCTCACGAGACAACCTAGACGATCCAGGGATAGCATAATAACACATGAAGATTAAAGACTTAATCGACAATCCAAAATGTCATTTAACGATCGCAATAGAAGGTCCTGATCGCGTTGGCAAACAGACACAAGTGAAATTGCTAACGCAGGCGTTATCAGGACAGGTGGGATGGGAAGAATCGGCATACATTGAAACGCCGATTCGCGATGAACATACACATACACGAATCTATGAAATGTTACGTGATGGCAGAGCGAAAAAATACCCGTCGACGTTTCAGGGATTACAAATTGCAAATCGATTGATTTATCAAGAACGTTATTTACCCGTTTTTCTTACAAAATATGACGCGCTTGTATTTGATCGTTGGAATGCATCATCATATGCATACGGTCGAGCGTCGGGGTTGTCGGCCGAAGAGCTTAACTGCGAACTGGATCTCGTTGCAGAACCAGATATCACCATTATTCTTGATGGTCCCCCATTTCCAAAAACCGATTTGGATGATTATGAAAAAGACAATGAATTTCAACTTGCAGTGAGAAATGCATACGATGAGTGGGCGCGCTCACGCCCAAAAGGCGAGCGCGTTTACATTGTCGACGCAAGTGATACAATGGAAGCTGTGCACGCCACAGTTTGGGATATCATAACAGATTTTACACCCACACTCTATGATAACGTCATCGACATGCAAAAATGGAAAATTAAGCATGCAGGCAAGCGCGGAGAATAAACATGACACAAGATCAAGCAACAAATAATCCAACACCAGCTGAACCCAAAGAATTTCGCCTTAGCGATCCGTCAATTGCGGGATTTATGCAAATTGTAAATGCAGCAATTATGACAGGAACAGATATTCTTGATCTTATGCGAATGTTGCAATTTGAAGAAAAAGACGATGGATACTTGTTCATTACTGATAAGTCGGCCCGGGGCGTTGAGCAATTTTGTAATGACCTTGTAGATCGCGCAGAAGCCGCAGAGAAAGATGCCAAAAAGGGGGCTGCAACTGCTAGTGCTGAATTTGGCGAAATTATCGAGCATTCGAAAAAGGCATAAAATGGGCGGAACACCTCCACCATTACCAATAGCACTTGCTGAAAGCGATATAGAAGAGGTGAGGCAACAGACAACAGATCTTCGTGACGTGTTTGCCTTACAAGAAGCGCTAATGAAGCGATATAAATCGCGCGCAGCGGTAAAGGGATACTATATGCCCGACTGGCCGGTTGACATTAGCTCAAAGCGCGATCAACAAGCTTGTCGCGAAGCTGGCTTAAAATCAGTCGAAGAAATGTTCGAATCAATTCAGCATTTTAAAAACTGGAAGCCTCATCGCAATACTGACGTTCCTGAGTTTGATAAGGCCGCCTTTTTAGAAGAAGTCGCCGACTCGTTACATTACACCTTTGAATTGCTGATTTTCGTGGGTATTCAACCCGAAGAACTTATTACGGCGTATATGAATAAAAACGAAAAGAATCATAAGCGCCTAGATGAGGATTACTAAGTACGATTATCTGATTAACCGTGGTAACTGTAGCTATTGGCAAGCTGGCGGTTTATTTTCTGATGTGCATATTAGATATTCGCCGGAAGTTTTTTGTTTTAGCTCACGTCGTCTAGTATAGCGATATATGTAGGGATATGCGTCCCAGTGCATTTGACCCAAACAAGCTTAAGCGCAAAGAGCCATCGAAACCGAAGGCCAACCCACAAGTCGATAAGGCGGCAAAACATATTGCTCGTATTGCAAAAATGAAATGGGTGGGTGATCCAGGGTCTATCGCTCGAAACTTGCCATCATTGGCGGCAGATGCTTCCCGCACACATAGCGTTCCGGGAAGCATGTTGAGGGCGCTATTACTTACCGCAATTGGCCTTATCGGCCAAGGCGGTGATGCAGCATTTAGTGACGACCAAGTGAAATATCTTAGTCAGCGCGTCGAGCAACAACTCGCAGAAGTTAAGGTGCGTCAATTAATCCATAATGTTCTTCTAGAAACATTTTACCGATAAGAATAGACGTAATGATGTCACGCGCAGTTGATTTAGACAGCTTCAAAATTAAAGATGAACTAAGTCCTGACGTTTGGCGAGGCATGCGCTTGGATCCGGTAGTTCGAGCAACGTTGCTTGATATCGCGCAGGAATTTGTCGACTTCCTAGAAATTGATATCCCAATCGTGGGTGTTATTTTTACTGGTTCATTGGCGAATTTTAACTGGAGCGAATATAGCGATATTGATCTTCATATTTTGTTAGATTTCGCAGCAGTATCAAACAACGTTGAGCTTGTACGAAATTTGATGAATGCAAAAAAGACAATCTGGAATGATCAATTTGAAGTAACCGCCAAGGGATATGAGGTCGAACTTTACGCCCAAGACGTAAGCGAACCACACCATTCAACAGGTGTGTACGATGTCTCACGTGATAAATGGCTTATACGTCCTGAACGTAAATTACACACGATTGATGAAAAATCAATCAATGATAAAGCAGAGTCATTGATGAATATGATTGACTATGCACTCGATGATCCCGACTGTAGCGATACATGCTTTGATGTGGCCAAACAAAAGGTCAAGAAAATGCGACAAGCAGGTCTAGACTCAGCGGGCGAATTTTCTGTTGAGAATCTGGCCTTTAAAGCCCTTCGGCGTAATGGGTATATTAAGAAGCTGTACGATGCGGCGCATGCCAAAAAAGAAAAAGAGCTTACACTCGAATCTCCCGCACGAGAGCTAGTGGAAGCTGCACGCAGCATAAATGATATCGAGCAAGGCTTCTATGTTACATGGTGGACCGACTCGACCAATAAACGTCCATCAAGCATAGAATTCGTGCTAGGTAATGATGATACTTCTATTGCCGAGATCAAAATATGGTGGTCAAAGGAATGTGACGCGTGGGTCGTCGCTGAGGCGTCAGCGGTTAAGGGATGGGGACCATTCATTTATGACGTGGCGATGGAATGGGCAACATTACAGGGCGATGGCTTGATGCCTGACCGCGAAATAATCTCAGGTCAAGCAAAAGCAGTATGGAAACACTATTCTGATAAGCGCGCAGATGTTTCCAAAATCGGTGCTGACGAAACAGAAGATCACCAACCGCGCGATTCGGGGTGTCCCGGGTATGGTGTTGCTGACTTAGACACGGTTTACACAAAAGAACCCACAACGATTAATGCGTTAAAAAACGCAGGTCTCTGGCTTAATCAATAATCGCTGAACGTGTATATCTGTGTCAGCATATGATACAATATGAACATGTTATGGCGCGCTGCAATTGATGTTAACGTTGCTATGCGGCGCGTTAACGCTGATGATACCGTTGATATGTGTTTTCATCGTACCGGCGAGATCGTAGCGATTTACTACACCCCCATGCGGCATTATACCAATGCTTTTATTGGTGATTCTATTATTTTTAGCTCACGGAAAATCACAGGATGATTGTATATCAAAATGATCATGCGATAGGCGACTGATCATGCGATAGCGACTGATGATGTGAAACGATGTTACACCACAAGTATGCGAGGTGATCATCTTGACGCCTTGAATCGTCCTTCTCGAGGCATAATCGTATACGGACACAAATACGATGACAAAGAGCTTTTTTATTTTAGCGAATATGTTTGTTGGCAATTTTCATCGAGGTCGGTGGCACGATGAAGCGCCGATATGTCTCGTTTATTGCCTTGGGAGATAATATTCTAATGTATAATCTACATTATTATCCAAATAAATGGACCGACGTGGAAGCAACACCTTGTCAATGGTTGACGCCAAGTACACCTGTAAGCAATGGCTGGAGTCAATGTGCGACTGCCGAATGGAGATGTTGCTTAAGCCTTGACGATTTCAATTTCGCATTTAGCTCGAGGAGATTACGTGCTCGTTAATCACAAGGATTCGTATATACAGCATCCAACGCATTGGGCAGCGCCACCTGGATCGTCGACACATCACATGGCGACAATTTTCTGGATAGGCTCAAAGTATTCAGAAAACAACATTACATTTTCCTCAAGGAAGGTGCGCGCTTAGTATGGAGATGAAAATTATGCTCAACGACATGCTCATACAGGGCAACATACACGATAATCCCGAAGCGCTTGAATCACGCTGGTATGGCGCGGCGTCATTATGGCTTGATATGGGCGATCGTTACGTGACACCCGAATCACGCGGCTGGCGCTGGTGCAATTATTGCACTTGGTCCCCGCAAAATGATTTCACGACATTCGGCTGTCCGAGCATCGATGAAGTGCTTGTATTTTCAAGCAGATCGCTAGGTAATGGTTCCTCAAATTAAATTTCGCTGGCATGAAGGTGATTTCTTCTTAAGACTTCATATTGCTGATTCAAAAATCGCATTTTTTGGGCAGCATCCTACAGAATTTAAATCGGGCGCCAAAACATCGTCGTTACCTTTAGTCATAACTAAGAATCTGATTAGATGGGGTGTTACTGATCAGCATATTACTGCATTTTCTTCAAGGCGTGTAGCACGATGATTGCATATCACGATGACTTAGCTGTTGTTTTTAATTCAATCCGCGTAGAGGCAGTTGTCATGCACGGTCAGACCGGGCAGCACGGTCGTCGCATAGGCTATAAGCTTTCGCGCGGCGAGGAACATGTTGCTTACGAGACCACGTATCTTAATCATGATAACGACTTCGCAGGGGAAACTATTGCCTGGGCATTTTCTTCACGCAAGGTGACAATATGAAACTCAAGCTAGACGATCACATGGTATTGAAAATGTTTGAAATGTATCATATTTTGACGCCGGGCTCGTTAGATGCAACGAATTACCATCCATATGGACGTATGATCATTTTCTCCTCACGAAAGGTGAATGTATGAATATGCTCGCGGGAGATCATCAATTCTGGCCAACAAGTACAGATAAAATGTATCATATTTTGCCGCCGTGGTCGTTAGATGCAACGAATTACCATCCATATGGACGTATGATCATTTTCTCCTCACGAAAGGTGAATGTATGAAATACAAAATTCAGGATGCGCTAATTGAAAAATGGCAATATGACAAGTGGATATACAGCCGCCGCCGTCGCCGCGCATACTATATTGATGTAGGAAAAATGAGTCCCACCCAGGCAAAAGCGGCTTCGACGAAAGCAGCAGCGTACAGATTACAGTATCACAAATATCTTATCTTCTCGTCCAGGAAGGTGAGCACATGAAACTGTTATCGGGTGATATTCTCTTGCGCGGGTGGCCCTATTCACTAGACATACCAATTCATCTGTCAAGTCAGCAAGCGTGTATATGGGACTTCGATAATAAAACACAGACTGCAAAGCAATGCGGATGGCAGTTTAACGATAAATGCACATACACGGCGCCACTACATGATGGGCATATAGAGGCGCTTATATTTTCAAGCCGCAGGGTGAATAGATGAAGGTCGTAAATCCAGCGCCAAGGCAAATAAAACATTGGCCGTATGTTCATTGGCCTGATCTATATGCATGCATTGCAGTAGACGATTCATATTTCCAGTATCATGAGAATCGCATGGGCGGTTCTTACATAATCACGAATTTAAGATATACATGCAAGGCATCAAAATATGAAACAGCCTCATCCAAACACGCCGGCGGCGGCATGCCTTATTGCGTTGATAGAGGCATGCCGGGCGGCGCCTTTTGTATTTCAATATTCTCATCGCGGAAGGTGGCCAACTAATGTGGGCCGTTGTGGGATTTCCGAGGCGACCTGATGACATGTATCTTTTGCGTAATATGGGCAATGAAATACAACGTTATTGGATGAGCAACGTGCTGAAAACAATGGGCTCGACCCCGGCCCATCGGGCCTATCAATGGTCTTCACGCAAGGTAAATGTATGAAAACAACTTGGCTGAACGGATACGATCAGTTGCTTCGTGACGATTTTTTCAAGCCGCAAGCATATACTTGGTGCACAAAAAATGATGAGCCGAGCTCGTCCCCAGAGGATCTTGGTTGGTCGCGTGAGTCATTTTGTTCACCCTATTCATGGATCTGCAGCTACGCCAGCATGATGTTCTCATCACGCAAGGTGAGCAGCTAATGTGGGTTGTTGAAAAATTGCCATGGCGATGTGATGACATGTATCTCTTAAACTATATGGGTAATCAAGCGCAACGTTATTGGATGAGCACGACGATGAAAACAATGGGCTCGACCCCGGCCCATCAAGTCAATCAATGGTCTTCACGAAAGGTGAGCGCATGACACGTGCAATGAAATGGTTCCTAGGCGACCTTATCCTTTATATTGATAGCAGCAGGGCAGTAAACCACCGTCGAGGCTACCTCCCCCCCCGATCGTCAACTTGTATGGGCCTGGAAGACGAATGATTATTACGGTGATCCAACCCACGAGGGTACAAGCCATGTGTTCTCCTCACGTAGGATAAGCAGATGAGGATCCTGCCCGCAGACAATTTTTTGCAAGAGCACAGGCTGTACGGGTTTTCTTCCGCGTGGACATATGAATTTGCCCGGTCTTGGCGTCGCTGGACTCGTGATCTTTACGGAGACAAAAAAAGGATTCGCAATAAAAGCGTGTTCTCCTCACGAAGGGTGATGTATAATAAGACATTATGAGGCGTCATACTGCCCGAACCAAAAAAGCAGCGAGAATATTATATGAGCTGCATCACAGCACATATAAGGTTGGCGAAATTTTAAACGTTAATCCGACCGTAGTTCATAAGTGGGTCGCAGATCTTGTTCCTAGGTCTAAACAAAAACGAAAATTTACGAATGATATGAAAGTCGTTGCGGCTACACGAAAACTCGCTGGTGAATCGGCAACGACGCTAGCAAAAGAATTTGGCTGCCATGCCCCGACAATTTACGCGTGGGTTAATGCATTTCAACAAGGCAAATTGAACTAATATGAACAAATTAAGCAAAAAGAAGGAGGCGCCAGAGTGTCCATTGTAAGACCGCCAAAACGATTTGTCGGACTTCATGGACATTCCGGTTTTAGCACCTATGATGGCCTTGGATATCCCAAAGAGCATTTTGATTTTGCTTTAGAAAATGGCATGAACGCAATGGCCATAACTGATCACGGCCATATGAATTCATATTCACATGCGCAATCCCATCAATGGGAATTGGATAAGCTCGGCCGCGCGTTTAAATTCATACCAGGAGTAGAGTTTTATGTTCATCCTGACTTGACGCAGTGGAAAATCGAATATGACGCTTCCCGCGAACGAAAAGCAAAAAACAAGCGAGGACTCGTAGAGGTATCAGACGACGATGCCGGCAGCGTTATCGAAAATGAGGAAGAATCAAAACAGACGAAGTGGTATGATCCTGTTCGACGTCGTCATCATCTTGTTGTTGTTGCCAAGTCACAAAAGGGATTAGAAAATCTTTTCGCATTGGTCTCAAAAAGCTACAGCGACGGGTTCTACAGATTCCCAAGAATTGACTATAAGCTGCTAAAGTTACACTCAGAGGGTCTGGTGGTAAATTCTGCATGTTTGGCAGGTCCGCTAAGTTACGACGTAATGCGACACCACCAGCATTTGACATGGGATCAAATGGTTCCTGGCGTAGGTGATCAAAAGACATTTGAAGCAATCCAGCGTGATCTGGCGAATACGACTGATAGTATTGTGCACGCAGTCGGTCGCGAGAACTTCTTTCTTGAGCTACAGTTCAATAAGTTAGGCCCGCAACACCTCGTCAACATGCACTTGATTGAGTTAGCCAAAAGAACGCAATTGCCGCTCATTGCAACTGCAGACTCGCATTATCCTGGACCACATCTGTGGAAGGATCGTGAGATGTATAAAAAGCTGGGATGGGTAAGCAAAGATAAATTTGAACCTGGAGCATTGCCCCAGTCTATCGACGAGCTTGAGTGCGAGCTATATCCAAAAAATGCAGAGCAGATGTGGGGTGCGTATAAGGACGGAAAGCGCATGCTTAGGGGGCGCAATGCTAAGATGTCGCTTAGCTTTTACGACGATCAGCTGGTTGCTGATGCAATCGAGCGCACTTATGATATTGCCCATGATATGATTGGTGACACGAGTCCAAACGTCTCTGTGAAGCTTCCATCGTATGTTGTTCCAAAGGGTCAAGGCGAACATGAAGCACTTACAAGCGCAGCGTATGAGGGACTGACCAAACGCGGACTGGCAGATAAGCCGGAATATGTTGCTCGCATAGAGGAAGAACTTGAGGTTATTAAGCAAAAGAACTTCTCGCTCTACTTTTTGACAATGAAGTCAATCATGGAGCTTGCCAACGAAAATATGCTGGTGGGCCCCGGTAGAGGGTGTTTTGTTCCTGAATCAAATGTGCTTACGTCTGATGGACCTAAACGCCTTGATACAATTACAATAGGCGAAGACGTCATTGATGCATATGACAATATCGGACAAGTCACTGATGTTTTTACTTATGATATCAATGAGGATGTAATTGATCTTGAATTCGATGATGGTAAAACAATTACGTGTACACTTGATCATGAATTTTTAACGTCAAATCGAGGATGGGTCGAGGCACAAAATCTAACAGATTTAGATGATGTTGTTGGCGTCGCCAAACACGATGATAGCAAACTAATAAAAAGAACAATTAGGCCTTATCAAGGCAAGGTTATTGACTTATGTGTTGAGCCTTCACACACTTATAACATTGAAGGAAAAGCAGTTCATAATTCCGCGGCAGGATCACTATTGTGTTACGTGTTATACATCACACATGTAGATCCTATTAAGTACAATTTGTTGTTCGCTAGGTTTATCTCTCTGGCACGTTCGTCATATCCCGATATTGATTGTATTGCAAGTAACCATATGGTTGTGATGGCTGACGGGTCATACAGCCCGATCGGTGACATTGGTAAGGGTGATGAGGTGCTTGACGCCGATGGTACTCCCAGATGCGTTACGCATGTTCAGCTTAGGGAAAATAAAACCGATGTGCCGCTACTGATTACAATTGAGCTTAATGGATGTCTTGGAGGCATTGCTTGCGTTGAAAAGCATCGTTTTTTAGATATCGATAATAATGTTGTTTTTGCGAAAGATCTGGCAGCAGGCATTGATTTAAAATCAATGCAGGGTAATGCAAGAGTTGTGTCCGTCGACACACTAGATACAGAAACAGAATTTGTCGACATCTCAGTTGAGGGATCACATACATTCAACGTTGTACCATTCGATGTAATTGAATACGATGATTCAAACACGATTGAACATACGCTTGGGTATATGAAAAACTAAGGATTATAAATGTAACATTCGTTGCTACATCCATAAATCCTGACAACGCCGTGTAATGCGGCGTTTTCATTTTCTGATAGCCCACGTGCCTTATCTGCACGAACATGAAATCGATCCATCCGATCAGTAAGATTTGTCCACCACCATCGAGGCGTCGTCGAATGTGAATATACGAAGCCATTACTTTTATAGCAATGATGCCGTCCGCCAAGGCGATTATCAGCATACGTTATAAGTTTGTCCCCAGGAAGTAGATGTTTGGCGTGTGCGATCAAGCGCGCGCTTCCGCCAATGACCTTGGTTCCGCGCTTGAAACACATGCGCGCAATTTCAAATTCACCCTTAAATTTGCCCCAGCTGATTTTTCGTAACGTCAAGGCCCCGAAGATTTCATCATTAGCATCACTGAGTACAATTCTATGACGACATCGTGTTGAGCCATCTAGATGATTGCTGTTAATAAAATCATCAACGTCTTTTTTGTTTGGCGTATCGATTTGCAAATTAAGCTTTCTTGCATATACATGCGTGCTATGACCTAGTCGATGCAGAATCATCGCCTTAATAAGTTCACTTTTTTGAGTCCATTCGTCCTCATAAATTTGAAATAATTCAACGCCATGTTCACGAGCAAGTTGATACTTCATTTGATGATAGTTTTTATCAAACCTTCCCGCTGCTTCGCTATGCCAATATATTCCATGACATTCAATGGCGAAATTAAGCGAAGGGATAAAAATGTCCAATTCATAACCGCCCAATAATGTACGATCGTTTAAAATAACATCACCCGAGAACTGTGAAATAATGAAATCGTAGATTTCTGTTTGCCATTTCGACGATTGGTTTTGATATGCTGGGTCACATATTGTGCATCGTCCACCGCTGTTTATAATGTTGCCGTATGTTTTTTCAAATTGCGTTTCGCATTTGATGCACTCGACAAGCAACTTCTTTTGCGAATGTTCATACGCTGCTAATCGATTGAATCCATGCTCATGCAACCGATAGTCGACAATTTTTTCGCTTAGTATTTTCGCATTAGAAAGCTTAAGCTTATGCGCTTTGGAAAACTTTTTCCCTTTTTGCACGGCGGCGTTTGTAATGCTTCTCTTTGCAATCCCTGTATGCGTATGTTTTGTTAGTCCCGTTGACCAATGTTCGTTCTCATCATAATATTTTTTTAATGATTTCGATACAGCATGACTTCGCGATGCAATAATGCTTGATGTTTCTTTTTTTAGACCCTTCGACCAGTGCTTATTTTTATCGTAATGCTTACGCATTGACGCCGCAGCTTTTTTAACCTTTCCACTAGTTGATTTTGTTAAACCCTTGTTCCACGGCGTCAATTTTTCGAAAGCTTTTTTTCTTTTGCACTTCCCACAAATCTGCTCGTATCCATGCGTAAAACCGACAAATTTCGATTGGGCATTGCATCCGGCGCATTTGTGTAATTGGGCGTGTGTTTCATATACATTGCAAAACAATGATTCACTTTCGATATTATGCTTTTTCTTATTATGTTGCGCAAATCCTCGTGCTGACGCCGAGCTATAATCGCAATGTTGACAAATGAAGTTATCGTGATGTATAATACTCATATGATTCGTCATTCTTTTTTGAAACAAGGGTTGTCAATAGCATCGCATAATTCCGATGTTGCCGATAATGACAAATTAAAGCACTTGCTTCGTGATAAATTTGGCACTGAAAACGTTGTGCCGATTTCTAACTATAATACACTACAACTGAAGTCGCTGGTAAAGGATATTTCAAAGTTTTATGGCATTGATTTCTCCGAGACGAACCAAGCGACCAAGGGTGTTGAGCGTGAGGTCATGCGGGCAACGCAAAAGAAGGGCGATGACAAGAACGTTTTCGTGCTACGCTTTGATGATGCCATGGCGCATTCAAAGGGCTTCCGAGAATATATCGAAAAGTATCCGCAAGTTGGTGAACACATCAAGGTTCTGTTCAAGCAAAATAAGGCGATCGGTCGTCATGCAGGTGGTGTTATTGTATCGGAGAACATTCAAGCAAGAATGCCTGTTATTAAAATTCGCGGCGAGATTCAAACTCCCTGGACAGAGGGGCTGCACTATAGGCACCTTGAGAAATTTGGTTGGATCAAATTCGACCTTTTGGGTCTTAAGACATTACGCGTAATTGATCGTGCAATCGACCTGATTCTTAGACGCAAATGGAAAAAGGAAGGCGACATGTTTGAAATTAAACTAGGCGAACAAACATTCAACCTGTTAGGTAATTCAGTGGTGAATCTATCTGATGGCACTACAAAGTCTGTGAAGGAGCTAACTGAAAATGACGACATTGTTGAAGTGCCCGGACTGTGGAAAGAATTGTAAATCATACAATTCATTGCGGATTCACGCTTCTCGAGCACATGGTCTAACATCACAAAATGTTTATGATGCGTTATTTCCCGATATGGGCTCATGCGGCAAATGTAAGACAGCCACTAAATTTGTAACGTTGCAAAAGGGCTACCAGCCATATTGTCTGCCTTGTTCAAAAATATGGGGCGCAGAAAAAGCCGCTATTTCACGTAAGAAAAATTATAAGCCAGCGTGGAATGCGGGGCTTACAAAAGATAACAATGTCAGCGTCGCAAAAATATCAAAAGCGATAAAAAAGAATATTGTTGAACGCGGTGGTCATTGGAACGCTGGACGCACAAAGGAAACGCATGAAAATATTGCCCTTGCAGCAATTAAACGCTCAATATCGATGAAGCAAAAATTCGCTAGCGGTAAAAGAACACAATGGCATGCTGGTCATGATAAAAGTACACATGATGGCCTTGTAACATTGGGCAAAGCAATTAGTAAGACGCTTTTATCTGGATCTCATTGGACGCATGGCAAAAATGCTGATGAGATCAAACAAAAAATAAGCGAAAAAAGAAAGCTGAATGAAGGCGTTATCCTAGAGCGTTTAGCATCAGCATACGAACTATTCGAGTTTGACAGCAATGAAATAGTTCGTCAATATAACTGTGTAACACAGCGTGTTGACATCAAATGTCGTAATTGCAATGCACAAATGAAGCGAGCATTATCTGCATTATTCACTGACGATGCATGTCCGAAATGTACACCAAGCAGTAAATGGCAACGAGACGTTTATGATTACGTTTGCTTGACGCACAACGCCGTGCTTGATGATCGAACAGTTATATCGCCCAAAGAACTTGATATATGGGTCGAATCAAAACAGTTTGCAATTGAATGTCATGGACTTTATTGGCATAATGAATTGCGAATTGACCAAGACGCTCACATTCAAAAATGGAAAGCATGCAAAGAAAAGCATGTGAGCCTATTTCAGATTTTCGAAGATGAATGGAAATTTAAGCAACCCATCATTAAATCGATGATCGCGCATCGCTTAGGAAATTCTAAACGAATTTACGCTCGTCATTGCACAATAAAAAAGATCGAAAATAAGCTCGCTCATGCATTTTTGAATGAAACACATATAGGCGGATCTACACCTTGTTCACATGCATATGGACTATATTGCGAAGACCAGCTCGTTGGCGCCGCCACATTGAGAAGACCATTTCACAAAAAGTGGAAAAACTACACAGAAGTCGCCAGAATAGCATTTCAACTTAACACGCAGGTCGTCGGCGGCATGAGCAAGCTTTTATCACGCTGCAAATCACACGGATCACTTATAACGTATGTTGACACACGTCTAGGCGGATCTGGCATTGGATACGAGAAATCAGGATTCGCGAAGGTCGATTTAAGACCGCAACTTCGATTTTGGTGGACAGACTTTTCACAACGATTTAATCGATTCAAATATCGTGCAGATAAACCGGGTGGGTTAACAGAAGCACAGGTTGCCGAAGTCAATGGTGTTGTTAAGATATGGGGAATGCATAATCTGGCGTACATTTATGACAACCAGATGTAAAATAGATATATGAAGCCCAAGATTACAAAAAAGATTGTGCCTGAGTTTACGGATATCAAGGCGTGGTTCAATGAAAATCTAGACGCCGAATCTTGCGATCTTAATGATCAGCGTGTGTATGAAAACGTCTTTCATGATGGTAAATGGGCCGCAGTGTTTCAGGCGACAGAGAGAGGCATGCAAAATCTCATGCAAAAAGCTAAGCCTCGCTCGATTGTCGATCTTGCTGCTCTATCTTCGATTTATCGTCCAGGACCGCTAAGCGCAGGCGTTGACAAGGCCTACGTCACTGATAAGGAAAGAGTTGAGGCCGGCGAAAAGCTAGAGTATATTCACCCGGCAATCGAAAAGGTGCTTGGTGACACGTATGGACATATGTGTATCACTGGTGATACTTTTGTGACACTTGCATCTGGGGAAAAAAAGAAAATTAGCGATCTGGTTGAGTCAAGAAAGCCTTACGAAGTTTTATCTTATAACACAGAATTAAGCTCGTTCGAATGTGATACGATTATTGGATGGCATGATAATGGACTAAAAAATGTAATTGAATTGTGCTTTGATGATGGTCGCACATTGAAATGCACAGAAGATCATCCTATTCTCACTACCATTGGGTGGATTGAGGCTAGGGCATTAACAACCGAACATATACTTATCGGCACATGATACTCCAAGAGCATTGCCCAATTTGTAACAGCCTATTTTCATCGCGCAGAAATAAAACGTGCTCGACCGCCTGCGGAGCTAAATTACGAGGCATAAATCAAACAAAAAAGAAAAATGATTTTAATTGCCCCGTTTGTAATGAGCAATTTAAAGCGGGTCGCGAAAGCGCAAAATATTGCTCATACGAATGTAGAGATAAGGGCCTCAGTGCCAGGTACGCAGGCAGGAAATTAACAGACGCATGGATAGCAAATCAAAATGAATCGAAGCAGTACAAAAATGTTGTAAAATTTGGCGAGTTCAAATGTGGTAAATGCCAACAGGTTTTTTCGAAAAACACATCGCTTAAAGCCCATAAGTCGTACTGCTCATCGACTGATAATAATAAGCCTCGCACGGTATGCGAGCTATGCGATACAAAAAAAACATATAGCGCCCGAGGACTCAAGGTTCACAAAACGCGAATTCATTGCAATACTAAAAAGCGTGAAGAATATAGCCAAATTGCGAAAGCAGCCGCTGCGACCAGGAAAAAACAAGAGAGCGTTTCTATTGCAGAATGTGAATTTGTCGGAGCTCTAGAGAAGTTTACTGATTTTACAGTCAAGCAAGGGTATATGATCGATGCGTGTGGACACCAATACGATATTTTTATACCTGAGTTTAATTTGATTATTGAGTTCGATGGAGACTATTGGCACGGCAACCCGAAATTATACGCATTATCTCCTCGCATGAAAGCACAATATCACATTGATAGGCGATACACGACACATGCAATAAATTGCGGATTCAATATTATAAGAGTTTGGCATTCTGAATCGCAGCACTTCTTAACGGAACTTAAAACATATGCAAAAAACAAAGACATTACGACTTTCATCAATCAAAAAATTGAAAGCGCCACAACGTGTTTACGATTTAACAATTAAAAATAATTCGAATTTCATTGCAAACGACATTGTTGTTCACAACTGCTTCCAGGAAAGTTTTATGCTTATCGGAAAGGAGTTTGGGCTTAGTTGGGACGATTGCGATAGACTTCGCAGTATTCTCGTGAAGAAATCGATTGGTACTGACGTTAACTCTAAAAAGGCCGCAGAAGGCTTTCGAATCAAGGCTGAATTTAAGAAGGGCGCAATGGAAATGGGGCTTACAGATCATCAGGTCGAAGAGCTCTGGGATAAGATGCAGTTTTTTAGTGGCTACGGCTTCAATCGGTCGGTCACGGCTTCTGCGCGTATAAATACATATGACTCTAGTGGTACATACGTTGCAACCCGTAGTATAATTGATATGAATGCCGGTGAATATGTTCGGTCACGAGATGAAACAACAGGCAAAGATATCTTTGTTGAGGTCAAGGCATTACATGACCATGGCACACTCGAGGTTATCAAATACACCTTCGACGATGGGAGCACGATAGAATGCACACCGAATCACAAGTTCAGAACGACATGCGGACAAATGCTTCCGATCAGGAAGATCGTCCGTCAAGACCTGGATGTTGTCAGCATTGCGGAAAGCAATACAACGTCCTAGGCGCGCTAAGGACGCATGAACCGAAATGCAAGTTCAAGGGACGCATTGAAGGCGTTGATTTTGTGCGCTGCGCAATTTGTAATCTCGCCGCAAAAAGCCTGACAGCGCATGTTAAACGTGAACATGGACTTGCAAAAGATGAGTATATTGAAGCCTATGGTCCAATAAAGTGTGCTGCAACTACAGAGCGATACAGCGAACAAAACAAATATAATAGCGACTGGATTAATCGAGCCAAAGCAAATGGCGATGATTTAACAGAATATCGCGTAAAGATGGGTCAGACAGTATCTGATGCGATTATGTCGAATCCCGACGAACGAGATCGCCGATCCAAATTGTTAGGTGAACTTAACCAAACTGATACAGCGCGCCAACGTAGTTCTAGGGTCGCAAAAATTACATCAATGCGGCCAGAAATTCAAGCTCAACGGTCGACGAATCTTAAGCGTTGGCGTGAAGAGAATCCAGAAGAATTTGCTAAATGCATTGATGCAATGCAGAAAACGGGTGTGCATACATCAAAACCTCAAATTGAATTGCATCGTTTAGTTAATGCGCTAATTGATGCGGCTGATTTTCGGCTTAATGTGCGAAAAAAGCATGCATCGTTTAAATCAGTCAGTTCACAACGTCGCTATTTTGACATTTGTAGCGAACAATTAAAAATTGTTATTGAATATGACGGCCAACATCATTTTAAAGCCATATTCAAAAATCAAAAGCTAGAAAAGAATCAATTAAAAGATCATGAACTAAACGTGACATTACCACGGTTAGGGTATTGCCTAATTCGCATTTCATACGATCAATGGCTGCAGCGCGGTAGATTCAGGGGCGAATGCGTGGGTAAACTCTACGACATCATCTCGAATCCCACACCCGGTGTTCACTTCATCGGCGAGCTCAAAGCAGGCGTGTATGAATAGAGATATTCACATATATGATATTTTGTCTTCGTGCCCTGGGAACGAACGTATGGCAAAGAAAACATGGGCCACTAACGTTTGGCCAGGTAAAAGTTCACTGTTACTATATTACTATGTGAGCTGCAGTTACAGGACAGGCTCATCGACACATCTTGAATTCTCTTCAGCGCCAATACATCAGATCACGCAGCGTTGAACATGAAAACGTATCGCATTCAATACCTTCGCCCACCTAGCTTTCCGCCCGACGTGCATCGCTCGTCCAGCAGCTGGACAATTAACGTAGAGGCTGCTGTCATGGTAACATACGCATATCAACTCACAGGTCAACGTAGGCCATGGTTCGTGTCTGCAACAATTGTAAGTCAATGAAGTACAAAACGCAATGGTTCGCACATCGAGTCTATGATTCGCAAGAACCCGATAAATGTATTATAATATATGATGAAGACTTGCCTTGCGAGATGGCTGAATGGCTTGGGTTTACATCGTCTCTTTATGCATTTATTTCTGCAAAACTCTAGCATTATGGTCATGTACAAAACTCAATGGTTCATTGATAATGAGTATTACAATTACAGTGGGCCGGCCCCGGCATGGCCTTACGTTCGCAATGATCATAGTACACCGAAACAATTGGCAGGCCCTCATGATTGTTCTTATTACTTTGTGTCGGCTGTCGTACCAGCAATAGTAATATGTTATGACATCTTACGATAATATCATGTGGCTTTATACGAACGTCAATAAAGGCGTTGGGATAATATACGATTACGATGATTCTCACACCCTTGTAAAGTTTTTGAAGAGACCGGGCGTAAAGAACAGCTATCGGTACTATTTTTCGTCCTGTCCGTTACGAAGACGTTCGTCAATATGACAATTTATAATAGCGTTATGTGGTTTAATGCATCACAACAAAACTGTAGTTCAGATTATTGCAAACTAATAACATGTAGCGATGATGCTACAACAATTGCATTCTTCATAAGTTATTCAACGTCCGTTGATCCACAGTTATGTTGCTTTTCATCCTGTTCGCTTGCAACATTATTGCCTTAATAAAAATGCACCGCATCCGCTATAATACTACATGGATCTGCGCAGAAACAAGAATTCTATTTTGTGATGCCGATTCCGCATATTCAATGGTAAGATGGTTGCTTCATCGATATCACATCGAAGGACATATGAAGCTTATTTTTGTCAGCGCCGTCATTAAAAATAGGGCGAAGTGACCTGTCGATAAACAATGGGAACATGATGACTGTTTATAATGACATGTGGTTGATGGGGCGCCTAGGCAAGTACGCCGGGGACGTACTGAGCATCGCTGATGATACCGCTACTTTCGCGAAGTGGATTATTGCGTCTAGGCGAGCTCAGGGCGCGCAACTACACTTTTCTAGTGCGGCTATTGGTTCATCGAATACCATGAGTATATGACATGAAGCAATCTCAACATCCGAAACGATATATGTCTACGCTGTGGTTCATACGCAGCAACGTCCACATCGCAGACATATATAAATTTCATGTTTCTGCCCCTATCGATTTTCATATAGGTCTCTGGTTGATTAAGGCAACTAATAAATTCACTGTCCCAAGCGGCAACGTCGTCTTTAGCAGCGCAAAAATATAAGAATAGCACTTAAAATAGAATAGCAAATGGCACCGCCAGCGCCGCCCACAATAGTTAGGGTGGTCCGTGGCGATTATCATCAAATATAACAGTGACTTCGGTTTCAAGGCATTCACTGTCGTAGGAACAGATGCGTCTGTTCACATTTCAGGTGTAGTCACTGCAAGCCTTGGATTTAGCGGTTCACACACGCGCCTAGCCGACGGCACATCTGCATTCGTTGCTGGCGATAATATACGCATTACCAGCGAAAGTAATGGGGCTGTGACATTTCATGCTGTCACAGGCACTGATCCTGGCGATGCTAGCTTGTGGACTGATGAGGGCACACAAGGCGTCAGTCAAACGGGTTCTATCACGATCGGTGGCGATGCGGGCATCGCCGGCTTTGTATCTGCCTCGCTCGGCTTTTCTGGTTCACTTACACGCCTCATTGATGGTACGTCTGCGTTTGTCGCGGGCGACAATGTGCGTATCACCAGCGCCAGTAATGGCGCTGTCACAATCCATGCCGTAACTGGCGTCTTTGTCGACACTGGCGATGCAAATTTGTGGACCGATGAAGGCGCCGCCGGTGTCAGTCAAACGGGATCTATCACGGTTGGCGGCGACGCTGGCATCGATGGCTTTATATCTGCCTCATTAGGCTTCTCTGGCTCACATACGCGCCTGGTGGATGGCACATCCGCTTTCGTCGCTGGCGACAATGTACGCATCACCAGCGCCTCAAACGGTGCTGTCACAATTCACGCCGTAACTGGATCTGGCGGAGGTGGAGGCGGTCTATGGACCGATGAAGGCGCCGCCGGTGTAAGCCAGACTGGTTCTATCACGGTTGG